ATTTGTTAATGCATTTATAGTGATTTGGGTAACAATGCAATCGGATATGGGTGCCGTGATGGTACTAGGAATAGTAGTTACAGATTGCCATGAACTTGTTCCACTGACTCTGCCTTGCACTATGTAGTTTGTTATTGGGGTGCCTCCATCATTCGGAGCAGTCCATGTCAAAGACACGCTTTGCAATCCCGGGTTTGCGGTTAAACCCGGTGCACCCGGAGTGGTGACTGGTGTTGCCCTGGTTGTATCCGAAAAAGGACCAGAAACAAGTGTGGTTGGACCATCTTGATTGCACAATGCATTGACCGCCGCCACTTGAAAGTAATACATTACCCCATTTGTTAACCCTGACACGGTTATTGATGTATTGGTTGACGCCGGATGTTGAAACGTAATCCAGTCATTTGCGTTCAAACTATATTGAACTATGTAGTTTGTTATTGGGCGATACGTCGCTCCCTGATTCGATGGAACATTCCATGATAAATTAACTTGCGTGTCATTAGGCGTTGCAGATAATCCAGTGGGAGCATTGCATGGTTGAACTATAAATTCAGTCAGTGTTTGCAATCCACCGTATTTGTTGCTGCTTACCCCTGGTGGCACAGGTATACGAAATTCATTAGGTAAATTAATAGGAGAACTATTAGCTACAGTGTATGTTTGTGCAGAATAAAACAGCATAGTCAATGGTTTTCCTAGGTAAAAAACACCCAATTGACTTTCCAACGTGTCAGCGGTAATGGTGATCTGGCCGCCACCAGGATTATATGTTCCTGTGCCTAGAATGGGAACCAAAAGATTAGAATCATTGTAAAAACATTGGGAAAAATATCCAAGACTGCTACCATCCAATGGGCGTGGATTAACTTGTGTATTTGCATTAATGGTGACATTTGCGGTGTTGTTCCCATGAACGCCTGTTACATTTAGGGTTCCACTAGTGAGGGTGGGAATGGTTAAAGTGACAACTTGTGAGAAATTATTGGGATTTATTGTCGGGTTCAGCGCTAACGACATTTGATGCCAATAACCCAATATAATAAACTGATATTAAAAATGATGATGCCATTGCGCATTTCATTTTGTTTTTTTTTTCTATTTTACTGTTTTCTAACTGTTTTCATCATGATAGTAAACACCGTGATTGCAGTAACTGCAGCAGCAATGCTTGACCGCACCGTGACAGCTTCTCTCACGTTTGTTACATTTGCATTCAAATCAACCAATTCGGGCTGCAGCTCTTTGGCCAAGTGAATCGCATTGACCACGCTGGACTCCATGGACGTGAAACTGTACGAACTGTTGCCGTTTTGCACGCCGCAGTTGTACAAATTAATGAATAACTCGGACCGGTTCGGCACGTAGCCGTGCGTGGTCGTCATGAAGGCGTGATTGAACGGCACCCACCGCCGCTGGTCGGCGTCATACGCGCTCTGCGTCAAAAACTGGTAATCCGGTTGCGGCAAGTCCGGGTAAATTTGTTTGAGCTGTCGGAACACCTCGTTCATTACGCCGCGCTTGTCGCCCACGTCGTTTGCAGCCACCTTCAAATCAACGTTGTCGGACGGCGCATCCGGCATCGTTATCACTGCCGAAATCACGGTCCGAGACCGCGGGTCGTTGAAGTCCATGTAGTCCGACAGCACAATGTTGCCGACGCCCCACGACGTGCGCGGATAGCCCCACACCTTCGGCACATTGAGTTTTGTGCGCCAGTGAAAAATCACCGAAATGTAGGGCAAATACTGCGTTTCATGCTGAAACCGGTCAAAGTCGGGGCCAAACGCCGCGCCCAACTCTGGATGCTCGTTCAAAATGCGCTGCACCTCTTGCGGTGGACACGCCAGAATCATTTGATTGCACCCGCACAGCACGGGGTTCACGGGTTTGTCATTGGCATTTATGCGCGCGTCTCTCACGACCACCCCCTTAACCGCTGCCGCATCCAGGATGAATTCATCAATCACCGCGTTTTTCGCGATGACCACGCCGCGCTCCACGAGCGCGTCTTCCCAAATGCGAAACAGCCCCACGTCGTTCGGCACCCGCGGCTGATAAATGCCGTGCAAAAAATTCTGGTTCAGGATCTGCAAAAAGCTGAAGAGCGTGTACGTGTCCGCACTGCCGCCATCGGTGAGACGGCCGATGCGGTCCAAAATATCAATGGACGCTGTTGAAAAGTCGTGAGACGAGAGATATTCCAGCAATGTGATTTTCTTGAAGGAATCGTTCAGCGTCATGAAACTCCAAATAAGGGTGGCCATTTCTCTCAGCGACAACACTCGGAGAGCTTCCAACATCATGGAGGCCGTGCTGAAGTTGTATTTCACGAAGAGGTCGTCAAATTGAACGCCCATGTCGTTCAGCAGCTGCGTGAACATGATGAAATTGTCAATGTAGATGCGCGGCCCGTGCTCCGTCATCATGCCGTCGTGCACGCGGGTCACCCCATGGCACCCGCCTAAATAATCGCGTTTTTCAAGCAGGAGGACGCGCTTAAAGGACAACAGTTGCGCCAGCGCCAAGCCCGTGGGCCCACCACCCACTATGATGTAATCATACATGGCATTCATGGCATTCATGGCATTCATGGCATTCATTCTGATGTAGCAGTTGTTATAATTAACCCATATTAATAATAACAAAATGAAACAACCTTAATCCAATGTCTAAAAAACCAAGGGTGCCCAGCCCTCTTCCCCCTGCCTAATCTATTTAATAGTTGGCGGCGTTCCACTGGCTGTTGAACCACCGCATGGACAAGTAATCCATGACGCCGGGGGCTCCCCCCGATGAGCCAACGATCTTCATGTTGGGGCCGGCACTGATAATGTTGGAGATGGCACGGGTTCCAAGCGCAGTCTCGTAGTACCGCAGCGACGAGAGGTTGCCGTTAAACCCGTTGTTAATTGCCACATTCACGTTTCCGTAATTCTGAAACGGCACGGAATCCAGCTGCAACCGCTGGGCCAAGTCGCCGTTAATGAACACATCCAATATCGTGTTTTCTGCTCGGATGATGACGTTGAACCACTTGTTGATGGGAATGTTGTCCACGTCCACCGAAGCGGGCGTCGGGTTATTGAATGTGCTCATGACCACGCGAATTCCGGAATAATCATATTTGAAATACAGACCCGGACCGTTGTTGGGCTGCATGATTCCACTACTCCCATCTGCCGTTGCGCTGCCCTTGTTGAACACGTGGTGATACATTCCTTCGGTTTCATTGCTGGAGTCGTTTTGTTTGACGTATAACCAAACCGACCACGTGAATGCAATGCCTGCAGCATCATTGGAGGACCGCAGGATGGTGATGGCATTGGGTTGCGACGGATCCTGTGGGATAATCAAATTTCCCACGTGGCCTTCCATGAGTCCGTCCACCAAGTAGGGGTTAGAGTTGGGTGAAAACAACCACCCAATAAGCGTGATGCACGCCCTCAGCACGTACACAAAGATGATCACCGTCAAAATAAGAAATGCGGCCTTGGCCACGTAGCTGTTGGAATCCAGAAACGATTTGGACCCGCTCACAATGTTGGCGGAGTTGAATTCGCTGAGTGTGGGAAGCGCCATGGATTGACCTTGACCCCCATCGCCAGGATTCGTGGGATTCATGGGATTCATGATGTTGGTGGCTAAAAGGTCTTTATTGCAATCTCTCTTATTATCTTATACTAATACTTTATTTTTGCGCATCATCATTCCCAATCCTCATGCACATCATCCAATTCAAATTGAGATTTGACCCACCGTTTGATTGTTGTTTGTGATACTGAAGTTGAGTTTGTATGAATGCAAAAACCCAAACATGCCGGCACCGCTGTACCCGTCACCGTAAATGCTCCACGCTTCTTCCGGCGTGAAATAATTGGTTTTGAACACCACGTTGGAAATGTAGCCGGCCAAATCACCGCCGTCATTAACAGTGCATGTTTTTGCGTTTGTATCAATCATGCCGCCGACATAGAGAATGTCGTTAGTGTTCAAAGCTGTGGGGGTGTTCTGCAGAATGCACGTTCGCACCAGCTTGCCGTCCAAATACAGATCCACCGTGTTGCCATAAATGCTCATGGTGATATTAAACCATTTTTGCAGTTTCACGTTTTGTATGGTGCACTTGTTCCCAGCCATCAATAAATTCAAATTGTTTTGTTCATTGTCCAAATACAGGTTGAACAACGTGGAGGTTGTGGGGGAGGTTGTGGAGGAGGGTGGGGGGGTTGTGGGGGGTGTGGTTGTTGAACAGCGCGTCAATATGTTTTTCCCCAAAATTTTGCCGTCCGTTTGAGTGTTTTGCCATGCGTCAATGTATACCCACACGGAATACCCGTAATTCTGGCTTATGCCGAAGTTTTTGGCGGGCACAGTGACCATGCGAGTCCCGTCCGAGAATCCCGACACCGTTGCCGTGGTTTTGGTCATCAGCTTGTACACTGCATACGCCAAAACAAGGATGAGAACAAACACAAAAATGGTCAAGAGGTTCATTCTAAAAAATGTATATATGTGCTATATATATTTTTCGTTATATTATTTATTTTGACCCAAGTTTTTAAAACGTGTCAACAAACACGTTTGCCACCGCTTTCATAATGTTCGCCACCGTTCCGTCGGTGCTAAATAATGCACCCAGCAGCGCACCAATCAACCCGAATGCGACCGCACCCATGACCGCACCCTTTGCGGATTCTGTCGTGTTGGCATTGTTAAACAACCACCCGAACAATAACCCAAAGACGAAGCCAAGCCAACCACCCGTCACTGACCCGCCTTGACTGAAGGTCAACAAGCCGCCGTCGGATTGGGGTTTGGGGGCATCTAGGTCGCTCGCACCCACCACCGGCGGATTCAATGCGCGGTTGGTGTTGTAAAACCACGCAATCTCCGCCTTGGTAAAGGGTTCGCGGTTCAGCACCATGTTGCAAATCTCGCCTTGAATCCCAGTTTCTTGTCCAATCGTGACCAATTGAGTGACTTGCGTGGACTTCGTGATTTCGGGCACGTGCGTTCCGGTGTAAATCAGCCGGCCGTTGATGAAAATGTCAATGGTGCCCTTGTCCGAATTGATGACGAGGTTGTTCCACCGTTGCAACGGAATGTCGGTGATCGGCGGGATGGGGGTGTCGGTTTTCACACCCGCAATGGACACGGTCAGCGCATTGGTGCTGGGTGTGTAAGACACGTTGGGGCCGAGCGCTCCCCCAAAGTTGAACACGTTGATGACGTTGGCGTTGGCATACTCGGCGTTGAGGTTCGGCGGTTGCGGGTCAATGTAAAACCACGCTGAAACGCCGTACCTGTAATTCGCCAGTTGCACTTGCACGGGGTTGACCGAGCCGGGTTGTGTGGTGGAACTAGTTGTGTCTTCCACCACGCCTTTTTGGTTCACAAATTGGATGGTATGACCGGACACTGTGGTTGGGGTGGCCATGGAAACGGGCGCCGACAGAATTTGAATCCCGGTGTGGTTGATTGCGCGTGTTACAATCGCGGGCAGAAAATGCCCGGCCAAAATAAACACCGCTTGCAGTGCCAGCAAAATGAGCCACGGGCGCATGGGCATGTTGTACTGCTCCTTCAACATTTCCACGCCGTCTATCAGCAAACACGGCAAGTAAAACAGCGCGTTGGCAATGAGCTTCAGCACGTTGATCACCCAGTTGGAGTCTTCGCTCAACTGGAACATGGAATCCCCCATTTTGCGCGACATTGAAAACACGGTGCGCCCTATGGCAATGACAATCGCAATGGCCCCAATGTAGATGAGCGCAGTGATGCCGTACTGCAACAAGTTGGCCATGGTGGTCAACCGACTGTGCGAAGTCAGGAAAAAGAAGAGCAGCCCCATGATGCACGCGGCCACCGCAATGAGCAACAGCGGCCGCAGGATGAATTGCAGGTAACCTTGGGATTGTCCCGATTGTCCGGATTGTCCGGATTGTCCGGATTGTTCTGCGTTTGGGCCTGTGCCCAATGAATCGGACCTGGAGCCTGCCATGTAAACCCCAAACATGATCAGCGACGCAACAAACATGGTGAACAGCGCAATTACCGTTCCGCGCTGGCCTTCTATGAACGCCGTCAAGTCAAACGAGGACCGATACAGCAGCAAAACCAGCGCAGCAAATGCAATGAACGCACCAATGATTGCAACCGGACGCTCCATAAACAGTTGAATTATCCAATAAAATGGGAATATGATCATTTGAATCAACGTCACCAAGTTGAAGTTGGCCCAAATGCTTGGAATTGCATCGGTTTTTTTATTCAAAAAGTTGTTTGCCCGCGTGTGAAACGAAAACAGCTTGATAACCCAATTCAGCAAATTCAGTCCCATGCTCATGAACACTGCGTAAACCAATGCATTCACGTACGGGGTTTGTTTGTTCGGATCGTACCCATTGAAGGGCATGTTTGCATCCCAAAAACACGAGGCAAACGAGGACCCCACGCACAGCACCAGCTGGTTCTTGAACTTGTACACGCTGATCATGAGGTATGCCACATAACACAGCAGTGCAAAAATTAAAACCCGCTTGGCGACGTCATTCAAGTCGTTTTCTTCCACGTATTTGAAATAGGGTGACAGCGGAAGCGTGTTCAAAAAATATTTGAGCGAATCAAACAAGGTGGCTTTCCAATCATTCAAGGGCTCCTCATTGAAACTAATTCGGAACCAATCGTACACCAGCATTGCAATGGCGATGCTGATGGACCCCACTGCCACCACTTGAAACCAATACGTGGCGCCCGTTTTGACAAGGTAATACATCATCATGAGAGGAAACCATAAATTCATAATGAACCGCAAACATTTTTGCACAAAATCATAAATGCCATCGCGTATAGCTCCTCCGCCGCCGCTATCATATGCGGCCTTACCCCCCACAATGATTACTCCCAGAACGGCAATCCCTAAGAATGCAAAATTCAAAATAAATGCATAATCATATTTGAACCCGTCGACTGATGTTGTTTGCACCGATGTCCAAAATCCAAAATACGCTAGTGTAATGAACATTCCGATCACCAATATTGCACTGATGACAAACTTCGCAATGGACCACGAGTCATTGTTATCAAACGGTGCGTAAGTAAATGACCTAGTAAACAGTTTTGCCAAAACCGCGTACAACCACACGAATGGCAGCAGTGTGATGACCCGATTACCCGTGTTTGTTGTGGGGTTTCTATTCGCCGGGTCGGTTTCGGTCGCATCGGTTTTGTTTGTATCATCCACCGCTCGGTTCACAAACACGTAAGCGTAAACGATTGCACCGATTGCAGCCAACCACAAGTAATATCCTGGCTCTTTTAAAAAATTTAAAAATGAAAATGAACCTGGAGGTCCTTCGGGGGGTGCAGGTGATTGCATTTTCCACAAATTACAAATTCACAAATGACACTAATTATACATTGCATATATTTAAAATGCATGCAAAATTGCTAAAATGTCAAAATGTCAAAATGTTTCCATGGCGGTTTTTTTGCCGTGGCAGTCGCGGCAGAGCGCCACCAGGTTGTCCACGTTGTTGGACCCGCCGTGTTCCAGGCGCACGATGTGGTCCACTTCGTACCACGCCGGCAATTGGCGGTCGCAGTGCCCGCACTTCCACGACTGCTGCGCCGCCACAAACTTCTTCTTGGTTTCGCTCACGCTGCGCTTGGTGGCGTTGTTGCGCCCGGACGCCATGATGCGCGCCTCCATTTGCGCTTCCTTGGGTCCGTGCCGTGCTACACCTGCGCCTGCGCCTGCGCCTCCTTCCTGAAAGAGGGACTTTTGATTTGCAAAGTCCAGAAAGGGCGACAGCATGTCGGCGGATGACCGGCTGATCGGCATGTAACGAATGATGTCGTTGGCATGCGACATCATGGATTGCGACTGCCCCGGGTTTTTCTTCAGGAAGATGTAGAGAGATAATCCCACAAATGCAAACGTGGACATCTTGATTTCCTTTTGCCACGAATGGAACACCTTCAAGTATTTGCCGTCATAGTACGTGTTGAAAATGAGAAATGCGGTTACGCCAAATATGAAGAGTTCCAGTTTCATGTGCGTTTCCACAATTGGTATATATACATATGCATCATATAATTTCATTTGTCATAAATGCACAATGAAATGAAATGAAATGCAACAAATGCGCGCCTATGGGTTTGCGGGATATGGAGTGGGAACCCGCTTCACTTGGCGACGATGCACTGGCGGTGGTTGCACATTGAACCGAACCGCCTTGACCGATTTATTGAATTTGGCCTTGGTAAACAGCTGATTGATTCGCTGCACCTGTTGCACAATGCTGCGCACGTTCATGCGCATGTGCCCGTTCACAAACATCGTGCGAAAGATGTTGCGGTATTGGTTCAACGCCGATTGATGCACCGCGTCGGACATGATGAAATGATCCCGCGGCAGCATGAACATGTTGTAAAAGACGGACAGGGTGCCCCACACGTCCGTGTTGTAACGATACACCTTGTCAAAATACTCGTGCAGCCGGAATTTGCCGTCAGCCGAAGTGAAGCGATACAGAATGTCGGCGTTGTATTTCTCAACCGCCTCGGTCAACACCGCGTTCGCCGTTTCGGGGTTCAAGTTGAACATGGCCTCAAATATGTAGGTCAAATACTTGTGACCGGATGGCGCCAAGTTGCGGTATTCGCTGTACAACCCATTCACAAACGGTTTCAGATCTTCGGGTGCAGTCACGCGTCGTTGCGGCGACATGTAGTTCTGGAACAACCCGTCAATTTCGGATGAAATGATCATGGTGGAAAACGGGCGGTTGTACGTGACGGGGTTGTTCATAAAGTAGCGCGCCGGAATGACTTGATGCAGGGAGGTGACTCCCGCAAGACCCCAGTCAATGATGCGCACATGGTGTTCTTTAAGGTCCATCATGAGGTTTTCCGATTTCAGGTCGTTGTGCATGACGCCCATCGTGTTCATGGGGACAACCGCGCGCAGCAACAACTCGGAAATGTGGTTGTTCAGAAGGCACAACCGGCGTGCATCCAGTGGCAGCTTTTCCATCCATTCCTTTAAATCCAGCCCCAAATTGGGCATGTTGATTGCGCGCAGTTTGTCCAAATTCGCGTTTACATTTTCGGCCGTAATGGACTCATCAAAATTGTGGCGGCACACTTCATTGAAGTTGATTAAATCACTGGTGCTGAGCACGTCTGGTTCGCATGAATGCACGCGAATGTTGAAATACTTGTCGTAATTGCGTATTTTACGAATGAAGGGCGTGATTTTTTCGTATTCTCTCATTTCAAAGTCGGAGCCTTCCTTGTATCCCAGTTTACTGATGTTGCCGTCATTCATGTTGCGAGGACGCCCCTTGCATTTGAGCGAGGGAATGAACACGCAGCCTTGGGAGCCTGAAAACACGGGTTTGCCTCCCTTGACTTTGCGCCGGCGTGTGAATTTACTGAACATACCCGATGTTGATGATGGATAATGGATGATGATAATTAATATATGAATATATAAAAAAAAGGGGCGTTCATTTGTGGTACGCGTAATACAGTCCGGCGGCTGCGAGCACGGCACCCCCCGCATAAAACAGTTTGCGCCGGTACTTGAACTCTTCGCGCAAGCGCACTTGTTTGGGTTTGTAGTTGGAGTAATATGAATTCACTGCCTCCTGCAGCGTCATCTCGTCCCGGTTCAAACGCAGGTTGATTTGGTTGTGCAAAAAGTGCACCCACTTTATGAAGGATTCGCGTTTGTCCAAATAGGGAGAAACCGGGTATTTGTCCAACAATTCGCTAAATGCGTTTCCAATTTGGTGGTGGGGTAAAAACAGCGGCAAATTTTGAATGAAGTCGTAATATTTTTTGATGGTGACGTCGTTGGGTCTCTCGGGATACGTGACCGCCATGCTGAACAGAACGAACCAATAATGCGGCCCCCACACCATTGGATCCAGGGCGGATGTTGCGGTTCCTCCTCCGCTGTTCATGATGGGCTTGTCTTTTTACAATCAAACAATATAAAAACACCGTGAATTAAACACATAATCACATAATCCAAACCAAAAAAAAATGACGGATGTGAATGCAAATGCATATGCAACAACCGAGTCCAACTTTAAACCCGTTTCACGCGCGCATGCGCAACCGTTTCAAAAAAAAAACGTGTTTTGCAACAACTGCGGGAAAAACGGGCATTTGATGCACGCCTGCAAAAATCCAATCACGAGCAACGGCATCATTGTGTTCAAAGACAGCGACGAAGGTGCGTCCTATTTGATGATTCGCCGCAAGGACACGCTGGGGTTTGTGGAGTTCATTCGTGGAAAGTATCCCATCTACAACAAGGCGTATTTGCAGCGGCTCATTGATGAAATGACGCTGGACGAAAAACGGCGCTTGCAGACTCAAACCTTTAGCGAACTGTGGTCCAATGTTTGGGGGGATTACTTGAATGCAAAGTACCAAAATGAAGAAACCGTTTCGTGCGAGCGGTTCAACCTGTTAAAAGACGGGGTGAAAATACACCGCGGAAACGGCGCCTCGTGCATCGTGAAACTGGACGAGCTGATTAAGAATTCATCCACGCGGTGGACGGAACCCGAATGGGGGTTTCCCAAAGGCCGCCGCAATTATCAAGAAAAGGACATTGATTGTGCGCTGCGGGAGTTTTCCGAGGAAACGGGGTACGACGCCAGCAAATTGATCGTCATGCGGAACATTGTTCCATACGAAGAAATATTCATGGGATCCAATGTGAAAACGTACAAGCACAAGTACTACATTGCCTACTTCCCGCTGTCGCAAACCGCTGCCACGGTGGCCGCCAATCACGGGCCTCCCAAATTTCAAAAAACGGAAGTCAGCAAAATGGCGTGGTTCACGTTTGACGAGTGCATGCGTCACATTCGCCCCTACAATTTAGAAAAAATCAACATTTTGCGCAATTTGAACGACGCGCTCAAGGAACACGAAATCGCGTGTTGATGCGCAATTTATAATCATTTTATATTATAACATGATTGTAATCATACCATGAATGAGAGTGAAGCACAAGCACAAGCACAAGATCCCACCCCCGAGTCAAAATCCAAGTCCAAGTCAAAATCCAAATCAAAGGGCGCCAAGCATCCGCTTATAACAAGCGAAGGGAAGGCCGCCGACGTACTGACGGCCGAAATCCGGCAATGGCAAAAAGTGAATGACGAAGAAAACAATGAAGAAAGCGACGAATCTCTCGGATTTTTGTATCCAACCAAACATGACTCGGACTTTGCGGTCAACATTGCCCGGCGCAGGGAGTTCAACGACACCAAGTACAACATTGTCATCCCCACGTCGCAGCGTCAAATGGAAGAGGAGGCCACCAAGATGTGCGGTGCGGCGTTTGAGCTGGCTCCGCACCAGCTCTTTGTGCGCAACTTTTTGTCGGTGATGACCCCGTACAACAGCTTGCTCCTGTATCACGGTCTCGGAACGGGAAAAACGTGCTCCGCCATCAGCGTGGCCGAAGAAATGCGCGACTACATGCACCAAGCGGGCATCACGGGCGCCACAAAAAAAATACTGGTGGTGGCGTCCGTCAACGTGCAAGACAACTTTCGGAAGCAGCTGTTTGATTTCAACAAACTGAAATTCAACCGGGTTGCGCGCCAGTTCGTCATTCGCGGATGCACCGGGACCAAGTTGTTGAAGGAAGTGGGCGCCACGGCGGAGCTCACCGATTTGACGGAGCAGAACGTGGAGCGCACGCGGGCTGGTATTGTGCAGCGCATTACCCGCCTCATCAACGCCAGCTACGAATTCATGGGGTACATTGAACTGGCAAACACGGTGCGGCGACTCACTGCCGGCGCAGCATCCAAACAAGACGCCGTGCGCGCCATAAAAACCGCGTTCAATCATCGCCTGGTAATCGTGGACGAAATCCACAACGTGCGCAGCGACGAAGAAGTGAAGGAAGGCGGCGACAACCAAAAAAGCGTGGCCGACGAGTTGTACAAGTTGGTGCGGTACGCCGACAATCTGCGCCTGCTGTTGCTGTCCGGCACCCCCATGTACAATGATCCGCGCGAAATCGTGTGGCTGCTGAATTTGATGAACGTCAACGACCGTCGCCCCCCCATTGCCGTGAGCGACGTGTTTGACCGCGACGGCAACTTGCTGCAACTCAACGGGCACAACGTGGGTGCCGAACTGCTGCGCATCAAATCCAACGGCTACATTTCCGTGGTAAAGGGGGAGAACCCGTACATTTTTCCGTACCGCATGTACCCCGCCGATTTTGCGCCCCGGCAGTCGTACGCAATGAACCGAGAGCTGCACCCGTCGCGGCAGTTGAACGGCACCCCCATTCCAAACCCGATTCAGCACTTGGACGTGTGTTTGAACCCGGCGGGGGCGTATCAAGAAGCGGTGTACCGTCACATCATTGAGCGCAAGCTCCCGGAAATGGCGGCCGACGCCACGTCGTTCGGCTCCTTTTTATTAAAGCAGCCCATTGAAGCGCTGAACATGGTGTACCCCAGCGCGGAGTTTGACAAGTGGTTGGACCGCAGCAGCAACAAGGCAGAGGACGCCGCCGCACCGGCACCTTTGCGCATGAACCTGGGCACCTTGTTGGGCGACACGGGCCTGAAGCGCCTCATGAAGTACGACGTGTCGGACGACGGCGCGCGCATTTCCAATTTTGAATACAAGCCGACGTTGGTGTCAAAATACGGGCGCATTTTTTCGCGCGGCGAAGTGGGGAAATACAGCAGCAAAATCGCGAGCATTTGCGACCAATTGGAGCGAGCGCGGGGCGTGGTTCTGATTTACAGCGAGTACATTGGCGGCGGGGCGGTGCCCATTGCGCTGGCGCTGGAAGAAATGGGGTTCACGCGGTACGACACGCAGGTGGGATCGTTGTTCAAAACCGCCCCCGCGCCACAGCGCTTCATCCAGGAAGACGGATCCGTGAAAAAACGGTTCGCCGCCAAGTACGCCATGTTCACGGGGGACAAGCAACTGTCCCCGGACAATCGCGCCGAGTTGGAGGCGCTGACCACGGACAACGAGCGCGGGCAGCGCATCAAAGTGGTCATCATTTCCAAGGCGGGCAGCGAGGGCATTGACTTCAAAAACGTGCGCCAAGTGCACATCATGGAGCCGTGGTACAACATGAACCGCATTGAGCAAATTGTGGGGCGGGCCGTGCGCAACTGCAGCCATGCCGACTTGCCGTTTGTGGAACGCAACGTGCAGCTCTTCTTGTACGGCACGCTGCTGCCCGCCACTCCCGATGTGGAAGCGGCCGACTTGTACGTGTATCGCCTGGCCGAAACAAAAGCCGCACAAATCGGGCAAGTGAGCCGCATTCTGAAAGAAAATGCGGTGGACTGCTTGCTCAACATTGACCAAACCAAATTCAGCCAGGAAGTGATCCAGCGACACAACGGGGGTGCCGTCACGGTGCGCCAAGTGCTGGCGGACGGAACGCAGTTGCCGACCTATGCGGTGGGGGACCGCCCGTTTTCGTTTGTGTGCGACTATCAGGCGCGGTGCGAGTATCGGTGTGCAAAAGGCGAAAGCGGGAGCGAGGGCAAAACCTTGCAAATAACCGATGACTCGTATTCGCAACCGTTCATTGCCATGAATGCCGACCGCATCATGCAGCGCATTCGCGACTTGTTCCGCGAACAGCACTTTTACAAACGGCAAACCATGCTCAAGCATTTGGCCGGACACCCTCGGGAGCAGGTGGATGTTGCGCTGACCCGCATATTGAATGATGCCCGAGAGCAGTTGATTGACAAGTATGGGCGCACGGGACGCATGATCAATGTTGGCGACTATTACCTGTTTCAACCGTCGGAAATCACGGACACGCGCATCGGCACGCATGACCGCAGCGCCCCGCTGCAATTCAAACGCGACCACATTTCGTTCCCGCTGAACGACGGCAAGTTGGAGCGCTTGGCCGTCAAACACGGACTGAAACCGTTGCCGCCCATGCTTCGTCCGACGGACCAAGGACAGCCCCCACCACAACTGGCAGCAATGCGTGCCGCATTTGATGCAATCATGCAAGGGCCGGCAACCACAATTGACAAAAACACCAAGGGGTGGAACGATCTTTGCGCGGACGTGCTGCACGAGTTGCAGGGCCGGTTCAAAATCCCGGCTGACGTGGTCATGAAGTGCACGGCGCAGCACTTTTTGGACGAGTTTGCGGTGACAACCTCTTCTCCCGCAATGTTTGACACGCAGTTGCAGTGTTTGAATGCCATTTACCAGGACCAAGGGCAAGGCCAAGGCCAAGGGTTTGACCGATTGGCGCGCGAATATTTTGACGGCATGATTCTTAAAAACGCGAAATATGCGGGGGAACAAGGCATCGTGCTGCTGAACTCGGGAAGCAAGACGGGCATGCAGTTGGTGGTGCGGAAAAATGCGGACAGCGCATGGTCGGTCGCAAAATCCAGCGAGGAGTGGCGCCCGTACATGGAACAAATTGCCGGGATGGTGCCGAAAGACTCTGCGCTGGCCCCCATCATTGGGTTTGTCTCCGAATTTAAGGAAAAAAGCGGGGGCAGTTACGCCGTGTTCAAAATAAAATACGTGAGCGAAAAAGGCAGCGGGGCCCGGTGCGATCAAATTTCGTCCAAACAACGACGGCTCACAATTGTCAACCAAATTGCAAACGGCTTGAATCCGGATGTGGAGCCCATTTACACGATGGAAAACACGAAGACCCAAAACACGATGCGCTACTGCGTTTTGTCCGAAATGTTGCTGCGCTGCTTTAATCACGTGAAAAAGGACGGCAAACACTGGTTTTTAAGCCCGGTGCAAATGCATTGATTGCAATTAAACAATAATAAACATGTATAATATGTTCATACAATCAAACAATCAATGCAGCATCCAAGTCATCAAGACATTTACATTCCAACCATGGTCACTCAAAAGGTGGTGTTGCCATTCACGGCAATCGGTCGCAACATTCGGGCGGTTTTAGAACGGCATTTGGCCCACGCGCACGAGGGAAAGTGCAATGCCGAAGGATATGTGCGTCCCCGGTCCACACAGCTACTGGCGCACTCGTCCGGCAACTTGGCGGACAATGGAACCATTGCGTTTGAGGTCATGTACGAATACCAAGCGTGCAACCCGGTGGAAGGCATGATGATCACGTGCACGGTTCAAACGGTGACCCACGCGGGCGTGCATGCGCACATTGTGCCCGAACCCAGCCCCGTCGTCGTGTTCGTCTCTCGCGATCACCACTACTCCGATCCCCGGTTTTCCAAGATCAAAGTGGGCGACGAAATCACCGTGCGCGTCATTGGGCAACACTTTGAACTGAACGATCCCGTTGTTTCGGTGATTGCAGAATTGACCCCCAATGCATGAATGATCGTGAATAATGTTAATTCAAAAAAATTGAATTAAAATTACTTCCAGAATGAAGATAACCACGTAAAGCCGCACAACCATGCTCGGTTCAACCCACGAAGATGCATCGCACCCATTGTACCAATCTGCCACAATTCACCACAAGGTTACTTTGCCTTTTGCCGCCATGAATTTCAAAGCGATCCAAGAAATGTTGACACACCACGTGTCCAACCAACTTGCTGGCAAGTGCATCACCGAAGGGTTTGTTAAACCGAACTCTTGCATCATTCGTTCGCACTCGGTGGGCACGCTGTCGGCAGGGAACATTGGATTCAATCTGGAAATTGAGTGCATGATGTGTTGTCCCAAGGAAGGCGACGTCATGAAGTGCGTTGCGAAAACAGTGACCCAGGCGGGCATCCGAGCACACGCTTGCACCGAAGAGCCATCCCCCGTTGTCATTTACATTTCGCGAGAAATACAAGACTCCCAAAGCCGCACCATGGACTCGGTGAAACCCGGTGACCACATTTTGATACGAGTCATTGGCAAACGCTATGAACTGAACGACAAACATGTCTCCATCATTGGGGAGTGGATCTCTATTTGAAAAATTGTTTCGTCAACTCTGTTTTTTGGTTTTCCACTTCTTTCAACTGGGATTCTTGTTCATCCACGTAATTCAAATACTCAGCGATTTTGGAAATGACGCCCTCATCCACGTTGGTCAAATTGATGAATGAGCCGTTTTTGTTTTCAGTGTATGCGACATTGTTCTGAGTAACGATTTTCAAAATTTGAATTTGATGGTGCTGGTTCAGCGCTTCAATGCGGTCCTTCAACAGTTTCAACTGCGTTGTCATGTGTGGATTAATTCAATGATATGATTGTGATTCTAATATGTTTTTTTCACAATTGCACATTCAAATTGATTTAAACGCATTCGCAAAGTTGAACTTAACCTTGTCTTACTTTACTTTAAATGAAACACGCCAACGCCAATGCCAACGCCACCAAAGAATTGAGTCAATTAAGAAGAGTCATGTTGTATGATTCAACCTTGCAGCCACAGACGCAGATACAATTGCCTAAAACGCAGAAGCAACCGCAACCGCAACCGCAACCGCAACCGCAACCGCAACCGCAACCGCAAGAACACGGGTTTTGCCCTGCATTGAACCAGGACCCGCTGTTTTGGTGCTTATATGTGATGATGAACAGCACATTCAAGTACGAGCAACTCGCAAACCGGTTCACGGCCGAGAAGGACGGCAAGCGTGACCAAATAATGATGTTGAGGGACCAAGGCAAAGCATTGAAGCAAACCACCGGCATAAAGTTCACGGCATCCACAATGGAAGGCGACATCATGTCCCAGCGCATGTCGTTGCACGCGTTCCAGGTGCTCGTTCGCCTACACTCGCTGAATGCGGTGTTTGTGAATCCGCAAAATCGGGTCTATGCCGAGTTCATCAGCGACGCGGTGTCCAACAAACCGGTTTATTTGATAAAACGCGTTGCCACGCGATTGTGCATGACCCAAGCAACCGACCACGAGTTGACTTCGTTGCGCGCAACGCATTACCACATTGAAAACGTGCAAAAACCGATGAAAGCAGTGAGCGCTTACACCGTTGCCGAACTCACCGAAATGTGCCACCGGTTGAAAATACAGATGGCACCCAAAATGAAAAAACAAGAAATGCATGATGCCATATTGAAAAGCATGGTGCTGTGACAATAAACTAAACTTAAGTTGTAAAATTGAATTTAAATAATATGCTATTTTAATATACAATAGACACACACACCACAACTCTGTGATAATGCAGAAGCATCAGACGCATCATGCGCATCATGCGCATCAGAAACAAGCGCCTCCCCATGAATTGTTTGATGCAATGGTAGAGACGTATTTAAGTCGTGTTTTGCAAACGGACAATGGGTCACTGGAGTTGGAAGTGCGGTTCGGAACGCGCAATTTGAAGCACGTGGCATCCACCACCAAGATTGACTTTGACAACGTCATTAAAACCCTGCTCTCGGCCGGGTTCGTCATGGAAAAAACCGACGACTACACTCTGAAAATCAGTTCCGAAGTGGTGGACGCAACAAGCGGCAAGCCCGCGATGTCCAACATCCGCACCGAGATTGCGGGACTCCACAACATTCAACTGTATTGCAAAACCAATTCACTGGACCGGGTGCATCCCGTGTTTGTTCAAAAAACGGCGGTTCAACGGGATGACGGCGCCGACGACATACTTCCGCTCAATTTTGACGACTTCAATTTCCGCCTCTCCCTTCAAAAAGAAAAACAGTTTGCGGAATCGTCCACTACCGCAAAAACGGTGGTGACACCGTGGCGCAGCAGCCGCAAAACGTTCCGCTACATTAGTCGCAGCACATTCCGTAACCCGACCATGCCGTTTGTTGTGGACATGAGCATCGTCAAGGAATCGCGACGAGACAACGCAGGCAGCGGCAGCGGCAATTACATGATTCCCACCCACACGTTTGCAGAATCTCAAGTCACCGAGTCCCAGCCCAAATACGAAATTGAAATTGAGGTGCTGAACGATGCGGTCGGGCAAGGAACCGCGTTCAACACTACGCGCAAGTTGGCGGATGCGCTTCGCGCGTGCATCAAAACGGTCATGTCGGGTCTGCAAGGCACCCATTATCCCGTGGGGGTGGCCGAATGTGCCGATGTGGCGGAGGATTACATGAAGCTGTTGCATCCAGAAAAAGAAACGAAAGAAAAGGAACGCCCGGCCGCCAAACCCTTGCTTCCGAAACAGTTCATCGGCCCGTCGTCCTACACGCTGCAGCTGCAAAACATCGTGCCCGTTAATGAGAACTGCACCATTCCCAATGTGCGCAACAATTACACGGTCACCGACAAGGCCGACGGCGCGCGCAAGCTCTTGTTCATCTCACCCACCGGGCGCATTTACCTGATTGACACCAACATGCGCGTGCAGTTCACGGGGGCGCAATGCGGCAATGACAAGCTCTTCAACACGCTGCTTGACGGCGAGCACATTATGCACGACAAGGCCGGACGGTTCATCAACCTGTTTGCCGCGTTTGACGTGTATTACATTGCCGGCAAGGACGTGCGTGCGCTGCATTTTGTGCCGCCATCGGCTGAAGCGCCCGTCACCAAGTTTCGTCTGCCGCTCTTGGTTGAAGTGGTAAATGGACTGAATGTGCGCTCCGTGGTGCGCGGTGCCGCCACATGCCCCATCCGCATAGAGTGCAAGAAATTCAAATACACGGGGCAGGACCAGAGCATTTTCCAGTGCTGCGCCACGCTGATGTCGCAGATTGATTCCAGCGCGTTTGAATACACCACGGACGGCATGATTTTCACACCGGCGGATGCGCCCGTGGGTGGCGAAGCGGGCGGCGAAGCAGCTGGACCCAAGACCAAAATCACGTGGCCGCTGTCGTTCAAATGGAAGCCCACGGAGGCCAACACCATTGACTTTCTGGCCACGGTGGTGAAAGACACCAACGGACAGCCCAAGACGAGCAGCATTTTCACGGACGGCATCAACGTCGCCAAAGCGGATCAAATCGTGCAGTACAAGACGCTCACGCTGCGTGTCGGGTTTGACGAAAAAAAGCACGGCTATTTGAACCCGTGCGAGGACGTCATTCAGGGCAAGCTGCCCTCCCGTAGTAGGGGCAATGAAAGAGGCGCAAATGAAAGGGGCGCAAATGAAAGGGGCGCAAATGAAAGAGGCGCAAATGAAAGGGACGACTCGTACAAACCCGTGCCGTTTTATCCCACAAATCCGTACGATCCCGAAGCCCACGTGTGCAACGTCATTCTTCGCACGGATGCGGCGGGGAACCGCGGCATGATGCTCACTGCCGAAAACGAGGTCATTGAAGACGGCACCATCATTGAGTGCGCGTACAATGCCGGCGCGGCCGATCCGCGCTTTCGCTGGGTTCCGCTCCGCGTGCGCACCGACAAGACGGCGGAGTATCGCAGCGGCCAGAAAAACTACGGCAACGCGTACCACGTGGCCAACTCCAATTGGCACACCATTCACAACCCGATCACAAAGAAGATGCTGACCACGGGCACCGACATTCCGGACGAGCTGGCCGACGACGACGTGTATTACAACCGCATTTCGGCATCGGGTGACACGACCACTCGCGGGCTGCGCGATTTTCACAACTTGGTTGTCAAGCGCGCATTGATTGGCGGGGTGAGCCGCCGCGGCAACACGCTCATTGACTTTGCGGTGGGCAAGGGCGGCGACCTCCCGAAATGGATCCACGCCAACCTGTCGTTCGTGTTCGGCATTGACATTTCAAAGGACAACATTCAGAACCAGCTGGACGGCGCGTGCGCGCGCTACTTGGACTACTGCAAACGATTCAGCATCATGCCGGGGGCGCTGTTTGTGCAGGGCAACAGCGCGCTCAACATCAAAAGCGGCACCGGCATCAGCGGCGAAAAATACAAGCAAATCGTTAAGGCCGTGTTCGGGGACGGACCCAAGGACAAGGCGCTGCTGGGCGAAGGCGTGTATCGCGAATACGGCAAGGGCGAAAACGGGTTCAGCGTGTCGTCGTGTCAGTTTGCCATTCATTACATGTTTGAAACCCGCGCCAACGTGTGCAACTTTCTGCGCAACGTGTGCGAGTGCACGGAGGTGGGCGGCTACTTCATCGGCACCACGTATGACGGCGCCACCATGTTTGACGCGCTGAAGCCGTACGAAGTGGGCGACGGCATCGCCATCATGCACAAAGGCAAACGCGTGTGGCAGGTGACAAAGGCGTACACGGCCACCGAGTTTCTGGACGATGAAACGTCGGTGGGATACGCCATTGACGTGTATCAGGAATCCATCAACAAGACGTTCCGCGAATATTTAGTGAATTTCAATTACTTGAAACGGCTGCTGGCGAATTTCGGGTTTGAGGTGGTGCAGCGCGATGACGCGGCCAAGGACCTCGGACTGCCGGATGGCACCGGCATGTTTGAACAACTGCATGCACAAATGATGGCGCGTTTGAAGCAGACGCCGGCCCTGGCATCTGATTTAGGGGATGCGCCCGACATGCGCGATTACGAGCGCCGCATCTCGTTTTACAACCGCTACTTTGTGTTCAAGAAGGTGCGGTCCATTGACAACGCGGAACTGGTGGTGAAGAGCTTGTTGGGCACGTCCACTGTGTTTGAAAAACAGATGGCGGCATTGGAACAGGAACAGGCGGAACTGGATGAAGCTACTCCTCCTGTCGTTCCTTTGACAAACCCCAAACCCAAACCCAAACCCAAACCCAGAGTCAAGCCTCCTGCTGCTGCTGCTGCTGCTGCTGCTGCTGCTACTGCTACTGCTACTGCTACTGCTGCCGTTGCCCCGGTCCCGGTCCCTGAACCAGAGAAAAAAAAACCAGGCAGAAAACCTAAAATCCAACTGGTGGTGAAAGAACCGTGATGCAAATATGCGAAATGAATGATGGTGGATTAAAATGTGAGTATAATGTACGCAAATATTATACACAATGGATCCAGAACTAGTGCAATATCAAAATGCGCAATGGTTGGAACCCTCCAACACTCGGAGTCGCAAGGCACCCATTGAAAGGTTTCACTTTGTGAAACGGAGCATGACGCGAAAGGCCATCATGCATCCAAACCGCCGTGTGAGCATGCAATGCATGCAAGGGCAGGATGGCAAGTTTTATTACATTCCATTGGATGCATACAACACAGACCACTTGCAAATCATAAGCGAATTCAGTCCGCTGCTTGTGAATCCGACACCCGCGCAATTTGAACCGGGTGCAATGTACACCTACATCGTTGCATCCATCATCAGAAAGGATCCGGTCACCACCATGGACATTCAAGTGGTTCCAGCAAAGTTGTATGCAACCAAAGCGATGAACATGTTTGAGTTTGGCACAAAACACCATCAAATATTTTATCGCATGGCCAGCACGGATGAATTGGACCGTGTTGCGCGCACTGCAGGAATACCCATGGATGAGCTGCAATACGGATTGCACGCATCCGGTGAAATTCATTGCATTACTCCCACTTCCTTGCAGTTTAATTTTTATTCGGGCACGTATAGAATGAAGCGTGCAATTCCAAAGCGGCGCGAAAAATATGAAATGGGGTTGATGACTCGGTTAATGCAAACAATTGACCAGGCTTATACCCCCGATTTTAAGTTCACCCCATTCATCGTTCAAGAAGCGCTTCCAATAACGCAGGACCAAATTGCGCATTTGAAACGCAAGGAAATTCCCGTGTTTGGATTCGACACGCAAGCACAATGCAGAACCATGCGCACGAACGTCTTGCGTCATAAAAATGTGGAAGGAACGGACATGTCCCGCGCGCAAATGGATGAAACCTACAGAAATATCGTTGCTCCTCTTCCTGCTGCTGCTGCTGCTGCTGCTTCCATGTCCCGGCAGATGCCGCTGCACGCAATGTCAACGACAGAACTTCGGTCTCGCGCAACCGAACTGAACTTGCCTGTTCAGCCCGACCACGACCGCGCGACAATCATTCAAATGATTCAACAATCCACTGCCGGCAAAGGCGGTGGGAAAAAAAGAAGAATTACATTGAAAAAACGAAAGCATCATTGATTTATTTGATTTCCATTATTTTAAAAATTGATTTAAAAATAACGGCATAATACAAGAATTAGAATCCAAAATCATACCAGATCACAATCATGATCATCCCCGTCAAGTGCTTCACCTGTGGCAACGTCATCGGCAACAAATACGAGTACTACCTCGCCGAAGTGCGGCGACTGAAGATGTCCCGCGGCATGGACACCGAAAAGGTGATTTATTTGACCAAGGAATACATTCACAAGACGCCGGAAGGAGAGGTTATGGACAAGCTTAAGCTAAACAAAATGTGCTGCCGCCGCCACTTCTTAACACACGTGGACATTGAATAAGCAAACCAAGCTCTTAAACATCATGCGCATGCATGACTGCATCCATTTTTTGTATTCGGGTTGTTGGAACATTAGCATTGTTGGTCAAATCATGTTCCACGATGGACAAGCAGATGGACAACGCGTTGTATTTGAATACCGACGGAAAAATGCCGTGAATGCACGATGTCACAGATGCGCACAATAGTTTAGCCGCATTTTTTGTTGATTCCGTCAAGTTGCATGCATACCAGCGAATGCGGTTGCGCGCGTTGTAAAACCGCACGTTCATGCGATGTTGGCGCAACACGTCGTCGTTTGTGTAAGGGAGAGACATGGAACATGTATCCAATATGTGCCCCTGCGTTTATTTATTTTTTTATATAAATAGAATACAAGAATTTAATATTCAATTTATATTAACATAATCAACCGAATGGCTACTAAAAAAACAAAACGTCATTCCAGGTCTAAATCCGCACACAGAAGGGCTAATAAGTCCAGGACCAGGTCCAGGTCCAGGTCCGGCAAAAAGGGCGGCTTTGGTGGTTGGTCTCGGACAACATTGGTTGGCGCACCATGGGTCCCAGCGGCCAACAACACTCCCGCTGCACTCACTGCAGCGGCTGCTCGGTCCAATAATTTTGCCCCAAGCCCGCATGGCGTGCAAGTGGGCGGACTTCACCCCGCGGTTCCAGAAATGTGGGGTCCCGGAATACACGACACAAACACACTGGTTCCCAAACTTCACATTGGCGCCTTGGGATCCGGAACAGGCAATACAATTCGCGGAGGAGGATTAAAGAATAAGCGCAGCAAAAAAGGTGGATACACGTTTGGCGGGTTTCCACAAGTGTTTTCCAATGCGTTGAACAATACACTCATTGGCATGAAAAACATTGTGAATGGATTCAACGGCGTGCACCAGCAGCCGTCTGCTTCGGGCTGGAACCAACCCGCCCTAATGAAGGGCCATACCCTCCCTCCACCAAGACCGTTTAACATAAACGCCATTAGACAGGCTGCAGACCAACGGGTTGCCAGCGTTTGAACCGGTGGTTGAATGCACACGACATCGGCACGCGTTTATTCAAATCCACTAGCGGGTTAAGTGCTTCCTCTTCGTCGTCGCTTTCCTCCAGTGCATCCAAATTTCGGTTTTCTTTGATGTTGCGAAACAGCGCGTTCATCATCACGCTGGTTTTGTAATTCGGAATGTGCGCAATCATGGTGTTGGCCGTGATCGGTTCGTCGCGACTGCGCAATACGTAGTAAATGTCGTTTTGCGCATCGGCACGAATCACAAACGTTCGCGTTTGCATTGCAATTGGATTGGGATTGGGATTGGGATTGGGATTGGGATTCTTGGTTTGCATTGGTTTGGGCAGCCCGAGGTTCGCTTGTTTGGGAAAAAATGCGACTTTTGCGGCAGTGCTTGTCGCTTTTGCGGCGTTTACATCCAATGATGCCAATGATGCCAAGTGCATGGGCAAATTCTTGAATTCGGACGACGCACGATGCAAAAACCGATGCTGAATACAAAACACGTCGTATGTTGTAACCGCAGCCGCATCGCGCACGGCGTCATTGAAATTTGTGTGCATGATTGGCATCCAGAGTTGAAATTGACACGATTGATGCTTTGGTTCATTTTCATACGCATTAAACAGCGTCGCAAATCGCCCCAGCGTGCCATTGTTCGGTTGCTTTTCCCCGCACAAAAAATACACGTTTTCCACACTGAACCGTCGTTGCACGTCGGCTCGTTTTTCGCTGATGCAAGTGCCGTACAGCACGGTGCCTTGCCCGGCGTACCATGCTTCATTCGCGCACGGCATGCGGATCGTGCGCACGTCGTCGTATTGCACCAGTTCGGGGCGTGGTGCAGACCCCGGGATGTAAACCCGTTTTGCAATTTGAAACAGCCAGCACTGATTGTGCGTGAACCACATGACGCACTTGCGTCCCTTCGGAATCACCGCATACATGTCAGTCAAAAATTTCTTATGAACCGAGGTTTCATAATAAATTTCAATCAAGGTGGACAACTGTTCCTTCATAACGGGTGTTTGCGTTGCGGCTTGCATGAGAGACAGTATTTACAACTGTGCACGACCCCTTTAATATGGTTTGCAACATGTTTTACCGGGGCGCCATTGTCATGGTTGACAAAAAAGAAATCGGGATGGAACCGCTTGGAACACTTGGAACACTTGGAACACTTGGAACCGCAGTTGCATGGTTCGGATTGGTGTTGGTGTTAGGCAAAAACACTTGAATTGAGTTGTGTGGGGAATTCATTGTTTAATATTGCATTGGAATTTATTTTGAACATGGAGTCCGATTCAATGAAACCAGATGGATGCATCATTGGCTGTGGCTGTGACTGTGGCTGTTGCGACATGTTCAAATCCATCAAATATCGTTTCAACTCATTTTTCATTTCAGAGTCACTGGTATTGGCACTAGGCGTAGTGGTGGAAGTTGCATTCGCATTCGCACTTATGGCATTGATGCTGCGCAACTCCCTAAATAATGTTTCGTATTTTTGCTGGGGTCGTTTCACCATGTCCTTTATTTTGGGGACAGTCAGTGTTTCTTTGAAAAAGGAATACAAATTGTGCAGCACAAAAATGATAATGAGTGATGTAACCGACACCTGAATAAACCAAAGCATTGACGAGATCAATTCAAACTACCTTATGCGGACATAGTTTTTGCAGATTTACAACGTATCCAATCAAGCATTCCGCAATCCATGATCGGACAAACATAAAAATGTTTGTAAGAAATGATTTAAACCCAAGCGCATGTGGTTTATAAACACACGCCGCTATGCCTTCTAAAGTCAAAAGTGCCACCACCATCCTCATTGTGGAACGCAATGGAGAGTTGCGACCATCCGAAATCAAGGACTATAGCCAATTGGAATTGGCCAAAAAATGCAAATACAAAACGCCGTCGGGATTCGACGTTCGCGCAGAATGGGCTTACTCGGGTCCTGATGAGGATAAATTCATGGTGGAACTGTGGGCCCGCGAAGACGGGCATGCGGGACAAGAGAACAAGTACGAGTTCCCTCCACCGGTTGACACCATTTTGTTTTTTGGCGCGTGCGCATTGGTTGCAAAGGACATGACACCGCAGCACCACGTCATTCCACTCACGCTTGAAAAATGGGACAAAATGTACAACTTTTTATTTGGCGGGTTTGACACGTTGGCCAATTGCGACGACGACGACTATGAAGAGGACGATCTGGATTCCATTCCGTCAAGTCGTAAAACCAAAGACGGCTATTTGAAAGACGGGTTCGTGGTTGACGAGGATGAAGATGACGACGATGACGATGATGACGACGACGACGACACCGATGACGACGACACCGATGACGACGAAACAAACTACGATGAAGAAACCACGTCAGAAAATGAGTATGATGAAACGGACGACTCTTCAGAAGAATCAAAGGAATCAGAAGAATCAAAGGAATTAGCAAAAAAAAATAAAAGGTGCGTGACGTCTAAAAAACCAGCCGCGTCCAGGAAACGTGTCGCAAAAGATGAAATCGTGATTCCATCGTTTGAATTGGTGGAGGAAGCGTACGAGTATTCGGATGACTGAATGCTGGAATGCTGAATACTGAATACTTGAAAAAACAATATAAACTCATGCAGTGATTGCATTTCAATAAAATGGCGTACTATATGGAATTGCCCAAACTGTGTGATTTGACTGAGGTTGATCATAATCCGGATCAGGAGGAGGACCCGGACCCCGTGTTTGAAATCACCTTCACGAACGATAAACCCAAGCCCAAGCAGTTGATATCGCACACGCTCCACATGTATTTGTGCGAAATGAAGGAGCAAATCAAGGAGTGCAGCGAGGAGGCCTGGGACACCGTTAAAAAATGCACAAACCCGTTTGAATTCATCCACACCGCGATACCCAACTCCAAAATTTACACGGTCAGCAAACTGCGCCCGTTGTCGCGGTCCTTCTACAAAATGATTGAGCTCCATGCCTCGTTTTTTGGTCCGGCAAACGACCCCCCGACAATGAAATCGTTCCATTTGGCAGAGGGGCCGGGTGGCTTCATTGAAGCCATCATTCACATTCGGTCCAAGGCTTCGCCGCAGCCGTTGGATGACGTGCATCACGGAATGACGCTGTTGAATCAAGACGCATCATGCCCTGGGTGGAAAAAAAGCAAGGGGTTTTTGGACACGCATCGCAACCGCGTGCGCATTGAAACCGGCGCAGACGGCACCGGAAACATCATATCTGCCGCCAATTTCAACCACTGCGTGAACTTGCACCAAAACTCGTGCGATTTGATCACCGCGGATGGCGGGTTTGATTTTTCGTGCGACTTCAACAATCAGGAAACAATGGTGCTGCCCCTTCTCATTGCGGAACTGGGGTTTGCGCTGGCGCTGCAAAAGCAGGGGGGTCATTTCGTGTTGAAAATGTTCGACACCTTCACCAAGGCCACCATTGACGTGATTTACGTGCTGTGCAATTTTTACAGGGACGTGTTTGTGTCCAAACCGTGCACCAGTCGGTACGCAAATTCGGAACGCTACCTTGTGTGCAAGCACTTCAAGCCGGCGTCCACGGCGGCAATGCTGCCGCAGTTGTTGGCAATGTTCAAGCAGTTGGAGGAAGTTCCCTCCGATGCCGTCATTGCGTCGCTGCTGCCGATGGAGCACGACCTGCATTTTTTGAACCGGATGGAGGAGTGCAACGCCATGATTGGCCAGCAACAAATGGAAACCATCAATTCAACCATCAACCTCATTTTGAGCAAGGGGCATCCCGACAAACTGGAATTCATGAAACGGACCCACATTGGAAAGTGCATGAGCTGGTGCGACAAGCACGGCATCCCTTACAACCGAATCACCCAATCCAACAACATTTTCTTGAATAACTGAAACACGGAGGGGGGAGGGAGTGTGACTTGTGTCTGCATGAAAAATAATATAAAAACAACAGTTATATTATTGCAATAATTCCTGTCGTAATTCCTGTCGCAATTATTGTGATAATGCAGTCCACTCTTCAGATTTTGTACAAAACCGTTTATTCCCGCCGAAAAAAGGAGAGATTTGAAACCATTTTGGAGCCGCTGCAGGCCATTCTGCAAATCGCGCTGCTCTCGTTTTATCCGGTGGGAACCAAAATCACGATCCAAACCAACATTTTGACGCTGCAGCCCCCCACGTACTCGCAGTCCATGCTGCGGTGGTACAACAACGACACCAAAGAAGACCTCTACTTTTTGTTCAACGTGTTTCACCGCTTCAAGAAATTTTACGCGCACTTCAAGCACGACGACGGCTCGGTGCAGCACCGGTTGCACATGCTGCTCACCGATCTGGCAAAAACCGGCATAAATAAGCTCATACGAACTTACGGGCAAACCGACAAGCCGCACATCTTGCAAACGCTCACCATGTACAAATACATCCTGGACGACCAACTTTCTCCGGACATCATGACCCTGCAAACCCACACACCCAGCACAAATACACGACCATACCGAATGAAGCCCGTGGAGGATGACGCCGCTTCCGAAATGGCGAGCACAAACAACACAGTGGATGACATTTTCATCACCATTGTGGACATTTACACACCCGAACTGCAAAACATCATCTACAATGCGCTGATTCTAATCCGAGACAACGAGTCCCACTATCAAGCGTATGCGGAGGGACTGAACAAAATGATGGAGCCCACCTGCATTCAGCTGAAAAAATGGATTGACGAGCACATTGTGTACTAAAACGGGAACCAAGGTTCCCGTAAACCCTCCTCCTCAGAAAACCTACGGTTTTCCGAACCTTTCCCTTATCGGGGGGAACTACGGTTTCTCGTCGTGCCGAGCAGTTGAAGGGAAAGGTTCGGAAAACCGTAGGTTTTCTGAAAGTTTGACGCTGGATTCCACATATCGGTTGGTCTCCAGGGTACCCTTGATGCGCCGACCAAATTCAGGAAACACAATGTTGATTTGTTGCGGTTCGCCGTTTTTAACGTAGTCCTGGATTTGCACCAGGAGCGCCTTTACGGCAGCGAATTTGGACGCATGCAGCTTCAGCTCGGTCAACTTTTCCAGAATGGGTTTCACCTGCGCTTGACGCTCTGCCTTCGTTCGGTCCGATGATGACATCCTGCAAGCACTCTAAATATTATATACACAACGTGTATAATATTTAATTACTTTTTTTGCTTCAATGTCAACGTCATCATCATTTAATTTATGCAAGTACCGCAATGCGCTCGGCGTTCCCGGCAAGGGCGCCCATTCCATTCGGCTTGGCGGCCTTGCTATTGTGGACGTCATCATGACGCTGCTGGGCGCGTACGCCATCGCTTATTTTGCGCGCGCCTCGTTTGCATGGACCGCAGTCGGTCTGTTCCTGTTCGGCATCATCTTGCACCGCCTGTTCTGCGTGCGCACCACGATAGACAAGTTGTTATTTCCAAATGCTGTAAAACGCGTGCGGTTTACAACATGACCGTGTCCATTCTTGTTTTTTTTTTAATTGTGAAATTCTCTCGTTTTACAAAATGCAACCATGAAAACATTGCAGCAACAGGCGTGCAGTTGACCACGCATTGATCCCTCCTCAAGGCAAATTCTGATTCTTGAAACCTTCAATCAGAGAGAAATTCAACAACTACACTGTACGTTACCTTTTTTTACATAATAGTTGCCCGATGTGTTTGTGCCTTGATATCTACCAAAATTTGCCGATACCGCCGCAGCCGCACTATAAAAAGAGTTGCCATTTATTGTCATTGTATCAGATACTAATTTGGTAATACGCGTTGATCCAGATACCGCGCCTTGTTTTGCAAATGCAACATTATTCGGCTTATATATTGTTTGCGATAAACATGGCTTATCATACAATCTGGATGGTGTATAATTAACTGGAGCCACAACTTGTGGCCCTAGCGGCGAATTATCCGGCCATAATGGTTGATTATTATTAAAGTATTGTATGCCGTCCACCCGATTAGTTGAAATATTTTGTTCATAAGTTTGACACCTAGATTGTTGTTTTGCACGACTGTCAGCAAAATATGCTTGACTAATAAATGCGATAGAGGGTTTAATAACATTATTCTGTGGAGAACAGTTTATGCAATTCGTATTGTAAACTCCCGTCAATACTTCATATGCAGGGTTTGTTGGATCGTTTATCATTTGCCTTGTCGCATCATGCGGCACAGCATTGAATCCATTGTTTTGAATTTTTACGTCAGTTTGCGGGTCCGAAAACTGGTTCACTTTTGTTTTGTAAACAAACTTATTATTTGCTACAATGTATGAATTCCCACCTTCATCGCCACATTCACATACTGGGTTGTAATGATAAACTGTTACACCTGGTCGTTCTAATTCTGAAATAGTTACTGTTCTATTTGAAGTAAATTTAATATAATTATAATAGTCTGCTGTGCAAATACTATACCACATACCATTAAGTCCACTTAAAGGACCACTTCCTACACCACCGGCAATTGCTCTTGTACCATTGTTATTTATAACTATATTATTCAAATTTTTAGTACTTGAAAAACTACCGGATGTATTTGTTGATACCTGATTCCAATATGCTCCGCCATTAATACTATACAATAAACCCGATCCAGGTACCGACCCAACAATTCCAGCAATTGCTTTTTTTCCATCTCCACTTATAACAGCATTATAACTAGGTTTTGTTGTCCCATTAATCCATGTTTGCCCACCATTGTTACTGTACCATATACCGCCATCTCCGCACGCAATTGCTTGTAACCCATTATCGCTTAAAGACGTATAATAAAAGGTACCATTGGTATTATTTGACTGTGTAAAACTAACCCCACCATCCGTGCTATAATATAGTCCTTGTCCGGATGTTGCTGCGATTGCTTTTAATCCATATTTACTTATAGAAATATGATTTATAACAGTTGTTGTTAAAATCGGCGGTGAAGTTGTAGATATAAACCAGTTTTGTCCGGAGTTTGTGCTATGCCATAATTTATATTCAGTAGTAGGACTAGGAACATCATTATTAGTTTGAATTGCAATAGCATTTTTTCCGTCATAACTTATAGAAACATTGGTAAATGTTAGAGATTGAAATGGAGCGGTAAAATTTGATGCATTCCAATTTTGTCCATAATCGCTACTATAAGATATACCATAACCATTGCTGCTACTACCTGCAATTGCTGTGTTACCATCACCGCTAATGCAAACATATTGATATAAATTACTACCACTGTTAGATTGTCTCCACGTTTGTCCACTATCACTACTATACAATATATCTAATGGAACAAATGACGCATAGTATCCTGCTACTGCATATGTTCCATCACTGCTCATAGAAACATTAAAAGTATCTGTATTTATACTTAATCCATTTGAATATTTTGATTGATTCCATGTTTTTCCACTATCAGTAGTGTACCATAAACCTTTTAATGAGAGTCCTCCTCCTCCTCCAACTGCTTTTGTTCCGTCGCTACTTGCAGAAACAAATAAAAAAGAACTGCCTGGATCTAGATTTGATTGCGTTTTTGACCACACATTTAAACTGGATGCACATGGATCAGAACTATTATAACTTCGCAACTGACGTCGCCAGTGTTTTAATGGCCTTGCTTTAAAATTGGGACCATTATAATCACTACTACTTATATTTGAGTTTATTCCATTTGCGTTAGGACGATTCCATCCCGGCACAATTTGTGTTCCTGTGTCGTCCTTTGTAGGATAATGTGGAACCTTTGTTGTGATAAGAGCATTCGTTGTTCTGAAATTAAGTGGGGCATTTATCCTTGATGGATTTTGAGACATTTATTAGTATATGTATTTAAATAAATATTTATAAATGGGTATTTATGCTATTTATAAATGTAGCTATTTTTGCATTTTTTGTTTTGTTATATTGCACCGCTTGCAGCGCGACTGCAGATACGCCCGGGTGTCGCTGTAATACGCCTTGCTCAGGAGCGTAGTCGCCGATTTAATGACGTTGTTGGCCGGACACACCCCAATGTACTTTGTGTTGTAGAGCCCCGTCTGAATCTGGTAGCTGTTGGGATCGGCTGGATTGCCGACCTGCACGAAGCCCTTGTTTTCCACCCGGTCGCACGGCTGGCAGGCTTGTGACGGTATTTTCAGCATTTTTTCATCAAATTTTGCCACCGAATTGGCTTCCGTGGTTGAACAGTCACACGACGCGCCGTTGCCCGACTTTGTGGTGCCGCCGGGCGTGTCAATGACGAGCGACACGGAATTCACACTGCGGCCGCTGTTGGGAGCGGGTTGCAACTTGCGGCGCCAATGCTTCATGGGGCGAGCCCTTCTTGCGGGTCCGCTGAATTCGCTGGCAGCCGAATCTCGTTCCGCACCGATCGGCACGTTCAATAATGCGCCGTTCTCGTTGGGGCGACTAAACCCCGGAACCACTTGATTCGTGGTGGTGAGCGCCGTTTTAGTGGGGTAGTGCACCTTCTTGGTGGTGATCAAGCTGTTGGAATGACGCCAACCAATGCCGTCAGATATGGTTATGGGCATTGTGTTGCCTAATGAAAATGATGCGCTTATTAAATAATATTCAATATATATTAAGTCGCAGATATTATATTATTGCATTTTGTCTCTCCATTCCATTCCATGCACCTGCATTCCGTGATTCATTGGTTCTTCATCTTGTTTTTTGCCGGGCTCCTGCTGCATGCGCTGATTTATTCTAAATCCACCGTGGTGGAAGGTTTAGACCCCACTGCTGCGCCTGCCACTGCCACTGCTGCGCCTGCCACTGCTGCGCCTGCCACTGCCACTGCTGCGCCTGCCACTGCTGCGCCTGCCACTGCCGAAAAGGCAGTTACACCATCGCAAGTGCAAGTGGATGAAAACACGGCCGAAATCGCAATTTTAAAAGGGCAAATCGCAACGCTCATGCAAACGGCGCAAACCCTGAAAACTCAAATGCTAAAAAACGAGACTGGCATTCAGAACAACACAAATAGCATTCAAAAAGTGGTGCAGTCGCAAACCAACATGCAGACCAAATTGGCCAATGCAAAAAGCAGACAGTAGACAGTAGACAGTAGACAGTAGACAGTAGACAGTAAGTAATTGAAACCGGGGTGGCGTTTGCGCTTCTTTGAATATAATGTGTTGATAATGTATCTCGTTCCATTATCAATACCATAACATAACATGAAGTCTTTTTCCATGCATTCCGTGTTGTTTTTCATCCCGGATGACATTTGCAACTTGGTATCCAGTGAGACCGTCATCGTGGTGCTCTGCATTTTGCTGGGGATTACACTCATTGTGCTTTACCGACGAATCAAACATGGGTTGCCGCCTTCGCTGTTAGAAGGCATGACCACGGACAACGCGAATGACAACGCGAATGCAAACGCGAATGCAAACGCAACATCTGATGCCGACACAGGCATGGACCCAGAAGTGGTAAACATTAAGAAGCAAACCGATGTATTGCAAAGCATGTATGACCAATTGAAGCAAGGCGTGGACGACCAAACCAATCGGATCAATGGAAACTCGCACACGCTGCTAAAAACAATGAGCGACACTCCCAGTCAAACCAACACCCTGACGCACGCCAACGTCAATGCCGACGACCCCTCAAAAACCAAGATTCCGAACATCAACATGTCTTAAGATTTGTTGAAATGCCGCAAACCATGCACCCCCGAATGCAAAACCGAACAGCACCTGGGTCACCGTGTGTCGCCGAAATGCAACCCGCGTCCACATCAACCATGCCGCCACCAACACGCCTGCAAGCACCCATGCCGGATGCCATGATCTCCAAGGCAGAACCTGGTGCGCAAATGCCACGGCGTATCCAACCGACTGCGCATGACCGGATGGAAACCCGTACCGGTTTGCGCAATCAATGAAGCCAATGTTGAACGGAGTCGGAGAACGGTAAGGAACGGGACGGTTTCCAGCAGACCCAATCGTGCCGTGAAAAAACAGTTTCAAACCGCAATTCACTAGGGTGTTTAACAGGTATCCCAATGCATAAATGTATGAAACCTTGTGTATCCTGCACAAAATGATCAGTGCAACAAAAAGCACTTGTGGGTACGCATTCATCCATTGTTCATAAGTTGAAACCATTGTTATTGTTTTTTTATTGTGTGTGTGTAATATAATATACATACAAAAACACGAATCCATGTCCAATTTATTTCAAGATGTCATGGGCAATTTGAACGATCTGGAAGAAGAAATGCTGGGCCCTGATTATCAGTATTTTAAGCAAATCAAAACCCCGACCCAACTTGGAGTGTCAAGTGACGGCGGGTTTGACAATTTAGCAAACGACATAAAGGCGCTGATGGCGTACGTGGACCTAATGGTTTCCGGAGGGGGGGCCGCATCCGCCACCGGCAAACCCCTGGGCAACAAGTTTTTTTTGAAGACGGGGGCCAAGTGCAAAGTGGTGAGCAACGATTCCACCAATGGCAGCATCGTGGACCGCTACAGCTATGTCAACAACGTGCCCGATGGCAACATCCCCTTCATTTCATCCGGATTGGGCGGGGTGCAGTTCACCAACTTTGAAGGGTTGATTCCCGGAACCATGTCAAATGCTGCCAATATTAACCCGTTGGCGCTGTTTCAGTCGTTTCAACTGGGGTCCACTCCGGACTGCCAAAGCGTCACGCTGGAAACGATTGATGCCAACAACAACGTGTCGTCGGCCACCAACTACGTGGCAACAATTGACATTGAAAACATGCCGGCATCTTGGTTTCCGGACAAAACCAATCCGATATCTGGGGACACGGAAATAGAGGCTTTCACGCAACGACGACGGCGCGGAATGCGCAAACCGTGCACAAAACGCATGGGCAGCATTCCCGATGGCACGCTGTCCAGCTTGTATTACATGATGCTGGGATTTTTGTGCCTGGTGATTTTGTACGGCCTTACCAAACGCGCGAGCAAATGAAACCAAACCCAATCATTCATTTGCGTTTTTTTGCGCTAACGCGATTGCGACGGCGCTTTCCTCCTGCTGCTGCTGCTGTTACTGGTGCTTGTGGTTGCATTTGAGGTTGTGTTTGTGATGATGGTGATGATGGTGTTATTACTTGAGGTTTTTGTGATGATGGTGTTATTACTTGTGATTGTTGTTGTGGTGAAAGCGAAGCGGCTGATGGAAGCGAAGAGGCTGATGATTGTTGTGGTGATTGTGTTGATGAAAGCGAAGCGGCTGATGAAAGCGAAGAGGCTGATGATTGTTGTGGTGGTCTTCCGGGAATTACAGGTTGCACGGATGGAGTGGGAGGTGGTTTGATTTGATTCCATAAACCAGATAACCATCCTTTAACCCCTGTTCCTGAATCAGAAGCAGAAGCAGAAGCAGAAGCAGAAGCAGAAGCAGAAGAATCTTTTTCTTTTTCGGTTGATTCGGAATTGTTTCCAAACCATGAATATGATTTTTTAAACAGTTTACCCAAAAATCCTCCCCGTTTCGTACGCCCGTTACGTTTGCCTTTGCCTTTGCTCTTACGTGTTGTCATTGCAAATTATATACATTACTAGACATATATAATTTTTTTAAAACCAATGAATGGTATTTCACAATTTGACGCGCTTAAACAGTTCCAGTGCAACCAATCCACCCGCCACTTGAGCCAGGATGTAGGGCACCAAATCGCTGGATGACATCTTGCCAGCCGCAACCATGGCAATGGACACAGCCGGGTTGAACATGCCACCGGAAATGGCACCACCCACCATGATTGCAATTGCAAGTGCAGCACCAATGGCAATGGCGTTGCCCGTCGCCAAAATGATATAAATGAAAAACAGAGTTCCTAAAAACTCAACCAAATACTTGTTCAGCATTGTTTATGCGATTATTATGCATTACACACATATAATATTTTTTCTTCACAATCGTTCGTGTGTCTATCCCAATTTAATGACACGCTTGCTTTCACCTTTATCATTAGAGGAATCTTGTGATTTTTCAGAGGCTGGTTTTTCCGGCTCCATGTCCAAGATGGATCCAGAACTGCTGTTACTGTTACTGTTACTGTTGCTGCTGATGGAAGCTAATTGTTCCTTAATCAATTCACCCGCGTTTGCACCGGTTGTGGTTGTTTGTGATTGTTGTGATGGTTGTGATTGTTGTGGTAAAATCATGGGTTGCATCATCGGGGATTGCATCATCATCATCGGCTGCATCATCGGCTGCATCATCGGCTGCATCATCGGCTGCATCATCGGCTGCATCATCGGGGATTGCGATTGCATCGTCATTTGTGATGGTTGTTGTTGTTGTTGTTGTTGGTGTTGTTGTTGTTGTTGTTGAGGTTGCTGTTGTTGCGGTTGGTTCCGGTTCCCTTGAGGTTGCATTGGAATCGGCGACATGGGTTCATATTCCGGCGACAATGCAACATTCGTCAAATCCACCACTTCAATGTCCGACTTTGCTTCGCTTAAAGCTTGTTCGTCCCGAATGTCTTGCACCGCCAGCGCAAAATTGTTGGCATACGGCATGCGCTTCAGCAAATCAATCACCGCATCCGCCTTAATGGGCACGCCGTCATTGTAATACAGCATCTGCGCGTTCCAGCCGGCCGGATGCTCCGTGGGATACTTGCCCCCGTGCTGCTGCACCGACCACATCTGCGTGGGCGCCCCGCGCTCGTTCCGAACCAGCGACTGGTAAATCTCGCCGCCGCTGGCTTCAAAATTCACAAACTCCCAGCCCAGCGACTCCGCCACCTTGCTCGGGTCTTGGTCTTCTTGGTCCCCTTCGTTGGCGGGACGCAGCGCGGGGCGGTTGTCCGCTTTCGCCGAACTTTCCATTTTGGGCACCTTGTTTATGCCCACTGCCGCCTTGTTCTCGCGAATCAAGTTCGCCGCGCCGCCCAGCTTCAACGTCGTCGTGGAAAACGACATGGACGCAATTTGGTCAATGTTGTCCTCCGTCAGCACGCGCATTTGCACGTTCATGGTCTGCAGCTCTTGCATGAGCAGCTTGAACGCGTACGGCACGCGCACCACGCTGAAGCTGCGCCCGAACCGCGTCATGTTCTCAATGTTGAGCGCCTGGTTGTCGGCCGACGACAGCGTGTCCGCAAAGTGGATCGGCCCGTCCGCCATCGGGCTCATGAACAAGTTCTTCGCCGGGTTGTAAATGGCAATCATGCCCGACTTGTTGCACACCGCCATGTAGTACTCGTCCCCGCGCTCCAGCATGGACTGCCGCAAAAAGTACGCCGCCCCGTGCGCAATCACGCCGTCGCGCTCCATCTCGCCGATGCGCAAGCCACCGTCGTTGGCGCGCCCTTGAACCGTCTGCCGCGTTAAAACGGTGCGCGGACCGCGCGTGCGGTAATTGATTTTGTCCTTCACCATGTGCTTCAGGCGCATGTAGTACGTGGGCCCGATGAAAATCTGGCTCTCCATGCGCTCGCCCGTCATGCCGTTATAAAGCAACTGGGTGCCGCTCGCATGGTACCCCAGCTCCGTCAGTATCTTGCCGAACACGTGGTGCTTGGACCCGTGGTTCACGAACGCGGTGCAGTCGCCAAACCCGCCTTGTAGCACGCACGCCTTGCCCATCAGCGTCTCCACCAGCTGCCCGATCGTCATGCGCGTGGGGAGCGCGTGCGGGTTTATGATCAAGTCCGGGCGCGTGCCGTCTTCCGTGAACGGCATGTCGGCCTCCGGTATGATCAGCCCCACCGTGCCCTTCTGCCCAGCCCGCGAGCAGAACTTGTCGCCGATGCCCGGCATGCGCTCCTCGCGAATGCGCACTTTGGCCAGCCGCTTGCCCGACGCCTCGTCCGTGATGAACGTGCGGTCCACCACGCCCAGCTGCCCCTTCTTCGGGAACACGCTGTCGTCTTCTAGTTGCGGTTCGTCACCGCTTATGCCTCCGCTGCCGCTTATGCCTCCGCTGCCGCTTATGCCTCCGCTTATCCACTGCTCCGTCACGCGTCCAATCACCGCCTTCTTATCATCCATTTCCACATTTTCCTTGATCAAGCCGTAGCGGTCCAGTTCGCTGTAGTCGCCGCCCGGTTTCAGCCCGCGCACGGTGGGCTGCGCCTGCACGTTGCAGATGCGCTTGTCGTAGGTGCGCTCCTCCTCTTCGCGCGTCTCGTACATGTTGTAGTACGTGGTGCGAAAGAGGCCGCGCTTGAGCGACCCCTCGTTGAACAGGATGGAGTCCTCCACGTTGTAGCCGTTGTAGCACATGATGGCCACGATGGCGTTCTCGCCGTAGGGGTGCTGCTCGTTGTTGATGTACTTCATGTAGCGGCTCTTCACCAGCGGCACCTGGCCGTAGTTCAGGACCACGCCCATCTTGTCAATGCGCGATGCGTAGTTGGAGGAATACAGCGACACGGCTTGCTTGCCCTGCCCGCACGAAAAGTTGTTGCGCGACGACGGGTTGTTTTCCGGGAACACGATCTGGTTGCCCATGACGCCGAAAATGAGCGACGGGTGAATTTCCACGTGCGTGGTTTTCCCCGGCACCACGTCGCGCGGAAACATGGCAATCAGCGCGCCCTCCGTCTCGTTCGTGTCCAGGTACTCAATGATGGATTGACTGCCCGCCAGCGCGGCAAAATCGGCCGCCCCCGCGTACAGTTCGTCCAACGCGTAAATGCGGCAAGGGTCCAACGCGGGCACGCTCTTGGCGGCGAACCCGGTGATCAATTGGTCCCACACGTAGTTGCCGCCCTTCAACGTTTCAATCACTTCGCGACGGGCGTAGCTGGGTCGGCGCCCGTCCTGGTCGTAATAAAACACGGGGCGACACAGGCGCCCGCCGTCCGTGAAGATCTGCAGCTCGTTGTGGGCAATGTCCCAGCGCCCGCTCGTGTAAATGGGAATGAGCGCGTTGCGCCGATACAGTAAAAACAGCCGCATCACCTCGCGCGGATTGCCGAGCGCGCCCACCCACGCCCCGTTCACAAACACCTTGGTCAGCTGGTGCAAGTACTTCGGCTCGCACTCCTCCAGCAGCTCCATGTACACAATTTCGCGCAGCCACCGAATGATGGGCTGCGCCGAGCACGGTTTCGTCACGTACGCCGAAATCGCGAGGTGCTTTTGCAGGCCGATGTTGCCGCCGTCGGGGCTGTCGGCGGGGTCAATCACGCCCCACTGCGACCCGTGCAGCTGGCGCGGTCCGGTCACTTTGGCGCTGGCGTCCATCGGCAGATTCAACTTGCGCAGGTGCGAGATGAAGGAATTGTACGACAAGCGGTTCAAGTCCTGCACGATGCCCTCCACCTCCGTCCCCTCCGTTGCGCCGATGGTGCCCTTGTACAGCTTGGACTTGTCCTCCGTTTGGACTGTGGCCGCCCACTTGCCCTTGAACGACTTCTTGAAGCCCGCTTCAATCAGGCGCTCGCCGAAAATTTCGTTGTAGTTGTCGGCGGTGATGACCTGCATGACCGCCGTCCCGACAAACTCGTTGCGGTCGCGCCCGTACTTGATCTTCTTGTCCAGCTTCAGCCGCACATTGTCCACGTGCGCGTTGTAGTACGTGCGGAACAAGTTGAACATGAGCGCCCCCGGCACCTCCACGCGCTTGTACTTGAAACTGTCGCGGTCCGTGGCACGCTCCACCCCCGTGGAAACCAGCAGCATTTTGTACACCATGTACCCCAGGAAGTACGCCTTGGCGCCGAAGTTCAGCTCGCCAATTTGCGGCAGGAAGTAGTTCATCAAAATGTTCTGCACTTGCGCCACCGTTTTCTCTTTGGTGAAGGTGGCGATGAATTTGAGGGCGGTGGCTTGCGTGAACACCTCGCACGCGTCGTGCACGCACGGAATGAACAAGTCCACCATCGCTGCGTTTGCGTCCAGATTCAGTAAACATCTCTCCACAATGTCGCGGTCGCTGATCACGCCCAGCGCGCGCATCACAATGAACAGCGGCATCGGTTTCCGCACGTTCGGAATGTCCACCACGATTTGCCGATTGGCGTACTTGGCATCCGGCGCCACCATTTTGACCGCCATTTTGCGCTCGGGCTTGGAGGGGTCCTCCGACACGGTGCGAACCTCCGCGCTGTGACTGTAAACCGCGTCGGGGTCGTCCGCATTGGACCGGATGTAAATCATGTTGTCGGCAAACTTCTCCTGCGACACGATGCACTTTTCTTTGCCGTCCACGATGAAGTAGCCGCCGTAGTCGTTGCGGCACTCCCCCGCATAAAACCGCGCTTCCGGCGTCAAGCCGTTCAAAATGCAGGCGTTGGACTGCAGCATGATGGGGAACCGTCCCAGGCTGAGCTGCTTGAGTTCCAAGCGCTCGTTCAGCACCGCGTTCTGCGCCGGGTCAAACACGCGGTACACCACGTCCACGTCGCAGTGGATGGTCATGCCGTACGTCATGTTGCGCAGGCGCGCCTCGTTCGGGTACATGAAGTGCGCCCTGGATTTTTCTTTTTCTTTTTCTTTTTCTGCTGTGGTTTCTTCGGTGACTTCGTCGTAAATGATCGGCTTGCTAAATGCTATGCGGTCGCCCTGCACCCCGCCGAAATATATTTCAATCACGGTATTGTATTTCCCCGTTTCCTTGTTCTCATCCTTCTCCAAAATGATTGGGTTCCGGTCTTTCATGATGCGCGCAATGCCGTTGCTGAGAAAGTCGTTGTAAGACTCCAAATGGTGACGCACCAGCACGTTGGGGTTGTCCTTAAAATATCGGTCAATGATGCTCCACGACAGCGTCTCTTCCGCGGTTTTGACCGCCTCCGCAATGAGCTCGTTCTCGTCGTTGGACCGGGGTCTTGCCATTACCTTCGCTGCTTTCGTTGCGTTTGTTGCGTTTGACATCCGTTCGTGTTTCCGTGCGCGCAGATTTGTGTATAGTTTATCTACTATTTGTGTTTATTATTTGTTTCGTGAATAAACACAAATTTGTGTGCGCAGCCGTGGCTGCTAAATGACATTAGACATTAGACAACATCTATAGTGCTTGAAAAGGGGGTTCATATGGGTCGTTCAAGGTTCGGAACATGTATCCCTCGCGCATGGGCGGTCCGGGCGGAAACAGGGGTTCAAAGTTATCAACGTCGCGGCGCTCAATGGGCTGCATTCTCGGAACCCGTCCGGACTGCGTCAAACTGCGCGATGCCAGCATCATGAGCCCAATCAGCACAAAAAACAGCACGAGCGGGAACACCACCATGAACCAGGAAATGGAGGCGTACCCGGTGCGACACATGAGGTGCAGAATCCACGTCCAAAACAGAATGTAGAGCGCTTCGCTAAAGATCACCGCGGCAGTGCTGGGAACGTAACACGAAAAATTGCCCATGCAGTACATGTTGTTCATGCCCATGTTTTGATACGCGATGGCGACGAGCGCCACAACGGAAATGGCTAAATACACCATGGCGGGTTTGCACAAGTGGCGAAAATCGCCCAAAATGCGACGAATGATTGACATGCTTTGCTTCTAATGTGTGTGTGCGTGCGCGTGTTGTCTATATATTTTGTAGTATATAAAATTTTATCGGGATGCACTGTTCATTAACGCCGTCGGAAGCCCATGTTTGCCATTTGCGGCACTCCTACAACGGGAACGCGGTTGATGCCGTTGTTTTTAACAATGTCGTATTCTTCAAAACGCAAGTTGGCCGGGTTTTGCGGCGTGTCAAACGTCGTCACGTTGATGTACTCGTCCTTGAAATGGTAGGTCAAGTTTCGGATGGTTGCATACGAGTCGGTGCACGTGCGATACATGGCTGCCGACGTTTCCTTCCGGTTAATCATTTTAATGAGCCCGTCCACAAACTGCAGCATGGAGCGATGCCCACTCGGGAAAAAATTGCTGCGGTCAATGTACAGCCGCGCATCAATGACGCGCTGGTTGAAGCAGTTGTCCTCGCTCCCCCACGCCCAGAAATTCGGATACCCGCCCGTGCGTTCAAAGTCTCCCGCCTTAATGGACACAATCCCCCCCAGCGTAAATGTAAAGCCGAAAAAGTGCTTCACCACGCCCGGCCGAGTTTCATAATTCAGCAGCCCCTTCGTGTACGGCAGATTGTCCACGTCGTGAAACACCAGCGTGATGTTCTTGTATTCGGCGGGATACATGGCCCGAATCGCCAGGAACCCAATGTTTTTCATGGCGCCGCGATTGAACGGGCGAGCGTCGCACTGGTGCACAAAGTAAATGCGGTACTTTTCCGGCGGCATGTCTTCCAGCAGGAACTTCATGTACACTGTGAAAAACGTCTTGTGTTCCTCGCGATTGCGGTAAGGCACAATGAACACGATTTCAGGCACTGGCACGGTAGACTCGGACATCAGCAGCAATCAGCAGCAAAAAAAAAATATTAATCAAATATATTTGAACCGTCATATTAATTTCATGATGCAACCGAATACTTTTCAATGATGCACGGAGGGATCAACTGCGTCTTAATTGATTCCAGCTTCTTGAAACACTTGTTTATGGTGACTTCGCTGATTTGACTGATCCGATTCACGTCCTTTTTGGTAATGTTCAAGTTGCACACTTGCGCCACAAAGTAAATGATGCCCGCTGCAATCGCGTGCGGCGTATTCTCCGGAATCAAATTGTTTTGTTCAATGCACATGGCAACAAATATGCACAGCTTCGTCAGTTCAATGTTCATGTTCAACGGACTGCAGTACCTCTCAATGAATGCGTTCGGGTTCGTCTTTTCAAAATTCGTCTTTTCCGAATTGTCCAAATTGCACTCCAGTTCGTTGATGATGGCCAGCGCATGCTTGCACCCCTTGGTGGCACTTTTGTTGTTCAAGTGGAAAATGGTTGCAATTTCTTTCGGAGTGCGCGGGCATTCATTCATGCGACACGACACATAAATGGATGCCGAAATGATGCCGTCGCGGTTTTGCCCTCGGAACGTCTTGTGTTCCGAAATTTTCTTATGGTACCGCAGGGCACAGTCAATGATCATTTTTGGAATGCCGGCATTGGATGCCGTGTTTTTTATGCGCTCAAATTCATCGTACAGCGCCTTTTCAGAGTACGGCATGGACTGCCACTCCGTGTATCGCCGGATTTTTCGCATTTCATAGCTGGAGGCGCCTTCACACAGCACTTTGCAGCCGTAGGATGACTGCAGCAACAGCGGGTTCACCGGCATGCCGCACCGCGTGGGGTCCGTCATTTGGTTGTCATCCGCGCCGTAAAACCGCCATTCCGCCGAGTGATCCAGCACGTCCTTGTAGATGATGCTGCAGTTTGGATTCGTGCACGTGGCAAACCCCTCTTCCGTAATCACCAAGTTGGACTGGCACACGTCACACACCTCGCGATTGCTTGACGACTGGTTGTACACGCATTCCACGTCCGCGCCGCGACCGTTCAAGGGGTCGTCCTCCATCATCAGCGACTCCAATTTCGTCCACAATTCGGTTTTATTCAAGCGCTGCTCCCCAGTAACGGCCCTATTTTTATTTTTGTGGGTCCTTGCTGAATTCATCCGATTCATATTGAATCTACGGTTGTCGGTGTATGATGATGTCTAACCATGCTTTGTTGGCATGTGTTTAATTCAATTTTTAAATTTATTATTATTTGGCACCGAATAATAATTAAATAATAATTGCAACAATAAAAATAATAATTAAATAATAATTGCAACAATAAAAATAATAAATAAGTATTAATAAGCATTACTAAGCATTAATAAGCATTACTAAGCATTAATGCGCGAGTTTGAAACAGAACTGGATTTACTGGATCCCGATACGGAGGAGGACATCATTGTGGACGCGCTCTTACGTCGCAATTGCAACCCCATTCAAATGCACATGCGGTTGAAAAAGGGGTTCAACGGCACGATGAGCATGGACGAACTGCGCGACATGCCGTCCAACAAGGCAGACGCCGCTCGGAATTTGGCCCGATTTTACATGCGCATTGCAACCCTGCGAGCGCGCATCTTGAACGAATTGCAGCAAATGCAACAAGCAGAACAATCAGAACAAGCAGAACAAGCAGAACAAGCAGAACAAGCAGAACAAGCAGAAGACCCGTTGCAGCGCGCCTATGCAACTGAATTGGAACATATGCATAACAAACAGAGAGAAAATCGGGAACATTTTGCACGGATTATGCGGACCATCATTTCGGATCCTGAATCCGAAAATCGGAGAGTGCACCCCGACTTGACCGATGCAGCGTTGGATGCATTGGAACTGCAAGTGCACGACATCATGGAACGCGGTTGCACCTCCAACCAGTTGCGCTGCATCAAAATCCGCGAGGCGATAACAGAACAACGGATATACGATGCGCTCATTGCCGAACTCAATGCATTAAATGCATGACCGAATGCATGACCGAAATGCATGACCAAATGCATGACCGAAATGCATGACCGAAATGCATGACCTTTACACGCGGTCCTCTATCTTCTTGAACAGATCTTGATTGTAAATGAGGTTGCCGGTGGGTTTGTACGACGCAATCGGTTTGAAATCCCCCGCGGGTTTTTTCGCGGCGGCGGCGGCGGCGGCATTCCCCCCTTTCTTGTTGTACATCATCAGGTTCAGGTCGCTGTCCGGCGTGCCATCCGCGACCGCCGCGGCCGGGTCCGCCTCCGAAACATAATTTCCAAACTTATCTATCACCGTTCCCGTCTTCTTTTTAATTTCGGTGCGCACATAGTTGGGCACGTAGTGCTTCCACGAAATGAACAGCAGGTTGGGGTGCGTGTACCGCACAACAAAATCGTTTTCCTCCAGCTTGCTGATCATGTACGTGATGCACGCATTCTTGTCATAGTTTGGCACCCCCATCAACATTTCCGGCACCAAGTACCAGCAAAATTGCTGGCTGTTTTTTTGACGGGCGGCCACCTTGATTTTGTCGTGCACCCGAGTCAGGATGCGGTTGAACGTGTACAACTTTGCTAAATCCTCCTGTTTTTTCTGTTCGTACAATTCGTCCAAGTTCAGCTTTTCCACATTCTCTCGGTTCTCTTCGTTGCGACTTGAAAAAATGTTGTCCATGCTACCTGTCCAGAGGGGGCACTATTAACACCACTTTAGATTTTTTAATAAATCATTGCAACGAACGGAAACGAATGTGGAAACATGAATTAAACACAAGCCGTTGTGTGAACTACATAGGCATATTCGCAATTCGCATGGTGATTAAACACATCGTCATTTGCGGGGGCGGTCCCACCGGACTGCTTTCCTACGGCGCAGCCAAGCACTTGGCGCAGCAGGGGTTCTGGTCGCACGACAACATTGAAACCATTTACGGCACGTCCATCGGCGCGCTCATTGGCGCCATGCTGTGCCTGAAGCACGATTGGTCCACCCTGGACGACTACATCATTAAGCGCCCTTGGGAAAAAGTGGTGGTGAATTCGCTTGAAATGTTTGAGCTGTTTTCATGCAAAGGCATGTCCAAACCCAAACTGCTGGACGACATCATGCAGCCGTTGCTGGAATCCAAGGACTTGTCGTTGGCGGTCACGCTGGCAGAGTTCCACGCGCACTCGGGCATTGCTCTCAATGTGTTCACCGTGGAATTGAACACGTTCCAAAAGGTGCAACTGTCGCACGCAACGCACCCCGATTTGCCGCTCATGGATGCCATAAAAATGAGCGCGTGCATGCCGATGCTCTTTCAACCCATCATTCGCGACAACTGCTGCTACATTGACGGCGGCGCCATCTCCAATTACCCGCTGCACGAATGCATGCAGGACACGCAGTGCCGCGACGACGAAGTTCTGGGTCTGAAAAACGAATGGAACAACCCCAACGAACGCATCGGCGACCACTCGTCGCTCGTGGAATACTTGCGCTTCATCAATTTGCAGCTCGTGCGCAGGGTCAATCGCAGCGAGCCGACCCACAGCATTCCAAACGAGGTGGTGTGCCATGTGAAACCCGGCATCACGCCTGCGGAGTGGTTTTCCATCATGTCGGATGCGGCCCAGCGTTTAGCGTGGATTGAAAACGGGGTTGCATTTGCTCAACAATTTTTGACCCACGCTCATGTCACGAGAGTGGGCACCGCAAATGGGACGAGCTGAATCATTCGTCATTCGTCATTCGTTTCACATGGATGAATAATTTCTCTCTAGTTTATTATAAACAAACCCCCCGGAATGGACAGCTTCAGAAAATCAGCGGAGTGGATCCTCCACAATAAAAAGGTCATTGGATACGTTTTGATTGCGGTGTTTTTTGCGGTCCTTGCGCAACAGTTGTACAACCGCTACATCAACAACAACAACAACAACAGCAAATCGCGGTTCGAAGGCTACTCCAATGCGTCGTCCGATTCCGGTGCAGACAATCATTCCGTTGCGGTCATTCGCATGTTCAAGGTGGACTGGTGCCCGCACTGCAAAAAGGCGCTGCCCGAATTTCAAGCGGTTCAAGACCAATACGACGGAAAGGTTGTAAACGGTCATAAGCTCAGCCTTGTGGTGGTGGACGGCGAGGACCCCGCCAACGAAGCCATGGTGAACGACTTCAAGATTCAGGGCTATCCCACCGTTGTGCTCACGAAGAACGGCAAAAACATTGAGTACGATGCCAAAGTGGATCAACCCACCCTTCAAAAATTCATTACCACCATGGTTTAAATGCGCATTTCTTAATTTTCTCATGCTTTATTATATTTTGCCATTGTAATATAATGAAATAGCACCACCATTCCATGCCAAAAACGGTTAAAAATAATAATAATAAACGCGTCTTCTCAGACAAGGATTTTTTGTCGGGGGACGGCTTTTTGACCACCGTGTGGGGTCCGCCCATGTGGCACTTTTTACACACCATGAGTTTCAATTACCCCGTGCACCCCACGGCCGCAGACAAACGCAACTACGGCGCGTTCATAAAAGGGCTGCAGCACATTCTGCCTTGTGGACACTGTCGCACCAATTTGAAAACTAATTTTAGGAACCACCCGCTGCGCGCGTGCCATTTGACCAGCCGTGAAGCGTTCTCCAAATACGTGTACGAACTGCATGAAATTGTGAACAAGCTGTTGGGCAAGACGTCCGGACTGTCGTATTGCGACGTGCGCGAACGGTACGAACACTTCCGGGCTCGGTGCACGGACGACCCTAAACCCCGCATGATCAAACCTCAAAACAAAAACAAAACCCAGAAACACAAGGGCTGCACTGAACCGCTTTACGGAAAGTATTCCAAATGCTTGCTTAAAATTGTGCCACAGGATGCACCCAATGAGACACTGTCCATTGACCGACAGTGCATCAAACGAAAGGATTGAATTACAGATCACATAATCATAAGCCAAACTGACTCACAAGCCAAACTGACTGAAACTGCTGAGCACCGGACGCGGGAGCGCGTTGTTGTTTGAAAGGTTGTAATTCGGAACCTTCTTGCATTCAAACGAGGGTTCCGGGCAGCGCGCGCACGGCGGGCACGGAGGGCATTTTGCGGGCGTGCTGTTCTTACCATTACCACTACTACCATTACCACTAGTATTGCATCTCACGGCTGGACAAGCCGGGCAAACCGGGGGAACCACGCTGGATTTCAATATGTAAAGATCCTCCTGGCCGGGAATGATTTGGCTGGAAGGAATGCCCGCTGCGCTTGAGCCTGCTGCGCTTGAGCCCGCTGCGCTTGAGCCCGCTGCGCTTGAGCCCGCTGCGCTTGAGCCCGCTGCGCTTGAGCCCGCTGCGCTTGAGCCCGCTGCGCTTGAGCCCGCTGCGCTTGAGCCCGCTGCAGAAAACGGGGCAAACTTGGAATCGGCGTCGTCATCGCCTGGATTGGATGGCGTATAATCAGGATTGTAATCAGGGGCCGCGGGTTTGTCCTTGCGATTATTGATTGCATCTTGCTGCTTGGCAAACTGCTTGTTATCGGAATACATATCGCCGTAACTTGAAAACTGGTCTGAGTACTGTCCCTTGCCCCTGTAAGGACTGGTGTCGGACGGCATGTTGAATCCTTCTAAACCACCGCCACCGCCACAAGCCCCGCCCAGGAAGGAGCAAAACACCAGGGCCAACAGCAGCATCACAAACAAATGCACTTTGGTAAGTTTCATTCCGAGAGAAATATGATGATTTATATTAATTGCTATATATAAATTATGTTATAATAAATTATTATTAATTGTTCCGATGACGACATTCTTGTAAAAATTGATTGTAAAATGGCAAACAATCGCAAACAATCGCAACAACATCAAGCAAAATGAAGATCATGGTATTTGACACTGAAACCACCGGACTGCCTCCCAAGAACCGCCAATGCATGGACCCCGCGCAGTGGCCGCACATTGTTCAGCTCAGCTACTTGATCTACGACACCGATGCCGATAAAATCCATGAATTGAAGGACGTCATCATCAGCCTCGGCACGCACATTCCGCTGCCCGATGAAAGCGTGGCCATTCACGGCATCACGCGCACAATATCTCTGCAACAAGGCATTGACATCCGCATTGCGCTGTTTGATTTCAAAATGGCACTCACTCAATGCAGCAAGTGCATCGCTCACAATCTAGAGTTTGATACCCGCGTGCTTCAAATGGAAGCCCAGCGCAACCGAATGTCGCTGTATTTCCCGGCTTCATTCTGCACCATGAAGGTCAGCACCGACCTGTGCAAACTGCCGTCGCCGTATGGCTTGGGCTACAAGTGGCCCAAACTGCTGGAGCTGCACGAGCACCTCTTCCAGCGCGTGCCCAAAAATGCGCACAACTCCAAGATTGACACCATTGTCACCCTGCGCTGCTACCACATGCTGGTGCACAACGAAGACTTGTGCCGTAGCAGCCGCGAATTCCGCGCTTTATTCCGCAACCACTGCACCATTGAGTGCGAGCGCGACGAACTCGGCGAATTCGGCGACATGAACGAAATGCCGTCGCCACCCAAACCCACGGAATTCAAAGAAAAGAACGATTGATTGAATCATTGAATTATTTAATTAGTTAAGTGGTGCCACCGAAACATGCAGTCAACCAATTGCATATCAATTTGCAAAAGGGCAGCGGCATCAAGAACTCGGGCGGCAGCAGAGATTGGGATTTTGATTTTCTGGGTGGTAAAAAGGGTTCATCCATTGTATATGTATAAAAATATAAAAAGACAAAATATAAAAAAGACAATTAAATAAAAAAAAAAATAAATTATGAACATATAAACCATTTCAAATAATGCACAAAAAAAGCCATCGGATAAACAAACGTCAAAAACGTAAAAAACGCGAGAGACGTATAAGTCGCAAGGGAGGACTTCGTCGTAAATCTATGAGAGGAGGTTTGGGACCAAATGATTTCACAAATATCGGATTGCAAGGAACTTATTCATTTGCTGACCCTGCAAATCAACAACACCTCAAAATGTTTACATTTGGGTCACAGTCCCAACATGACTTGTGGTTTAATCTTTTGTCAGTGTGCAAACAAGCTAATGTTCCGGTTTACATTCTTACAAGTGGAAATAAAGTTGGAATCATGAGAACGTTGCAACTCATGGGATATGCTGATGCATTTGTTGAAGTTTTGTGCACGCATCCTGACACCACTATTAATCCTGAAAATGTATCAGGACAACACAATTTTAGGGGAAAAACAAAATATGAAGTGATTCAACAAATTTTGAGTGAACATGATTTGTCTTGCGCTGGCCCACCACCAATTGGATATTTGCTTGACGACAGTGGATTTTTTACTGCTCAAAGATTGGTGAAGCGTCTTAAGATTGATCTTCCAACTGCAACTGCATTGGTTGCAGCACTGAAGAATGGAGGTGTTGTTCAACAGTATGGAGTTATACCTGAACAATATGATGAAGATTATGTGAAGGGAATTATTCGCCAAACTCAATATGGTCAATATGCTGACCACATTTATAGTGTAATTGCACGTGTTAGAAATTCGGACTTCTTAAAGTTGTGTCCAGCCATTGAATTTGTGGATGTATTATCCCACAGCGTGGATGCGCCGCCAATATCACCAGATTTCAATTTACCTGCATTGCAAGCCAATCCGATTTATCAGTTGAATGTGAACCGGTTGAGTTTGCCTGCAATTGATGGACCTGATGCTGATTTCAATTTTACACCTCAAGTCATATTGCAATACATGATGCGGTTGGTGACAAAAGGAAGTGTTAAAATATTATTTGTAGACTTTGACAAAACTTTTCAAATATGGGAAGGAGCAATTCAATTTGAACAAAATATGCTTCAATTTTTTGCTGAGGCTGGCATTCATATAAACGTTCAATGAATTATTTATCATTATGATAGAAATCATAAATAATTCATATGGCATTGCATTAAGCGGATCTAAGCGGTCCGTTTATATTTTTTTTGATGACCCGTAGAACGGCTTATACCTGCTTGTGTATGGCAGCACGCTTGTTTTGTATTTTTTGCATTCGTCCCCCGTTTCGTAACAATAATACTGCTTCATGACGTCTTTGGTCATGTCAAACTCGCTGATGGGCGCGTATTTTTTCTCATTCAGCAAATACACGTATTTGTCGCCCACCGCGTACGGGAAGGAGTCATAGTTTCCACCCATCGGTGAATAAAACCGGCGAATGGTGTCGCCCTTCATGGCAGAAAACGAGAAAATTCCCTTGCCTACAAACAAACATTTGCCCTTGCCCGTTTGCATGAGAATGTTGTTGCCCTTCTCAAACGCTCGCCAATAGGGGTCGTTCTTTTCCCCCAAAAACAGCTGCTCGTATTTCACATCCATGAGCTTGCTGTTTAACTCGCCCCGATTGGTTAACTCGTTAAATCTGTTATTATAAATGGACGCGCGTCCACCGCCGTAATCAACCACCACAAATGGATTCGCAGCGTTGTCGTTGATTTCATAAATGTGCTTTGGTTTACCTAGGTGTGTATCGTTTGGGATACACCGCATGTATTTTGAGACATTGATTGACCCATTGGGCTTTTTGTAGGTGCATGCCTTCTCATTGATGGATGATTTTGATGCCTTCATGGATGCATTGACGGTTTTGTTTCGCTGTCGTGTTGATGGTTTGTTTCGGGTTTTCATGATGGTTCAATTACAATTACATTATGCACATACAAAAAATTGTTTCAAGCGGATCTAAGCGGAGCACATCGTGCATCCCTCGTCCTCAGTTTCTCTCTTTTCTCCCTTTTTGGACTCGGGCTCAATGGTGAACTGCTGCGGCTGGTGCCTAGCCTTGCGCCTCAAGTAGTACATGCCCGTTTTGAGCCCCTTGGACCACGCGTAAAAGTGCATGGACGTGAGCGCCGCGTAGTTCGGGTCCTCCATCCACAGGTTCATGCTCTGGCTCTGGCAAATGAACGCGCCCCGGTCCGCCGCCATGTCAATGACGTGCTTCATCGGGATCTCCCACACCGTGCAGTACTTGCGCTTCAAGTGCTCGCTCAGCCCGCCAATGTGCTGCACGCTGCCCTTGTTCGCCACAATGTTGTTTTTCACGCCCTCGTTCCACAGCCCCGCCGCCTGCAAATCCGCAATCAAGTGCCGGTTCACCAGAATGAACTCGCCCGCCATGGTGCGCCGCGTGTAAATGTTGCTGGAAATCGGCTCAAAGCACTCCGTGTTGCCCAGGATTTGCGACGTGCTGGCGGTGGGCATGGGCGCCAAAAGCAGCGAATTCCGTAAGCCGTGCTTTACAATCCGCTCCTTCAAGGCAGCCCAGTCATACCGTCCTGCTTCCGGCTCCACGCCCCACATGTCGTACTGCAGGATGCCCTGGGATGCGGGCGACCCCGCGAACGTGCTATAAGGCCCGTGCTGCTCCGCCAAGTCGCACGACGCCGTCAGCGCGGCGTGATACATGGTCTCAAATATGCGCCGGTTCAGGGTGCGCGCCTCGTCGCTGCTGAACGCCAGGTCCAGCAGCATGAACGTGTCGGCCAGCCCTTGGATCCCGATGCCGATGGGCCGGTGCGCCATGTTGCTCACGCGCGTCTTTGGCGTGGGGTAATAATTCACGTCAATCACGCGGTTCAAATTTTCCGTGACGATGCGCGTCACCTCGTGCAGCTTGTCAAAGTCAAACCGGGGGGCGATAAACGCCCCCCGCACCCCCTCGCACCCATCTTCTTCATTGGAGGAAGTATGCGGGGAACCTTGGTTCCTCGTGAAGGAGGGGTGCGGGGCGCAATGCTTGGAACCTTGGTTCCCCGCTATGAACCGGTTCAGCGCAATGCTGGCCAGGTTGCACACCGCCGTCTCCGCGTCGTCCGAGTACTCCATGATCTCCGAACACAGGTTGGACGACCGAATGACGCCCACGTTCTTCTGGTTCGTTTTTTTATTGACGGCGTCCTTGTAGCACAGGTACGGCGTGCCCGTCTCCATCTGGCTGTCCAGGATGCGGAACCACAGGTCGCGCGCCTTCACCTTGCTGCGCTGGCGCCCCTCCGCTTCGTACTTGGCATACAATGCATCAAATTCGTCGCCGTACACGTCCGACAACCCGGGACACTCGTCCGGGCAAAACAGGCTCCACTCCGAGTTGGCTTTGATTCGCGTCATGAACAAGTCCGGCACCCACAGCGCGTAAAACAGGTCGCGCCCCTTGGCGTCCTCGTCCCCGTGGTTCATCTTCATCTCCAGGAAGTGCGCAATGTCCGCGTGCCACGGCTCCAAATACACCGCAATGGTGCCGTTCCGCTTGCCGCCTTGGTCAATGTAGCGCGCCGTGTTATTAAAGACGCGCAACATGGGCACCAGCCCGTTGGACACGCCGTTCGTCCCCCGAATGTGGCTCCCCGTCGCCCGAATGTTGTGCACGTGCACCCCAATGCCCCCCGCGTGCTTGGAAATGTTGGCGCACTCCTTCAGCGTGTTGAAAATGCCGTCAATGCTGTCGCTCTCCATGGCAATCAAGTAGCAGCTGCTCAGCTGCGGCTTCAGCGTGCCCGCGTTGAACAGCGTGGGCGTGGCGTGCGTAAAGTACTTTTGCGACATCAAGTCGTACGTGGTGCGCACCTTGTCCATGTTGGCACCGTGGATCCCGATGGAAACACGCAGCCACATGTACTGTGGACGCTCCACCGTTGCGCCGTTGGTGCGCATCAAATACGAGCGCTCCAGCGTCTTGAACCCAAAGTAGTCAATGAGAAAGTCACGCGACACGTCAATCATGGCCTCCAGCTCGTCGCGATTGTTGCAAACCACAGCCCAGAACTCGTCGCCGATGAGGGGCGACGGCTGGCCGCGCACGTCCTTGAATTCATGCAGTTGCTGCATGGCTTCGTAAAACGTGGTCGGCGTGGTTTTGTGGTGGTTGGACACGATGACGTAGGCGGCCAGTGTGCCGTAGTCGGGGTGCTGCGTGGCCATGGTGGCGCACTGCTCCGCCGTGAGCTCGTCTATTTTGGTTGTCGGGATGCCGTCGTACAGCTGGTCAATCACCTTCATGGCAAGGGCGGTGTAATTCACCGCAGAAATGCCGGCCTGCCCGCCCACGTTCCGAATGCGGGCCAGTATCTTGTCAAACGCAATGACCTCGTGCTCGCCGTTGCGTTTTATAACGCGCATGTCTGTTTCGGAATCCGTCATTTGAGAGATATGTAAATAGGAGGTGTGAGTTTTATATTATTTCAGTCAAGAATAATAAAAAATAACCAAACAACTAAACAAAAACTTTTCTTTTGTTTTTAGTTTTAGCCTTGCACCATGTTACGCAATTGCACCATGTTACGCACTTGCACAAGCGTCATTTGCAAATTGGCGGAACATGTGCATCCGTTCCTGCAGTTTGCGAAGGGTGTTTTGAATCCGATTTACCAACGGCTCCGTGAGCTGCGGAATCATTTCCCGCATGTCTTCTATCACGCGCAACATCATTTGGATCATGGTTTCCACTGTTATGGTTTCAAGTGAAGCCGGCGCACCACGCTTCACTGTTTTGCGCTGTTCACGAATGCTCTTCCAGTACCTGTTGATTTGCTCGCGTTGAACTTGAATCATCCGAACCACCATTTTGCCATGGTCGGTGGCTTCCTTCAACAGCGCCTTTATGGCGATCCCGTATTTGCGGTGCAGGTCTTCATGTCGGCCACTTTGCTTTACCCTTTCATCGCATGCATCAAACTCGCGCTGAACCTCTAGGAGATGATTGCGCAGCAGTCCAGGGCTCGCTGCAATGGTCCGAAGTGCCTTCAAATTTAACTTCATATTTTTCCGATGGTTGATACAGTTGACACTGGATGTCCTCCACCGAAAATGAAAAGTAATTCAATTTTTTTCATTTTCATATGGGATTTGCATTGAGATCATGCTCATCATGCATTAGAGCATTAGAGATTGGAGTTCAGTGGTTTCAAAAACTGATTCTGTGTTTCTAAATCCTGTAAATAATTGCCTTGTAGAAACGGGTTCATCCCAACTTGCGGCGTTAACCCGCGCTCGTATATTTTGTCGCTGTTATTCTCTCGTTTTGAATGTTGGAATTCTTGAAGAGGTTGTTGGTTCCGGTTCCCTTGAGGTTGTTGTTGGTTCCGGTTCCCTTGAGGTTGTTGTTGGTTCTGGTTCCCTTGAGGTTGTTGTTGGTTCCGGTTCCCTTGAGGTGCTTCTTCATTTTGTGTCGCGTACGGATTTGTGGTGCTGTATGTTTTTATAAACCGTGGCGTTTTCAAATTTTCTGATGGGTACGGCGGCCGCCACACCGAATGCATGGATGAATTATTATATTGAATGTAACAAATGTGTATAATTTAATCATACATATCTGTTTCACTTTTTACACGCATTCACTGCATGCTGCACCCCATGTACCGCCGCTGCCCTTCAATGGCGGTCCAGCACTTGTCGCATGCAAACCCGTGGTGCTGTTTATCCCACACCTTTTTCAACACCAAACTGGATTTGCTGCATTTACTGCACTGAAATTTGCGAATTTCATTGTCGTTCATGATGAGTTTGTCGGATACGCATGTATTATATAGTACATGCGCATGTTTAAATTGTAATAAGCACAAAATAAATATAAAAATTGATTGCACATCCATGGCATATAAATAACACACATTAACGACCAACCCAAATGCAATCATTTACCCCCCTTGAAATCAACGGCACCAAGTACCTGATTTGCAAGCTGTCCGACCACTCCTTCTCCACCCTGCACGACCCGGAGACCAAACAAATCGTGGGCCAATGGAACAACGACGAGGCCCGTTATGAAATCACCGACCACATTGCCCAATTTGAAATGATCAACCGCACGCAACCCACGCAACCCACGCAACCCACGCAACCCACGCAACCCACGCAACCCATGACGGATGAACAATTTGACCAGCACATGAAGCAGTTGATCGCATCCGGAGCTGCATTCACAATCGCGGATTATGATGGATGCATGGATTAGGATGGCGATCACGATCGCAGTAAGCGCGCCATGTTCACCACCTCCGGCTTGGCCACCGCCGACGCCTGAAAAATCTGCAACAAGTGCGCATCGTCGCGGAACCGGATGCTGTACTCCTGCTGCAGCTTGTTGCGCCCGATGCGCCCCAGCGCCTGAATGATTTTTTCCTGGCTGATGTCGCTCAAATCGCGCCCTAAGTACCCGTGACAGAACTGGTAATTCGTGCCGTAAATGTAATCCGTGGACGCAATGATGAGGTAGAGCCGCTGGTTCTGCGCCAGGTCCTTCATGATCTCCGTGTACGTCTTGTTGGAATTGGACTGCTCCGTCATCACGCCGACGCCCATCATCAACAGCACCTTCCAAATGTTTTCAATCGGCAGCACCATGATGCGCTCCACGTCTTCGGGCTCCACCTGCGACGTGAACGGGCTCGCGGATGCGATGGCTTCCTCCGTGAGATGCGGCGCCCACCGCTTCAAGTGCTCCGCCCGGTTCGGCACAAACATGTCGTTCAGCGCGCCCCACTTCACCCGCTGCCGCAGCTCGTCCATCTTTTCCTGCATGCGCCGCACTTCCGGACTGAACCGCATCGCGTCGGCTTTCTTGTTGGTTTTTTTGTCCTTGGCGCCGCCGCCGCCCTTGTCGTCATTAGTCGTGGTTGTTTTGTCGCCCTCCTCCATCGCGTCCTCAATCTCCCGCTCCAGCTGCTCCATTTCGTCCTTAATCATGTTGTTGTGCTCAATGACCTCCATCAAGTCGTCCATGACGCACTCCGGTATCTGCGCAATCTGCAGCGCAAACTTGGCAATTTTTTCCACATCGTTCGCCAAAAACAGCGTCGGGCCGCACGTCAGCGTGTGCGCGTCCTGCGCAGTGATGTTCACGTTGGAGGCGTGCACGCGCACCCGCTGCGCCTTAAAATGCGCCCAAACGGCAGGCCACTTGTCGGGCTGCACGTTTTCCAGCAGCTCCAAGTAGTACACCTTGAGGTTCGTCATGTTGATGTCGGCAATGTCCGAAAAGTGCCGGTCCACCGCGTAGCGCGCCGACGTCCAGAGCCGTCCCTCGTTCACGTACCCAATGAATTTCACCACCTCGCGCAAATCAAAGTAGCGCAGCAGCGTTTTGTTGGCGCGACAGTGCGCCGCCGACGCCCGCATCGCATCGTAGCTCTCAAACATCAAGTGCGGCAGCTGCACGTAGCCGTCTTTGTTCACTAAAGAAATGGTTTTTTGGCAGTCGTGGCTCACGATGCTGTGCACTTCGGCGCCCGCAAATCGCGCCTGAAAATCCATAATGGTGGGCGCCATTTCCGCTTGATGCGGCAGCGTGGCCGACGACAGCACCACGTTCGGCACGATGTTTTCGGTCCAGTTGGCCTTGATGAGCGCGTGGTACTCGTGTTCAGCGTAATCCATGGTGATGGTGGGCTCGTCCCAGTACAACAGGAGCTTGTTGAGCGGGTTGAACGCGTTCATGTAGTACATGGCGTGCCGGTACGACTTGATGTCGCTGATCATGATTTCCACGTTGTCACCCACGCTGTTGTCCACTTTGCGGATGCCGCCCGTGCGGCGGTCGCGCACCACGTCCTTGGCAGCATAGTAATGCAGGCGAATGTTTTCCACGCCGCTGCACCCGAACGCAAACGCGATGCGCTTCTTTGCGGAAATGCAGGCCTTGGCCAGCGCTAAACCCACGTGGCGCGCGGCGCACACGAAAATCACGCGGTAATGCTCGCTCAAGCCAATGGGGGTCAGCGTCTTGCCCGTCCCGGTGGGCGCAATGTACAGCACCAGCTTGGGCGTCGCGTCGTCCTTGAACGCCGTGAAAATTTGCTTTTGATGCTCGTACAGCTTTGTGTCGCCGCACTTGAACACGAACTCGTTCTTTTCCACGTACTCGTGGGCTTTGCCGATGAAGGCGGCGGGATCAAAGTCGGCCTCCACTAAATTGGTCACGTGCTCCAAAAATGCCTGCACGTGCGGGTTCATGTGCTCAATGCTGTTGCGCCTCAACAGGCAGATGCTGTAATAATAATACATCCACTTGGGCCGGGCGGGGGGCGCTGGTGGAAGCGCCGGCGCTTTCTTCTTCTTTGTGCCTTGCACGTAATCCCTCCAGTACGGGTACATGTGCGGGAACCGGTTGTTGAGTAAGTTGAGCAACAGGCTCAACAAGACAAACTCGTAAATCTTCGTTTTTTGGTCGTCCAAATTGCTGGTCGTGTTTTGAATGCGGATCAAGTCCGCTTTTTTCACCAGCTTCTTCTTGTCGGTGTTGGTTTCAAAATCGGACAGCCCGAACGCCTCGCGTATCTCGTCCACGGGCGTCTTGAAATACAGCTCGTACATGTGGGCGTGCATTTCGTCGGAGGGGGCGATTTTCATGTACTGCAGCAACGTCTGACTGGAATTGCGCACAATGCCCACGTTGTGATATCCGTCCCTTATGAGCTGGTAAATCTGCTGCTCGTCGTGGGAATCGGGGACCTCCACGCCGTCCCATTCGCTCTTCGTCAGTTTGCCCTGTGTGAAATCCATGGGTTTGTGTTTGTGTTTGTGTTTGTGTAAGTGCGGCGTCCAGTAAGGGAAGCAACGAGTTACATTTGTGTGTTACTGTATCTTTAAGTGCATTCACACCATTGTTTTTGAATTGCATTCTCCAAAAAATTGATTTTGGTTTAATCCAGTTAAAACTAATGCAGCTATAGAACATAACACCCGTTCAGTTCAAACAATAATGACACAGTCAGGACATTCAGAGAAGCCCTTGAAGCTTGTGAGCCTTGACGGCAACATCGGCTCCGGCAAATCCACCACATGGCACCTGCTGAAGGAGGCGTACAAATCAAGAGACGATGTGCTATTCGTGGAGGAGCCCGTGGATTCATGGCGCCATGTTAAGGATGCGGCAGGAGTGCCCATCTTGACCAATTTCTACAAGGACAAAAAGGCGTATGCGTTCCGTTTTCAAATGATGGCCTACATTTCGCGCCTGGCTCTCCTCCGTCAAACGGTTCGCGAGAATGCAGGGCGCTGTCGCGTGATTGTAACCGAACGCAGCGTGGACACCGACCGCAACATCTTCGCCAAAATGCTCTACGACAGCGGCGACATTGAATATGATGAATATGCCATTTACAACATGTGGTTTGACGAATTTGTGCGCGACCTGCCCGTGGCCGGCCTCGTCTACATTCGCGCGGACCCCGAGACGTGCATGCAGCGCATCATGAAACGAGGCCGCGAGGGCGAGTCCATCCCGCTGGACTACATCAAGAAGTGCCACGACTATCACGACGCGTGGATCAACGGAGACATGACGACATGCAAAAAACTGGTCATTGACGCCAACCCTGAAATTGGAGACAACCGTGTGACAAAAATAATGGAATTCATTGAGGAGCTGGTGTGAACGAAAATCCAACCAAAACAGTTAAAAACATAAAAACAGTTAATCCTTTTTTTCACGCACACATCCAATTCATGGCAAAGGTGGTTGAGTTGCGCGGAATGCTGAAACACGCGTCTCGCACGTCCAGCATGAGCGCCATGTGGCACGCGGCCAGCGCAATCATGGCCAGCATGCGCGGCACCTGTTTCATCATGAAGCGCTGCTGCACCGCATCCTGATGGTCGCTGTCGTCCAGCAGCAAATAATCGGCGCTTGGCGTAATGATCGGAGAGACTTTGCTGCCTTTGTGCCTTAAACGCTGTGCCACCGTGGTGTTGATTTCCGGCGCAAACCGTCGCAGCAGTTTCATGGCTGGAGAAAACCCGCACGCAATGAACATGAGCATGCACAGCCACACGTTGTATTCGGTCACCCGGATAATGTACGCAACGTCCATGGCAACCACGGCCACGTGCAGCCCGCGGCTGGCCCATTTGGCCGCACGGGCCACTGCGAGGATGCGCTGCTCGTCGTCGGGAACGTAGAGCCGCATGGTTTGACGGCTGGGCTCGTGCAGTTGCGCGCTCAGGCCGTAATGGTACATGTTCGTTAGGGTGGACCCGGTATAAACAACGCGCATCAGCGTCGGCGGATGCACGACCGCTAGAAACAGGCTTTGAACGAAGCCAATGCAGGCGGTCCAATGAAACATGATGGCCGAGGGTTGCATGAATTATTAATATTATGCTATACACAACTTGTCTATAATATAATACAGCCCGCAAATATATGAACGCACAAACATCTTAGTATAAACGAGTCGTACTGATACCGAACTTTTTGTTGAAATCACCTATAACATCATCCCTCCAAAATGGAATCGCTCCACGATATTGTTGAAATGTTTGGTCAAAATCTATGAACACTATTTTATAAGTACCGGACAGCACCCCCCCAGTGACCGCGTTTATCTGTTGTGCATTCGCAAGCCCGCGCGAGGTTATCAATGATTGTAAACTAGGACGATTGGCAACAAATTTATAAAACCTATTTTCTTGTTCGGGGGGGTATTGGTAAACAGTGTTGACGTTTACAAATTTGATGTTTCTGTTTGGTATATCGGCAATGTCGTTTGCGGGGTTATCATCCATCAAGCATCCATTCGGTGCGCCAGAATATGTAAGTGGTTCGGAAACCCCCGGTGGTATATCATACCGTTCTCTCAAGATGGCTCTTATCACATCGTACTTTGTGTATCCTTGAAAATTATGTGATTCATTATATGTATATGTCACAGGATTTGAATCTTTATGATGATTTGTGCACAACACTTCCTCAAACATCTCATCCAAATTCATCAGTTGCAACATTCGTATGATTCCGATTTTGTCGCCAGCCGAAAGAATATAAACCACAACTTTCATTTCTTTGCATGCAAGCAGTAACGTTTCCCATGAATAACGTTGCTCGGCTGATCCAAACACATACATTTTAAACTCATCAACCAAACCCTGATCTCTAAATGAATATCTCTCGCGCATACCTATATGCACGGAATCATATGGTCCTAACCCTCCTTTCATTTTCATTCCCAGACTGCGATTGCGACTTCTGCGCAGCTTTCTTCTGGTTTTCCCTCCTCCCCCCAGAAGGCGCACGGTTGGAATGCGTCTCTTATTGCGAAATATGTTTGGATGCACGGCCGGAAACGGGTACAACACGTATATTAATTCCGGATAAGTTTCGTTCTTTAAAATCAATAGATGCTCAAAAATGCTTTTAATTTTAGATTCCGTGGTCAGATTGTCATTGTCATCGTCCTTGCTTATCTTCAAAATGTCGGCAATTATGTCATTCAATAACCCAGCATATGGGTTGCCATCTTCGTCTGTTACATGCAAATATTTTTGCATGAATCGTCTCTTTTCTGCATCAGTGCTTCGTTCTGAAATCAGTGTGGCAAACCCTTTTATTTTCCAATCCGGCAACCAAAAAATGTAATTGGAATGTAAGGGTTGCAATGGGACGGGGGAGGATACTCGCTTTTCTACTGCGGTTGCGGTTGCGGTTGCGGTTGCTATTGGAGAAGAACGTCGTTTCATTGTGAACCGCAGAGGTTTGCCCGAATCAGTAAACACGTCCTGAAACTGGTTCACAGCGCGTTTAAACTCCCTGTAGCATTCCGTTTTATAATTTGCAGGAGGGCATTCATCCTTTTTAATTTTTTTAAATGCGTGAGTGATTAAATTTGCATACACGGATTCATATTCGGGCGGATAATCAATAATGCGACGCAGGATTGCCACCCGATCCTCGTTGTTGGCTTGGACCAAAACATCATACAGCCACTGCATCTTTCCCTTGCTTAAAACAGTTTCCTGTGATTTCCATGTGGACCCTCGTGCAACATGTTGCTTGAACCATTCGGATTCGGAATCGGAATCAGACATACTGCCTATACTATGACCTATACTATGCGTGTTATTTTTTTTTTTAAATGTTTTTATTTTTGCGGTTCAATTCAGCAACAGCTTTTGCCGCAGGGATGGCGGCTTGTACTTCAAAATGTCCAGCTCCTTGGACGTGGTAGGGAAACTGGTCGCGCCGTAAATGTCCTGCAACAGCAGCCACTCAAACATGCCGCCCGGATACACGCGCACGGTTTTGAACCCGAGGCTTATGAGTTGCTGGTATTTTTTAAGCACCGTGTCGTCATTCGCGTTTTTCCCGTACACGATGATCTCTCGGTTCTTCCCCTGCGGTTCGGATAGCATGGCGTTCATGCGCGCCTCTTCTTCGTCAATCGGCAGCGTGCCCGGAATCAGGCACCCCTGCATCCCCGGCGGCAGCGTGTTAATCAGGAGACACGTGTGCTGCGGTGGATGCACATGCAAACGACACACGCACTGCACGTCCTCGTAATTCACTTTAGAAACGGATGCGCTGGAACCCATCAACCCATTCACTTCCCACAAAACAAAACAAAATAATGGGATCCAATAAAATAAATTAGAGAGATATGTTTAATTTATTTTCCCCACGCACACTTTATTCGTTGTTTTCCTAAGAGTCATTCGCATTAGTCATTAGCATTAGTCCTTCGCATTAGTCCTTCGCATTAGTCCTTGTCGTACCCAATGACCGCGCAGTCGATGCGCTTCCCCGCGTGCCCGGTGGTCAGCGAATCATCGTGACCGCCTTTCCCCAGGTCGTCCTCGTCCTCGTGCACGACGAGCGACCGCCCGATGATGGACAGCTCCCCCTCAAACAGAGACACCTTGGTGGTGGAAAAATGGAACGTGCTATAGCGTTCTTTTGTGGCGGTTATGTTGCCGAAATCCCCCGCGTGCGAGTTTGCCCCGGATCGCGACCCGTGGTCCGCATTCGTGGGGTTGAAATGCCCGCCGCAGCTGGTGCAGTCGCTGCTTAACAAGTTGCCGAACTGGTGCACGTGAAACCCGTGCTTGCCCGGCGCCAAATTTTCAATGTGCCCGGACACCTTCACCGGGGAAAACGGGTCGTCCTGCCGGAACGACACGTGACCGCCTTTTAGTCTGCCTTGAAACACCGCGATTGCCTTCATTTTATTGTTGGTATTGGTATTGGTATTGGTATTGGTAAAACAAATGCCATGCGTTTAATATCATATTCGCTTAAATGCTGATTTTGCGCGCGGCTCCTTTTTTTGCGGTTCGGGCCAGACGCAGCGCCTTGCTCCTGTGATTGCACCCGTTCTCCAGAATGGCGAGGTCTACTGCAGCCGCCTTCCCCCCAGTGATCGCGCTGGCCAGCCGCGCGTAGCCCCACGACTGCGGGCTTTGATTCGGGCGCGACCCGGACGAATAAAACGCACCCTCGCCCTTCTTCACGATTTGGCGCAGCGAGCCAACCGAGCACCCCGTGGCTGCCGCAAGTGCTTTACTGGGCACAACGCGGTCCACATGGTACATCCTGCGCGCCACGTCGGTGTGCTTGGATGCCACGTGCGGATACGACTTCAGCTTCGTGGTGCGCCCGTAGTACTTGCCGCGCTTGTACATGCGGCGCGACCGCTTCAACATGGCAATCTGCCTGCGCCGGTCATTGCGCGACAACGCGCGTGGAACGTAGCGCATCGGAACTCGGATCTTGCCTTTCATTTTCATCGGTGTCATATTATTGATTGATTGATGGATTGATGCATGTATATTGCACATAATATAAATGCAACGCAACGCAACTCAACTCAACTCAATGTGCTGCATTTGCGCTTGACGCTGCGCAACCTTGTTCTTTATGATGTAAACTGCCGAGAGAAATAGCAGCGTTATTTCCGTGCTGCTTCGGGTTATTAACGGCGTGTCGTTCATTTGCACGCTGTAATAAATCCACATACTGGACGAAACAATGCTCAAAAAACAAAACAGGAGGGACAAGCTATTGGTGCTCTTATTCTTGTACAGCAAATACATGAAAATGAATCGCCCGAGGACCGACAGGGACGTGGCCGTGTACGGAATCACCTTCAAAGACGGATTGGGCTCGCTTGCATTCATTTGATTCGTTCCACATAGGTATGAACCGAACCGTTGATTTTAATTTGATTTCATCTCACACAATCAACACAATCATTTGATTCATTTGATTCATTTGATTAATTGAAGGACACTACGATCTCAACGGTTTCCTTCTTGATGCTCTTTGTCGCAGAAATGCTCAGCTCTTCGCGCTTCTTTCTTGTTTTATTGTTGCTGTTGCTGTTGCTGTCTTCCAATGAAGCGGCGCCGTTGTTGCGCCGAGACGTGCTGTTGCGCGCGTTCATGTCGTCCTCTATGGCTCCATAGTGGGCCTCAATGTAAGCAACCACCTCGTTTTCCAGCGCCCATTTGAAGAAGTTTAGTTGGCCAATTGTGGTCTGAATGAACGTGCCGTTACCATAAGGGATGGTGATGCGGTCCCACCGACAGAACGGATCAAACCGGCGCTTGCTGTACGCCTTCAGCTTTAGCTTGTAATCCACGTACACCTTGAACCGCCGATTGGCACCCCCAACATCATACACCGTGAAAAACTTCTTCGCGTAATTGGTGGCAAACCAATCAATGATGCGCAATGAAATGGGCGACTCTCCGTTGATGATTTTAAGCATCGTCTCCAAATTGTTGTTCTGATTGTAAAACTTCATCAAATTTTCCATGAGCAAATCGTTTTGGGTGGTGTAATTGGACGACATGGTTGACATGGAATCAAGGTTCAATGCATGACATGCCAGTGTGTGTTTAAACCGTTATTTAGTGAAAATGTTTATAAAAATGCATTGCATCCGACAGGGGTGGGGTGGGGGGGTCATATGACGACACAAAAATAATGTTACTGTTATATATAATACAAAATACAATTTGCAACCACATTCTATGGCGTCTGCAGGTGACGTGTCACCGTTTTCACCCGTCCCCGATTCACCCGTTGGCGATTCTTTGACCCCGCATCCACTGATACGCGCCGACTCGTTCGGAATACAGGAGTACATTGACCGCTTGCACCGCATTGCACAAGTTGCAGAATCTCATGCGGTCCAGGCCTCGCGCTCAGCTCATGCCGCCCGAGCGGCTGCCCGACTTGCTAAACGCACGGCCAAACAAGTCGCATCCATGTTAAGACGCCCTCAAGGTGGTGGCAGCAGCCGCCGCCGCCGCCGCTGCCGCACCCGACGACACAAACATTAACATTAACTGCAGCAGAACATTATAATATTCAATTATAATATTTTCATATATCAATACATTATTAATACAATTATCAATACATTATCAATGCAACAACTGTACTTGGTTTACATTGTTTTAGCGATTGCGGTCATGTGCATTGGGCTGCGCATGTGCTCCAACGGCCAAAAAGAGGGGTTTGCGCTGTCTCCGGATTCTTTCCCCACGTACCCGCTCCTGCACAACGACTACCCCCTGAAAAACCCCGGCGGCTTATCCAACCTGTCGGCCGACGACTTGTGGTCCTACTACCCCGTATTTGACAACAGCTACGGTCAGTACACCAACAACGTGCGCTACTGGGCAGTGCCCGACAACGGCAAATGCTCGCGTGCCGAAGTTTGCTGCAGCCTCTACGACAGCAAACCCATCAAGAAGATGCGCATTGCGCCCGTGCCCAAACCCATTTCGCTGAATGCGGATGCACGCCGCGTCAACTTTTACGCATCGGATCCCATGACGTGCCCGGACGCCGCTGCACCCGACGTCGCCAACTGTCTTCATTATGGACACAAAACGAATTCGCTCACGCCGCCGTACCAGCCCACAATGCTTGACAGTTAATATCTGCGTCGGGTGCGCCCCTGCGCGGAAGCTCTTTGCCGCCGTGAAACCACAGTTGACGTGCGTTGCCTTCTCCTGGGTTTTTCCTTGGGTTCTTCCACGTGTGCCACGTGTGCCGGTGCCGGTGCCGGTGCCGGTGCTTGTTCTTGTTCCTGGTCATCACACCGCTCGTCTTCATACTCGCGAGACAGGATTGCCCCCATTTTTTTAGCGACGTTGGTTAGGTTTATAGTATATGCCGTCAACTAAATTTGTCAAAACGGAACGCACCAATGGATTGCAAACACGCTTAATCCATCTATAATCCGGTGCGCGGAATGTGCACCTCCTTGATGAACGCCTTGATGATTTTCTTGTGCGCACTGTCGTCGCATTCAATGTTCTTGTACAGCTCTTTGCATATCGTCTGATATTCAACGTGCATCTTTTCCTTGGTTTCCCACCCCGGGTGCGCATCCATCCACTCCTGAATAATGCGCGTCTGATAGCAGGACGCCATATAAATGAACTTCTTCACGTACGCGTTGTCCTCGTCTTTGATCCACTCGTCCGTCTTCACGTACATGGTCTCACGCTTCAAGTCGGTGCAGTGAATCGGGCGCTTGTGCACATCCATGCCTTTCAAATTATTAACGATGATGGAGCTCACGCCCTCCACAATCCCCTTTGTCTTCGTGTACTCCAAGTCTTGCAGCGTGATTTTGAGAGTTTTGACAAAATCGCTCAGCTTGATGGCGTCCTTGCACTCCGTGTTCAAAAACATGTTCAGGTTGAACTGCGTGTTGTGCGTCGTGGTGTTGACCACGTTGTTGCTGCCAATGCGCGGCGTCATCTCCTGGATGGTTTGAATGAGCTGCTTGTTCTGCTGCGTCATCTCGCGCAGCACTTCCTGGTTTTTGGTCATCATCTCGTGGTTCTTGTCAAACATGGTGTTGCGGTCGTTCAGCAGCATCTGCACCATGGTCTTCAAATCCATCAGCTCCTCATTCTTGTCCGCAATCTCTTGCGTCTTTTTGGCCACCATTGCAATTTCTTTTTCCACCACAGTCAGCGACATGGATGTGTCGGATGCATCGGACGCATCGGACGCAGTCATTGCCTTGCACGTCTTCTTGTGATTGTAGAGAGACGACCGCAACTCAAATGTTTTGCCACACGCGCACGCGTTGGATGTCGCATGGGGTGCAGATTTTATTTTGGCTTGGTGCTTTTCAGTTTCACAATGTTGGGTCATGTGGCTTTTTCTCGTGCACGAATAATTGCACACATCACATACAAACCGAGTTTGTTGAGTATCATCATTCATTTTATTACAGACAATGCTAAATCAATTGGATATGTGTTTATATACTTATACATAAAAAATTGGATATTTGCCTATTTTCATCTAGTGTTTTAAAACGGTGCACGTTATTAATGTTTTACACCATACATGGTGTGCATAAAAACATAGAGAAATTCGGATTATGGTCTCAGCCTAGGCTCGTTTTATTTAAAAATAAAACAAAAATAGGCAACAACAAATGGGTTCATATTTAACATGCATTATGATGTGGCGTTTTTATATTGCTCATGTATCCTTATGTAGCGCCTATTTTTGTTTTAAAACCAAAATAGGCACGATGCATTTTGATGGGTCACATGTCACAATTTTTGGGACAAAAAAACTGGTTTTTTTGGATCCATTTTTTGTGTGACCATTATGCTCTCGGTTTCGCATGATTATTACATGAAATATTTTTGTTATTTTCTCGATTCGAATTTGCACAAGAGTCAAAAAAATTCTGGAAAATGGACAAGAATGATGTCCAAAATCGAGATCGACGAAAGACTTTTGGGAAAATTCGACGCGTACTAGGTGTTTTGCGGAACTTTTTGGGAACGCATTTTGATAGACCATATATGCAGTGGTTAATAATACAACTTAATTATTTCCAATAATTCATTGTTTTCATCATTTTCAATACGGTCAATCTGTATTTGAATTTCATATATAAGACGATCCAATTTGTCCACCATGTCCACGCCCTTTCCATCTGGATTGAATCGTATGAATATCCATTTTCCACTGTGTATCATGTAGAGATCATCATACCGTAATTCTTCATCCTTGGGGTCATACCCTGCATGTCCAAACTCATCAGTCTCAATGCAAAGAAGCGTTGCACCAATCAGTTTCCGATGATCAATGCGTCGCCGATGCGTACAGTCGCAGTGTCCTGTGTATAATGGTTTATCATGAATGAATCCTTCAAACACATCATTGATTGCATTGCGAACCCGGATTTCCTTCGTGTGTGTGTAAATGACTTTGCTTCGTTCATCGTTGGGAAATACTTGCTTGAAACAGGTTGCACAATATCCATCATATGAAGTTGAACCACATCGCGAATCTGGCCAAGTGATGCAGTTTGGACATCGTTTGCCACCTCCGTGTTCAATGCACTTGTCTGTTTGGCCAATGGCAGATTTGGTACAATCTGGTTCATTACATCGTTTGCCACCACCATGTGCAGCGCACTTGTCCGTTTTGCCAATGGCAGATTTGGTGCAATCTGATTCATTACATCGTTTGCCACCACCATGTGCAGCGCACTTGTCCGTTTTGTCTCGGGCAGCCTTCGTGCATCCCGGTTCAACACAACGTAATCCGCCGCCATGTGCTTTGCACTTGTCCGTTTTGCCTTGGGCAGCCTTCGTGCATCCCGGTTCAACACATCGTTTGCCACCTCCATGTTCAATGCACTTGTCCGTTTGGCCTTGGGCAGATTTAGTGCAACCTTGTTCAATGCAACGTAATCCGCCACCATGTTTAACGCATTTATCTGTTTTACCTTCGGCACCTTTGGTGCAACCTGGTTCAATGCAGCGATTACCGCCGCCATGTGCTTTACATTTATCGGTTTTGCCAACGGCACTTTTTGTGCAATCTGGATACACACATCGTCTTCCGCCACCATGTTCAATGCATTTATCGGTTTTATCTCGGGCACTTTTGGTGCAACCGGGTTCAACACAGCGATTACCGCCACCATGTTCAATGCATTTATCGTTTTTACCAACGGCACTTTTGGTGCAACCTGGTTCAATGCAGCGATTACCGCCGCCATGTGCTTTGCATCTATCGGTTTTGCCAACGGCACTTTTGATACAATCTGGTTTAATGCATCGCTTGCCGCCGCCATGTTTGATGCATTTATATGTCTTACCTTCAGCACTTTTGGTGCAACCTGGTTCAATACATCGTTTGAGGGTTCGTGGCATTAATGTATTACATTAATCAAGTTTAAATTTTAATTCAATTTTAACCGTAATGATTACAATTGGATATCGCGTGTGTGCCTATTTTTATCTAGTGTTTTAAAACCATTTGATAAGTGCATAATTCGCATGCAAGTCAATGCGGCAATATTTCACACATTTGAACGGTCATGGTCTCAGCCTAGGTTTTGTTTTATTTAAAAATAAAACAAAAATAGGCAACCGAATGTTGCAAAATATTCAATGCATAATGATGTGGTGAAAATGCGTTGTTCAAAAAGTGTTATGCAGCGCCTATTTTCGTTTTAAAACAAAAATAGGCAAATTCGGATTCGGAAGCGGGTCACATGTCATAAATACTTCGGCCCAAAAAATCGGTTTTTTTCCTTCTTAAAAACATGTGACCATTATGCTCTCGTTTTTACACGTTTATTACATAAATTAATTTTGTTATTTTTTCGATTCGAATTTGCACAAGAGTCGAAAAAATTTTGAGAAATGGACAAGAATGATGTCCAAAATCGAGATCGACGAAAGACTTTTGGGAAAATTCGACGCGGCGCTAGGTGTTTTGCGGAACTTTTTTGGATCAATGTCTGATACACCATATATGCTGTGGTGTTTTTTGCACCTTGTGAAAAACCAAATTCCCCTAGCGGGTTACGATAACAGTTTACATGCGTTTGGGTTGTCCATTTCATTTTTTTTTATATTGACAATAAATATAACCCAAATGAGTATTTTAGAACGTGCAAAAAGAACGCTTTCCCATCACGCATTTGCGGAGGGTCATAATCCAGATCCAGCATCGTATGCTGTTCAGACATTGAATAATATTATTCATGACAACACTCAGCATGATTGGTACCACATCTATAAGGGTGCAAGGCATGATTTTAGAGGTATATTCCAATGTTTTGATGAATTCTGAATTCAACTACAAGCACATAACAGAACTAAATGAGTATAAGGGTGATTTAGGTGATCTGTTACTGAATTACTGTGGGCATAATAATCTTTTTAGGAGAAACTGTGACAAATTGCCCGGGTTGGTGGCAACCGGACGCGAGATAGTAGCCAAACTGTTGCAAGATGGAAAATTTAAACAATTTTGCAATAACATTTATCCATTTGATTATGATCAAAGAGGAGTTGTTCACATAAATTATAGAAAACGCAATTTCAAAGTTGCACTGTTTATGCATGACGATCTTGCAAGTTTCATGAACGCATTATTTGTAGATACCAGCCATATTAATGATCAAATTGAAGAGTACACACGACCAATCAAATGTTGGCTATCTATGTTTTTTTCTGCAAAAACGTTACGCAATATTAATGAGAATGTCCGTGAGGAACACCGTACTGCATTGGCGTTGTCATTCAATCAACAATTCCTTGATTATCCATCCACAATAGTAGAAAATGTAATTAAAGCAATGAAATCAAGGGGCTTTGCATCAAGTGTTGAATCAAGTGACAGTAGCCATAGCCGTAGCACTAGCCCTAGCCATCACCGTAGCCGTAGCCGTAGCCGTAGCCATAGCAGAGGTGGTGCGCGCAAGAGAACAGCGCGTGTCCCCAGAAAACAACGCAAACAATGCAAATCCCGGAAACAACGCAAATAACGCAATGCAATGATGCGCGCATATGAATTGGACACTGTGGTATCCGATAAAAAAGGTTTTTTTTATAAACATAATGCATGATATAACACAATCAAATGTTTTCAGCATTAACAGAAAGTGCGAAAAACATAAGAGACAGTGCAAAAAAACGTGCAAGAAGCATAGGAGAATTTGCGAAAAACCATGCGAAAAGCATTAAGAGTAAGGTTGCAAAATTAGTATACGTAGATAGTTATAATCCAGATACAAATCCAGCATTGTATGTTGTTGACACATTGAATGAGATGATTGATCTTGTAAAACATTCAAAATATCGTACTAAAATTTATGAGCATGCCCAGAGAGTTTTGAACAGCATATTCAGATGTTTTAATAGTTTCGATTACAAGCACATTGATGCCTTAAACATAATCCCCTATCATGATCCTTACGGTCAAGGGAAACACATCCTCACGCCTTTAGGCGACCTGTTAAAATTTTTCTGTGGGTATGATTATCTGGAAAAGCATGACAGCGAATTTGTAGGTCAACAGATAGATTGGCCTTACAATTATAAAATACTTGCCAATGTGGTAGAATCCGGACGCACGATAGTAAAAGCACTGTCGAAAGATGCACAATTTCAAACATTTTGCAAGGACATTGTACTACAGAAATATAATGCTTCCCGTGGAGAATATTACATAGATCATGATATACGTAATTTCAAAGTTGCACTTTTAATGCATGGCGGGAATATTGCAAGTTTCATGAACGCATTAAGTGTGGGCGGCGACCCGGTTGTTGGATATTATGAAAAGTACAAACGAACAATCAAATGTTGGCTATCTGCGTTTTTTTCTGCAGAAACGGCTCGTGTGTTTAATAAATTTGCTGATCAAAATCCGAAAACTGTGGATCGTACGAAGTTGCGGTTGTCACCAGACAAATTCAGTGGTTATCCAGAAAGAATAGCAGCACTGGCGTTTTTTCGCCCAATTCCAGATGTTGTGCCCCAGTATTATGCTAATGTCGTTAAAAGTATACAAGATTTTTGTAGAACTGTTCGTACGGAAGTTGCTGAATGTGACATTTGTTGTGACGAATTTAAAAATGCAAAAACTGTAAATGGTTATGATATTGGACGCCAATGTCCAAATGACACATGCCATAGTGCACACCCATTTTGTCAAGATTGTGCTAAAAAAATGAATAGATGTCCATCTTGTAGATCACTACTTGACGACACAAAAAACCATATACCCGAGTTTTTGAGTCAATTGCATGGAATGAAACATAAATTGGATGAAGCTTCTAAAGCATATGCAGAATTTCCTCATGGCGCATGTGGCGATGGCGATGGCGATGGCGATGTACTCCCCGAATTTATGCTAACTGCATGTGATGATTTTAAACAACGCATTAACATAACAAAAATTAAACAACAAGTAGATAAATTATTGGAACAGTTGATTGAGATTCAAGATGACATGAACGGCCCTAGCCGTAGCCGTAGCCGTAGCCCTAGCCCTAGCAGAGGTGGTGCGCGCAAGAGAACAACGCGTGTCTCCAGAAAACAACGCAAACAACGCAAACAACGTAAACAATGCAAATCCCGGAAACAACGCAAATAACGCCGATCCATGGATAATCACATAATCACATAATCACATAATTGGTAATCCTATCCAGCCTTTGACATCAGCCTTTTTGGCCTTGGCATCCTTGTGTTTAGCATCTGCATCCTTGTGTTTAGCATCTGTGAATGCAGATGCATCCTTGTGTTTAGCAACATGATCCGGCGTCCATTGCACCGGATGATGCGCATCGTGTGCATCGTACGTCGGGCTGTCCGTCATCAAGATGTCGTAATTCTGCTTGACGTAGTACGCCCGTCGTTTGTACCACTGGTTCCGAAAGATGTCCTGCTGGTCCACGATGTCAATGACCAGCGGGCGCCCGTGTTTCACGCGCAGAATGCGCCCCACGGACTGACACACGTCGGTTTTCGGTGACGCCATAATGAGCGTGGTCAGCGTCTTGATGTCCAGGCCCTCGGATGCCATGGCGTACGTGGCAATGATGACTTTGCGCGACTCGCTGGCTTTCAGGTCGGCTTCCTTCATGCCGCCGATGTAGTACCCGACTGATGCAATCCCCCGGTGCTCAATCGCCTTGTGCAGGTACGTGAGCAGCGACTTGTTGTGCCCCAGAATCATGACTTGCTGCTCCGGGTTCTCGGCCAGCTCTTTTTGTAAAACGCGCAGGATGAACTCGCTGCGGTGCGCGTAATCACACACGCGCGAAATCATCGTGCTGAATTTCGGGTTGCCGCGATAGTCGTACTCCGTCTCGTTGAACGCGGCGTCGTCCACGCAGTAATTGATGGCTTTGACGACCACGCGGTGCTCCGACGCCGCCTTCTCCTTGTGCACCACGTCGCCCAGGAACATTTTGAACACTTTGGTGAGCCCGTCCTTGCGTTGCATGGTGCCCGACAGTCCGAGCGTGTAGAGCGTGGTGACCTTCAGCATGCACTGGCAGAACACTTCGGCGCCCATGTGGTGCACCTCGTCAAACACCGTGAGCCCGAAGCTGTCAAACATGTCGGCGGGGTACTCCTTCATGGACAGCGACTGCAGCATGCCGAGCACGATGTCCTTGTCGTCAATGTCCACGATTTGGCCCTGGATGCGGCCCACGCGCGCGCCCGGCAGAAACTGCTCAATGCGCTCTATCCACTGGTTCATTAAGAAGGACTTGTGCACGACCACCAGCGTTTTTCGGCGGAGCTGGGCCAGGATATAAAGCGCCATCACGGTCTTGCCCTTGCCGGGGTCCACATCCAACAACCCGCCGCCGCCGGCGCCCACGTGGTTCAAATACTTTCGCACGATGTCTTTCTGGTAGTCGCGCATGTCGCCTTGGAACGTCACGGCAACATTTATTGTGTTACCGGCGCCGATTTTGATGGCCTCGGGTGGACCGTACGCGCCGATGCCAAAGTAGCGGGGGACGTACATTTTTTGCGGGGACTCGCGGTAAATGGGATACGCAGCGGGTTGCACGGGGGCTTTAGGAATGTACGGGCGGATCGTGAGTTCCGTGCGAATGTACTTGCGCTCGTCTTCGTCCAGGTTCTCCTTGTGAATGGTGTACCCACGGGGGCCCAAGTAAGTGGCGATTGCATTGGATGCATTGGATGCATTGGATGGCGATGGTTGCATTTATATTGTGTTGGATTGTGTTGGATTGTGTGTTTATGTTTTTGTTTCAATTTTAATAAAAAATATTATGTGATAATAATTATAAAACGCATATAATTATTAATACCCGCACTATGGAATCTCTCTATAAATCCGCAAGAAAACACGAATTATTGTTGACCGTGCTCATTGTTTTGTACATTGTTCTCAACGTGCCGACACCAAGCATCATCGCATCCTACGTGGACACGCCTTTAGGCAACATTGCAGTGGTTGTCATTGCGCTGTCGCTGTTCATGCACTCGCATGCGGTTGTCGGCGTGCTGGGTCTGTTTGCGGCGTACGTGCTCATTCGTCGGTCTTCCAGAAGCGCAGCAATTGAGTCATACGTCCCCAGCGAGAGGCGCAAAAGCGAGGAGCTGTCGGCGTTCAACCAGTTCCCCGTCACGCTGGAGGAGCAAATGGTGGCGTTGAGGGCCCCCTTGGCCGACACCGCGGTTGGCAGCGGCACGGCGTCGTTTCACCCCAATCAACTGGACCAAACGTCGCTGGGGTACACGCGGATTTAATCTGTGCCAACTACTGTCGCGGTATCAACGGTGTTGCCGGCCATGTATTTTTTAATGGCGTCAAAGTGTGTGAAGCACCAATACACCAGCCATAAAACGAACATGATGAGAATGCCCCACAGCACGTTCACCATCGTGTTCTGTGCCACATCATTAGAGCCCGTAGACGCAGACGCAGACGCAGACGCAGACGCATTGCTGTCGTCATTGTTGTTGGGGTTCACCACTTCGTACAGCACGAACTCTTCGGCGTCACCCGAATCGGAAGCAAGTGTGGTGGGTCCACCCTTGCTTTTTTGCAACAACGCCAGTGTCGGCGCAACCTTGATGCCGCTGGCCACCAGGTTGTTGATGGGCCCCGCTACCGCAATGGGATCCGCAAACACAGCGTAGTAGTAGTTCCCGCTGCATGAATCGTATGGCAGGGTGCCGTTGTACACGTAATACGCCTTGGCGGGAATGAAATTATTGGCGTTGACGTCCTGGTTGACGGCGGCAGATGAAGTCATGGCAACCGTGCCGGCATTCAGCGTGTTGGCGGCTTGCACAATGGCGTCTAAACCGGAGTCGGCGCCCGATGCGCCCGAACTCAGTGAAATGGGGACGCTAACAATGAGGCCGTCCGCGTCGCGGGCTTGACTGCCTTGATTTCCGGGGTTGATGGAATGCACGATGAGCAACTCCGCGTCGGCTGCGGCGCCGTTGTATGTGTGCAGCGACGGCTTGTAAATTCGGATTTCGGTTGGCGTGTACGTGCCAGAGGTGTAAAACGAAACCTGGCTACTATTGCTGTTGCACTTGATGGCCAAGTGGCTGAGGTCTTGCGCCAGTGTCACGGGCTGTCCGGACAGCATGTTGGCATCGTACACGCAGTTGAACGTCCCTGCAATCGGGTTCACGTTTCCCTTTGTCGGAATGTCAATGGGCGCGGTTGCATTGCATGACGTCATTGGGTGCAAGTTTTATAATGATGTTATTGATATGTTTGTTATGTGTTATATTGTTATATATGAGTATATAAAATAATATATTATTTAATCGCGCTGACGACTCACTCAACTGCAACGATTGACGAGGTTGTCAATTGGCGGTGGGCTTGCCATGCCACTTTGAGCCGGCGACAGTTCTCCCCCAAGCGAAAAAACAGGTGAATTGGGTATGTTGCTCCCGTATTGGTGATAAGGGAGGTTTGCCCCGGAAAATGACGAGGGTGACAACGCAGACAATCCTCCGCGCATGGCGCCGCGCCGGTGCTTCTTGCTACTGCAGCGACACTTGCCACGGCACTTGCAACTGCTGCGGCGCCTCTTGCTACTGCAGCGACACTTACGCTTATTTCCGCTACGCTTATTTCCGCGCTGCTTGCTTTTGCCTCCGCGACGGTGCGCAAATCCTCCGGATTGAGTGCGTGGCACTATGTTGTATCCGGCGTGTCCAGCAAGGGCCGCTGCACTTCCACCGGCTCCAGGACAACCACGAACTCCGCCGACAATGCTGCCATATTGGTTCGTAAAATGCGCATTTGAGGGGTTTGCGCCGCCCGCAATGGTGGGTTGCAGAATTTGATTGGCACTGAGACCGGCACCGGCACCGGCACCGGCACCAGGAACGGGTGAATGGCCCAAAGATGACATAATCAGATATGATCAGGTGGTTTATACATACTTCCGATATTTTATTTATCCGGGCAGGTTCCTTTGCACTTGTTTTCAAAGTAGTAGTAGTCCAGCGGTTTGGGGGCACCGTTTGCGCCGTGCCTAAAAATGGGGCCGTGCTGGTTTCCCGACACGCACGACTCCTTGGAATCCATTTTAGCCCAGACGCAGCACGAGGTGGCCGTGCAGGAGTGCTTGCTGAGCTTGCCGCACTCTGTTTCCAACTCGGCGGGTTTGCCTAAATGCGATTTGCAAAAGCCTGCAGCGAGCTTCTCATGCAATGAATCGGGTTGGTCAAACGTTTCCACAACCACGGTTTTGGAGCCCGGCCTGTCACCAGACCCAGCGCTAGAACCAATGGCGTCGTTTTCGGTGATGTCCATGCCGATGTGCACGCCCATGATTTGCTGATACACGAGCGCGCCAATGATGGTGACCACCACAATGGATATGGCTGCAATGTTTTCAATGAAGTAATTACCGAACCGTTCTGCCAGCTCAACCAAATTAACGCTGCTGCTGCTGCCGCCATTGCTTGGCTGAGAATCATTCATCCTGATACGAGAGAAAATGTAAAAAAATAATATATACTGTGCATATTTTATTTATTTTTGACGTTGCTTGTGGTGCGTTTGGATTTGTGTTTGGGTTGTTGCAGAGGTGCAATTGGGGTTTCAGAAAACGAATACCATTCCGGTGCGGTTCGGTTTTTCTTCCAGGTGGCAATGCGCCGTTTTTCGGGCGACATGTAGTATGCCCGATACGACTCCACTGCATTGCCGCTGCGCGCCTTGTATTCGTCCGGCATGGCCAGTGCAAAGGGCGTGAGGCCCGCACGGGGGCACGGGAAGAGCTCGTCGCGCGGCACGTGGCGTCGCAGCAAGTGGGCAACGGCATACGACCGATGGAATTTGGTTTCTGGGTGGCCGTATCGGAAACGCCACTCCTCGTGCAGTGCTTCCACGAGATCCAGCGTCCAGATGAAGTTGTCGCGCGATGTGCGCACCCAGATGCTGACGGGGTGGTTCAAATGCGCTTGTTTGTAAAGTTGGTCCTTGATGGGCGTGTCGGGTACCAGGACGTGCATCGCCGTGCACATCATTTGCACCGCCTCCAACAGGATCTTGCTGACGTGCTTGTCCATGTAGGCTTCAGCGGCTTCGGTCGGGATCAACGAGAGAATAAAGAGATTCATTACGACTGTTACGACTGTTGTGGACCTTGATTCAAATGCTAAATTGGAATCAATTTTTTTTTGTTTGTCAGTTTATATACACGATGATCACGATGAGGAGACGCACCAATCGCAAACGCAAACGCAAAGGGGGCGAGATAACGCACAAGGCCAAGTCCCGAGTTCACTCCGAGGGCGATACCCGATCTCAACAATTATCGGATGATGGCGTGTTTTTTCAATCCTCATCGGGTGAAACGTTAAGAGCGCAAAGAGACGCATCCCGGTTGAAGCGGCGGTTGCAAGAACTGCCGGTGGAGGAGGTTCCCCTGGAACTCGTGGCGTCGGCTCCCCTCCTGGACGACGACGACGACCCCAATGCTGATATGTACGACGAGATAGGTTGGACTCCTCATAATCCAGCCGGCATAGAGATTCCGGACACTACTACTCCCAGACACGCTCCATCTCCGTCAAGCTTTCAAGTGATCGGGTACAACCAGCATCCCATGTTACGTACTGAACTGAATGAAGCGAAGCTGATGGCAGACTCCGAGAAAAACGGGAAGTTGCGGGGCCAAGACTATGCGGTTGTCCATGCGCATGGAGCGATCGGCAATGAGCTGTCATCCAACATGAAATTACTTGCCAATAAATACTTGAGAATAGTGGAGTTGGGAAAAGCGGGACAAATTGTCGGGATATATCCTTCAATTAGTGTGGAAGTAAATAAAATCATGCGAGACCCCCACAATTACGCCATGTTTGATAACACCACTGAAGGAGAAGAACGGAGAGCGGAAGTGTTCCGCAAACTGTATCCTTATATGGGGGAGAGCACAGCGATCAATGACGGATTAACATTGGTAGATATTACTCACGAACGATTGTTTACCGGCGAACTGGATGACGAAGCGATACCGGACAATCATAAAATTACACACAACACGTTTAAAACTTTATCCAATGGCGTGTTCGTGCCGGTGGACTACACCAAAGACAGTTCCACCCCCTACCTCGCCAATAAGCGGTTGTTTAAACTGTATCCAGGGACGTCGTTTCTTAGCAAACAAACAACCATGCACCTAGTGAAAACGATGCTTCCCATTGCAATTCGTGAAAACCGGCGCATCAACTTGTTCGTCATGTCGTGCGCCGTCATTCAGACGCAAGGCGACGACGTGTATGACAATCTGCAGGAATCAAAACCCGGCACCAAAAACCCAGCAATAGAAATGCTTACACTCTCCAAACGGTACATGGCAACTCTTAACACATTAATAGACGACTTCAGGATAAGGTTTATCGATAATAATGTGCATCTTCATCTGCAAAAAAAAAGAACTCCGGACGAGGCGCTAGAGATTGTGGTACGCATCATTGCATTCTATCAAATCAAATTCAAAGCGTTCGTGAGCTCGTACTATACCAACATACAACGAGTGGAAGAAGCATTCAGCTTTTCAATACCAGGCTCGCGTGTCGTCTCGGACGCGCTGCTCGTGGAATCCAATGCCGCAGCAATCCAAACCGCATGGTTCGGCAAATACCTAAACGAATTCATCAAGGTTAAAATGTATTTAATGCATGAGTTCGTGAATGCATTCTCATCCCGGTTGTCCCTGATGAAAGATTTACTGGACACTGCATTGAATGTGGTGAAGGAGTTTAGAGACCGTGTTGACCCGAATAAGTCATCCAGAGAACTGGACACCGCTTTGCGGAACACCACGGAGATGCAACAATACTTTGATCGTCTTATTGAGCTGCGCAATTACATAATGGCGAGCTCGTTCATACATTATAAAAAATACGTGGATGTTGCCCAGATGTACCAGAAAACGAGAGCGCACGAGCTTTACGACCAGCTCACCGAAGACATGGATTACGACCGGTACGATAGGGATGAAACCGGGAAGACGACCCTCAAAAATCCGCTGCCGCCGGGAAATTTCCGAAAAACGGCGCGGTTTATGCACAAATATCGGGAGCTACCCAATTTTGACGAGGCATTTGAACGGGCGCGCAAAACACGGCGGCGCAAAAAACAAGACAAGCGCATGACGTTGTCGGTTTAATACGCGCCGGCAATCAAAGTTATTAAATTTATTATATTGGGTAACGATATAATATAGTATAGTATACGCAAGATCAAGATGCCTTTAAGGACGCTGAAACGTTGTTCGCGACGGGCATACAAGGCGGGAGAGTGTTACAATTTCCAGGCGCTGGGGTGTGACGTGATGAACAAACCCAAAAAGACAAAGAAACGGATCGCTCTTTTTTTCAAGAGCGTGAAGGAGCGCGAAAAATACGCAAGGTCCAAAACCGGAAAACGCGCATTAAGCCGGTGTGATCGGATTCGCCGGTATTCGGTAATGAGCGCCACTTCACATTGAAACGCGCTTGGTGCGTCATTTTATTATATATGTAATGTATTACTAATACAAATGTCATCATCTCATCACAATTTTAAAAATAGCATTTTAATCGTAGTGTTTAATTATTCTTATTTGATTCATGATAACAAACCTGTAATCAAAAAATTATATGAAAAGCATTTCAAGCAATTGATTTTTTATGCAGATTACCCGATTGAGAATGATGATGAGGTGAATTTCATACCGATTAATTATGGATACAATGCCCATAAAATTTTTAATCATTTTTATGAAAAGTACAAATCAACGATAGATGCAAGTGATGGTGTTTTTTACACGATGGATGATAACATCATAAATGTTAACATTCTAAATTTGTTTGATTCTTCCAAACTCATATACTATTACATTGAAGTTAAACCGGTGGATGCTCATACCGGATGGTGGTGGGACAGTAATTGCGATGGCAAATACGGCAAACATGCAATACACCGGTTAATGCAGGATGATGAATTTAAAAAATGCGACATCAATGCATTTTCGGGGCATGGCGCGGCAGGTGATTGGTTTTATTTGCCGAAAAAATATTTAACACCCGCGTTATTTCATTTGTTTGACTTATTTTCCAAGCATGAAGTGTTTTTGGAAATTGCAATCCCGTCCGTTATCAATAATATGGAGAAGGACAAATCGCAATACCAACAATTCACAGATGAAATATTGTGGGGTGATAGAGACAAATTTTCAAACAAAGAACATGTTTACAACTCGTTGAATCACGATCACCATTTTATTTTGCATCCAATCAAATTCAAGACTTGCTCATATGCGGTTGAATGGTTGAACGACATTTTCCATAAAGAAAAATGCGTGGTTATAACGACCATTAATGCCCCCACGGAAACCATCCTGAAACACATAAAAAACGAGGAATACGATGTGATCATTGTGGGGGATCACAAAACCCCCAGCGAACATTATGCCAATTTGAAATGCATATATTTGGACATTCCGTCCCAAAAAAAACTGTTTCCCGAGCTGAGCGAGTTATTGCCGTACAATCATTACTGTAGGAAAAATTTGGGGTATCTTTATGCGATTAAAAAGGGTTACAAAATAATTTACGAAACGGATGACGACAATGTGCCTCATGACAATTTTGACAGGGTTTTGCAATGCAATGACGGCCTTCAAATGATCACGGAACAAAACAATGCATGGATCAACATATTCAAATATTTTACAAACAATGGGTACATCTGGCCCCGTGGATTCCCGCTGAGTTTATTGAAACATAATCCGAATTATTTAATTCAACCCACGGACAAAACCCCCTCCATAATAAATGGATTAGTTGAAAATGACCCGGACGTGGACGCCCTGTTCAGAATCATATGCAATCATCAACATTGCATTCAATGGGAAAAAAATAAACGCATCATGATAAACAACCGCAATGTTTGCGTTTTCAATTCTCAAAACACGTTTTGGCTGAATCCAGAGGTGTTCATGTGTCTATTAATACCATGTTCCGTGTCGTTTCGGTACTGCGACATTCTGCGCGGAATAATAAGCAACGCGATTTTGAAAAAAACGAACAATTACATGATGTACTCGTCGCCGAATGTCACGCAATACAGGAACGAGCATGATTTGATGAGCGATTTCAAGAGTGAGTATGAAATGTACATTCACAATGAAAACATATTGAATTTCATTGAAAATAAAAAATATTTATACCTCATTCAGTCTGCATCCAAATTGCCGGACATATACAAGTGTTTAAAAAATTGCGTGCATCGGGATGTTGTGCTTTTAAGTTATAAAGAATCCACTTCAGATACTTCCATATTTTATCCAGGTTCCACATGGACCACCGGTAGAAATCGGTTAAGAGAATATGGTTTGAATTTGAAAAAAAAGTATGATTATTATATTTTTTTAGACGATGATGTTTCATTTGCATATTGTTCACAAGAAGATGGTTTTACCATATTTGAAGGATTACTTACAAAATATAACCCATTTATTGCAAATCCGAATTATGATGGGTATTACTTGACATATGGAATAATTCCATCGGTTGAAGCGCATACAACTATATGGTTTGACGGAATGTTCAATGCGTTTTCAAAAGAAGCATTTTTTTCAAATCAAATATTTCCATACATACATAAATTTGATGACAACTCATGGTGGATGTCGCAATACGCCATGATTATTTTATGTTCAGTTTATGACAAAGAAGTGCTATTATTTCCTGGTTTAAAGATAAACAATGTCAATCATTCCGAATATCCAAAAAATGATGGTTGGAAAGAAACTGAAGATTTTATTTTTAATAATGTAATAAGTATCTCGCAACTAGATGCAATCCACGATACAACATCGCAATCAATATTTAAAATTGCTGAATTTCTGAATGTGGTATTGAGAAAGTTCCAAAAAATAAATTGCATTGATGTTGGGTGCGCAATTGGAGATTTTAGAAATTTAATAACCCATGCAAATGTGTTTTCAATTGGAATTGATCCGCTGATTGAACAATATAAACACTGGCACAATCATTTAAATAAATTTACTATTTTGCATAATGTTGCCATAGACAATGAATCTGGCAAAAAAATGTTTAACATAACAAATTCTCGCGACACATCATCATTGTTTGAATTTAATACGGAATTGACAACATCTGAATGCAATCTAACCCATTTTTACATACCGCCCAGCGTGATTCACCAGATAACAACTATAATTGAACAAAAAGAAGTAGAAACTCAACCATTGAAAACGATAATTGAAAAATATTTAAAAAATGAAATTATACACATTTTAAAAATTGATGCACAAGGCAATGACCTAAATGTAATTAAATCTGCCGGAAATTTACTAACCAATGTCATGTTCATTGTCATGGAAAGCAATAGCGACACCACTACCACCCTGTATAAAAATTCAACACATTTTGCAGAAGACTGTAGTTATTTAAAATCACGCGATTTTGAATTAATAACCAAAGAACCATTACTACGAGATGACATGGATTGCTTGTATTACAATACAAAATTAATAATAAATGATGTGGTTTGGGATTCAAAACCATTGAAAGAAATATCGGTAAACACATCAGATGATGATAAATTAAACGTAAAATCTGCACTAATGTCAATTTATGATAATTTATTGGCAAACGATGTCATTGCGCAAAAAGACATGGATCTCTTGCATAAATGGAGTTCGTATTTTTAATATCAACCATTACACCTTTTCTCATTTAAAACGCCCATTTTATAGAGCAAAAAAAATAAGAAAAAAGCGTAAAATCAATAGTAGGAATTTCACCTACGATGGTCTTACTTTTTCCTGTTCTTCTTTTTTATTGGAACAGGTGAAAGACGAAATTTGGAAACATAATGGTCGCTCTTGTTTTTCTATCCAAGAATGTGTTAATTTCATTATGTTTATAGAAGAGTTTGCGTCTCTGGTTCTAAATACGATTTTTTTGTTTTCGCAACTCACGCAGTTAGAAATACTTTATTTCCTTCCTTATCTTTATAATACTCCAAATCATTATTACAATCACAACACTTCTTACTTGTGTTGCATTCATTTATCGTTATTGTATCATATTTTTTATGAATTAATTTTCTCAACCCTGTGAATGCTGTAATTATAAATGTATGTATCCTGCACACTGGAAACAGCATTTAGAATGTGAAAAACATAAAAATAACGGGATAAGAAAGACTAGGAGTGATAAGGTATTTGAACCAAATTGTAAAATATGTGATTATACAACTACACGAACGACCAATATGAAACTTCATTATTTGAATAACCACGCAAATAAGGAAGAAAGAAAAAAGGAGTTTAAATATTATTGTGAAGCATGTGATTTTGGTAATTTTTCAAAAGGATTATTTAAGTTGCATATGGAAGCAAAACATAAATAAATTATGGTTTATTCGCTGGGTTGATGTTTTAAATGAGAAAAGGTGTAAAAGTGGTTCAATCAATGCCTGTGCACCTCGTCGTGGCACCGGGTGCACAGCGCCATCAAGTTGGCCACGTGGTTTTTCGGCACGTGCCCAATGTAATTCCGGCTGTCGGCGTCCTTTTGCGGCAGCAAGTGGTGCACCTCTTGCGCTAATTCCACGGCGCAGCGCTCGCACACGCCCTTCAGCTTGTGCGCGTTGAAATGCGACGGCTCAAACGACAGGATGCCGATGTCGCACGGGGGGGCGCGATGCCGCAGGCGCACCGTGTTCGCGAATTCCAAGAACGCGTCGGGCAAGTGCAGTGACTTGCAAACTTCCAGTCCGTACACGCTGGCGCCGGGGCCGTCCGCCAGCTTGCGCCCATACATCAAGGCATCCTTGGCCCTGTCGTACACAACCGTGAGGTGCTTCATGCACATCTTGGTTAATAGGCGCACTTCGTCGTACCCGTTGATTTCGTGCATGTGCGTTGCAAACAAGTACGTGCAGCCCACTTTATGCAGGTGCGTCAGTCCCGCGACAAATATGGCAATGGCAGAGTCCATTTCGGTGCCGCTGCAGAGCTCGTCGCCCAGAATGAGACTGCGGTCGGTGGCCGTGCGCAGGATGACGCGCAGCTCGCTCATTTCCACCTGGAACGTGGACAGCCCCTTGAACAGGTTGTCGTTGCCCAGAATGCGCGTGAAAATGGTGGTGTAAGGACGGTATGTGAACGCAGAACACGGCACGTAAAGCCCCGCCTGCGCCATGATGATGGCAATGCCGATGGCGCGAATGAGGCTCGTTTTGCCGACGGCATTGGTGCCGTAAATCAGCATGCCCCGGGGACCCCCACTGCCTCCATCCGCTGCATTCAAGCCCAGCGCCACGTCATTTGCCACGTAGGTTTCGTCCTCGTTCAGCCGCTCAATGAGGCAGTGGCGCAAGTCGCGCGCGTCAAAAAACGAATTTTCGGAGCCAGACGCAATGACGGGTTTGCAGAAGTTGTACTTGACGGCAATGTAGCACTTGTTTTGCAGCAAGTCCAGCGTGGTGGCAAAATGGATGAGCTGCTGGAACACGGGGTCCCAGTCCTGCAGCTTGTGCACAAAGTCGGCGTAAATTTTTCCCACAATCTCCTTGATTTTTTGGTTGGACACCACGATGCTGCGGCACAGCTCGTTGAGCTGCGGGCTCGTGATTTCATTGTTTGCGCTGGTGGCTGCCGTGTACGTGAGCGCCAACAACGAGAACCAGCGGTCACCGATGCGCACTTGATCCAGCTTTTGCTGTCGGATTTGATCGGCCAGCAGCTTGGTGCGGCGTTTCGTGGCCTGCACCGTGATGCTGCCCTTGTCGGTTTCATGAATTTTGACGACATCGGTTGCGTTGGATCTGCTTTTCTCTCCGCACGTGATGAGAGAGTCCAAATAAGTCCGCAATTCGGACAAGGTTTGGGTTGCGGCGTCATTTTGCGCTTGCAGCGCGTCCAACTCGGCGCTAATTCCTGGGCGCACAAAGTCGCACTCGCCCAAGTCGGCGCCCACATTGGCGCACTTGTTCATGTGGAACGTGGTGTCCAAATGATGACGCAGCCGGGCGCACATGGCGTCCACGGGTTCCGTGGTTACGGCATTGGCATTGGCATTGGCATTGGCATTGGTTGCATTCAAGTACGCTTGAACGGTCGCGTCCGTGCCCGCATGCAGTTCCTCCACGATGGCCAACCCGGCGTAAAACGAGTGCAGCATTTGAGGCGTGCACTTGCGCATCATGATGAGGCGGTTGAATTTTTCCAGGTCTTTCAGCTGCGCCAACTGGGGACGCCATGCATCGGTCACGCGATTGCTTGAAATCAAGTGCGCGGTGATGTCGTATTCGCGCTGAATCTTCGCCGCAGAGCAGCAGGGGTTCAACAGCTGGGTGCGAAACTGGCGCGCGCCCATGGGCGTCATGCAGTTGTTCAGAAGCCGGTACACGGAGGAGCACTTGCCGGCCCCGCTCTTGGCACCGTTGTCGTCGTCAATGATGTTGAGCTGCTTCAGCGAATGGTTGGCCAGCACCATGCGGTCCGAGCGGTTCTCAAATGCGGGTTCCGTGATGCGGTGCACCAAGTGCGGGTTGTGCTCGTGGACGAAATTCAGCAAGTACGTCAGCGACTGGGTTGCAAACTCGTGCGCGGTGAATTGCAGCAGCCCGGGTTTCACCGTCAGCGATCCAAAAAACCGGGTTAATACCTCGCGTTGGTACACTTGCTTCTTGGCTTTTTGCACGTCGTCGCGCGTTGAGTCCGGCCGGTGGATCAAGTGTGCGCAGTTAGCAATTCCGGTAAAATGGAGCAAATCGTCCGTCTCTTTTGCAGAGAACTGCTCGGCAATCAGGATGACCTCGCTCGGCGTGTGTGATGAAATGAAGCGTTCCAGCTCATCATACGTGGTGTGCACATGCATCAGCTCCGTTTCCACTTCAAACACGCTGGACCGTCCAGTGAACACGTCAATGTTGGCCATGCCGATCACCGTTTTGGTGCGCATGCGCTCCATCCAAATGCAGGCCACGCTGTTGGACAGGGCGGGCGACTCGTTGTTGAAAAACGTGCCGGGGGAATACACCCCGCTGAGGGAACGCTCCTCCTTGTTTTGTGCGTCCTGCGAATGCACCACAATCGTGCATCCCGCCTCCTGCATGCGGTTCAAATACTTGTCCAGACTGTAGTCGCGAAATCCGGCCATGAGGATGCCGGGACACTTGTTGGCGGATGCCAGCTCGCATATGCGCGTGAATTCGTCCATGGTGGCGCGATTGGTGCCCCCCAGTTCGCACTCGCTGTAGCATTCATAAAATGCCCCCACCTGCATGAGGAGAATGGTTTTGGGACCGTATTTGGTTGCCGCCTCTTTGGAGAGGCGGAAGTATTCCTTGACAAGGGCCATGCAAAAAATTTGAATTGAATGGTTGACTGAATCACGTTGCATATTCATGCATTTCTCTCTTTAAATGTGTTTTGAAAATGCATTAGGGGTTTCAATCGGCGTCCTTGTCGGCGGTTGCGATGAAGTTGTGCAAAATCACGTGCTTGTTGACGTTGTTGACTTCGCCGGTCAGCTTGGCGGTTTCGTACATGTTGCGCAAAACGTCGGGCGGCGCATCGGATCCCACCTTCAACAACCCGTGATCGTGCAAGTATTTGCGCACCTCAATGATGGGTTCGCGTTTTAATTGGCCGTGTTCCTCCTGCACCTGGCGTCGGGTTTCGTTGTTTTTTATGAAGACGCCAACCACGTTGCTGCCCGGGGTTCGGCCGAGCTTGTATTTTTTGGTAATGGTTTGCTTGATCTTGTTTTTGAGTTTGGTGGGGGGCACGGGAACGGGTGTCGTCGCGTTGCTTATTGTCGCGTTGCTTATTGTCGCGTTGCTTATTGTCGTTGCCCTTTCTTGCAACTCTCTCAGTTTGCGTTGCCGTTCTTGGATCATTGGGTTTTCTTCGGCGATAGCAGCATTTGTATTGAATGTTGATGCAATGGGTCTCTTGAGGGTGTGTGAATGGGATGATTGTTCTGTCATGTTTCTGTGATATGTGCGATACGTTGGTTTGATACCGTTACGCAAACAACCATACGGAACATCCGCAAACGAAGCAACCGAAGGAATCGGAATAGGGGTGTCAACCGAAGGAATCGGAATAGGGGTGTCAACCGAAGGATTAGGAATAGGGGTGTCAACCGAAGGATTAGGAATCGGAATGTTAAACGAGTGTGGCATTGAATACATGGATGTTAATGGATTTACTTGCAATTCTGGGGGCAATACCAATGATATTTCATTTTGGATCGCGGGCACATGCACAGGCATAGGTGCAGGCACAGGCACAGGTGCAGGTGCAGGCATAGGTGCAGGTGCAGGCATAGGTGCAGGCACATGCATGGGTGCAGGCATAGGTGCAGGCATAGGTGCAGGCACATGCATAGGTGCAGGCATAGGCATGGGTGCAGGCATGGGTGCAGGCATAGGTGCAGGCACATGCATAGGTGCAGGCATAGGCATGGGTGCAGGCATGGGTGCAGGCATAGGCATGACCTGATTCGCATTAGTGGTCTTGGTCTTGGTTGCGTGCTTGCGTGCATCTTTTTTTTTGTTCATAAGTTGTTCCAAATAATTGGACGATGATTTGAACTGGTTAGCCAAGTCCTTGTCCGACAGAGCAGACGACGGTGTATGCAATGATGGCGTTTCTTCATTGCGACGTTTATAATCCTTTATTTTTTCCAGCAAGTTTTTTTTCACGGTGTTGGGGCGGAGCAATGCAACGGGGGGCTTGGGTTTGCGCTGGCGTTTCAACGTGGTGTTATTTGCATGCCCATGCCCGTCGCTTAAACTACTCGGATCAATGGTGATTTGTTTTTTTGAACTCATTCGCAACTCAACTGCATGAACAAATATATGTCATGATATAAAATATTTTGACATATATTGCGCACTCACAAGTACATGGAAGCCAGCACACCGCCGGTGCCGGAGTCTTTGCGCAGCCGGACTTCGTCGTTGGCAAGAAACACGGTCATGCCTTTTTCCAAATCGGCATGCGTGAGACACCGTTTTTTGTCATCTGATGAACCGAAGATGCGGCGCCCGTGCGCAATTTTGGCGCGGGACAGCAGCGTTTCCATGTCGCGCCCGTAGCACTTGAAATACCCCATGTTGTCCTCAAACCAGTTCAGACGAACCGGTTCGCGCAGTTCCCACCCGCAGTCCAGCGCCTTTTTTTCGTATATTTTCGCAAGCTGCGCCGGCGTGTAGTCGTCAATTTTGTACCGCCATGTGAACCGTGAATTCAGACCCGGATTGGCGCTGAAAAAGCAGTCGTTCAAATCTTTTTCGTATCCCGCGACAATGACCATGAGGTCGGACTTGTGGTTACTCAGCGCTTCGCACAGCGTGTCAATGCACTCCTTGGAAAAGGAGTCGCGCTTTTCAGGGTTGCCCAGCGCGTACGCTTCGTCAATGAACAGCACCCCGCCCAAACACTCCTTAATCACGTCCGCCGTTTTAATAGCGGTTTGCCCTAAATAGCCGGCAATCAGGTCGGACCGCGTGACTTTTTTAAATCGATTTTTGCGAAGCACGCCCATGCGGGAAAAAATGGCGCCGATCAGCTGGGCCACCTCGGTTTTACCGGTGCCGGGCGGCCCATAAATTACGGTGTGCATGTAGTCATTAAAAACGCATCCCTTGTCTCCCTTGTCTCCCTTGTCTCCCTTGTCTCCCTTGTCTCCCTTGTCTCCCTTGTCTTTTTCATTTTTGTGCAGGTCCTGTATGAAGTAAATGATTTGGTCCACCACGTTTGATTTGAGGGAGTCCATGCCGATCATGGCGTCCAGCTTGTGCAGCGGCTCCGAAATGCGGTGCAGGGCGTTCATATTAATGTTGTATTCCACGTTTTCGGCCACGGGGTTTTCTTTGACAATCCGCAACAAGTCGGCAATGCAGGACACCTCGCAGCAAATGTTGATGCGCTCAACCACCACTTGTGCTGTGGGGGGCGCTTCGCGTCGCGGTCCCACAATGTGCGGATTGTCAAACAGCGCGGCAAATGTCGTATTGTTTGATTTGATAAACTCGGCCAGGGGTTGAGGTTTCATTTGTTGGATGGTTGGACACAGATAAATGCGCGGGCTTAATGTAATGTGATTCACGGTTTTTTTTATATCGTTTATTTTTATTCATTCGTCATGGTCAACCCGAAGTCTTGTTTAGTGCCCCATCCAGTGGATCTGTAATACGGCCACACCACCCAATGATGCGGGGTCAAATCTGTCTTGAATTTCACATTCAGCGTGTTCGTATGGGTCAACAAGTCGTGCCGGCACAAAGAGGTGTGATCCTCCGTGTCAACCGACACATAAATGAATTGAACATCGTGCATTTCCATGTCTGGCAGGTTCAATGCGTACGCGTACTCGGTTATTTCGTTTGCCTTTGCTTCCAACGGAACCGCGCCTCCACACATGGATTCAATGAACCGTTTCAACTCTTTCAACTGCGCGGATTCCCCGTCGGGATAATACGTGTCCAAAAACCATTTACGAGGGGCACATGCTGCGTTCAACACGCGATGCAGTTGAGGCATGACGTCATCCTGCGATTCAAAAAATGCCCCCGTGCAGTCGTTCACGTATTTCCACCCCCCAAATATGTGCTTGTTCACAAGAATGGGCGTGCCTTTGCACAACGCTTCCGTGATGATGCGGGGGGATGCGTCCGACACGTTGGGAACAAACAGGATGCGCGATGCTTCAATCGTGTCCAAAAACTCGTGCCACTTCAAATACGGGGTGTATGAAACGCCTGGCAATTCAAAATCACTCGGCGCATTCCGGCCAATCACTAAAACAGTCAAGCCCGCGTCCGACATTTTTTTAAAGCATTCCTTTGCCAAATTCCAATTTTTGTGGTATTGATGGAATGCGCTGTCGCTGGCGGCATTGTAGATGACGTCGTATTTTTTAGCCAATCCTTTTGGCGCGGTGCTGTCGTTGAGATAAATGCAATCGGATTCACTGAACATCAATTGCGGAATATCGCATGGAACCGGTTCCCTTGAACATGTGAGCCAGCCATCAAATTGGGTCATGATTGACCGATGCTCCTCGGTTTGCAGCATTGCCGACCGATCGTTGTTGAGCATGTCTGATTCGTGCATGAAGGGATAATGTCCAAACGATGATATTCCAATCATTACGTATCCCTTTTGTTTCAATGCATGAAACGTGCGGATTTCATGTGCATACAACGGCGCGGACACCACGCAAATTTTGGCCCGCTTGCCCCCCACGTAAATGGGTTGAAAGGGAAACCCATGAAAATCGCCAGTCCATGACCGCAACGAGAGTTTATCATTTGTCTGCGTCATCGTGAAAGCAAAATTGTTTATATGTTGTTTTTAATTCGTAAAATCAATTTAAACGCAAAAATTGAATTGCAAATTAGCCAGTCAAACGACCCTCATATCAAATCAGTCATTCATCAATGTCATCAATGTCATCAATGTCATCAATGTCATCATCATCATCACGCATTCGTGAAGAATTGGAGGCCGCCATCGGCCAGTACGTGGAGGAGCCGTGGGACATGATCGGCTCGTACTTTGAAAACTCCCACTTGGAGAAGCTGGTGCGGCACCAGTTGGAGTCTTATAACGATTTCGTCTACAATCAACTGGAGCGCACCATTGAAATGTTCAATCCGGTGCGCATTGCGTCGGACCAGGACTATGACCGTGTTGCCAAAAAACACCGCCTAGAGATGACGGTGGAATTCAAGCACTTCAACCTGTATCGGCCTCAAATACACGAAAACAACGGCGCCACAAAACTCATGTTTCCACAGGAGGCGCGGTTGCGGAACTTCACCTACGCGTCGTCCATGATGATCGACGTGAAAATTCAAATCACGGTTCGCACGGGACCCGAACTGGAAAACGAACAATACTTTCACAAGGTGCTGCCGAAAATACCGATTGGGAAGCTCCCCATCATGCTGAAATCCGGCATTTGCGTGTTGAAACAGTGCCAACACGTGAGCCACCAAGAAACCGGCGAGTGCAAACACGACGCCGGTGGCTACTTCATCATGCACGGCAGCGAGAAAACGGTGCTGGGCCAGGAGCGCGCGGCCGAAAACCGCGTGTACTGCTTCAACGTGTCCAAAGGCAACACCAAATGGAACTGGTTGGCGGAAATCAAGTCGGTCCCCGATTTCAAGTGCATTTCGCCGAAGCAAATCAACATGATGATTGCCAACAAAAACAACGGGTTTGGGTACCCGATTTATGTGCAGGTTCCGCGCATTAAACAACCGCTCCCGCTCTTTGTCGTGTTCCGAGCGCTGGGCATCCTTTCGGACAAGGAGATTTGCGAGGTCATTTTGTTGGATTTGACCGGCGATTCGGCTGCATTGGAAGCGCTGCAAGGGTCCATCATTGACGCAAACACGGTGCTCACGCAAGAAGACGCGCTCAAGATTGTCACCAGTCACGTCATGTACACCCCCATGAATGTGGACAAGGAAGCCGGCGCGCGAAAAAAACGCGAATTTGCCACGGACATTTTGAAAAACGACTTATTCCCGCACTGCAGCACTGAAAAGCAACGGCTGTACTTTTTGGGATACATGGCGAACCGGTTGATTGGGGCGAGCATCATCGGCGACGCGTCGCGCCAAGACGACCGTGATTCGTACGTGAACAAGCGCGTGGATGCGACGGGGGCGCTGTTGAACAACCTGTTCCGCAATTATTTCAACAAGGTGGTGAAAGACATGACGAAGCAAATCATTCGCGAGATCAACACGGGGTCGTGGCGCTCCACCGACGACTACTTGAGCATTGTGAACAACACCAACGTGTACAAAATCATCAAGTCGTCCACCATTGAAAACGGGCTCAAAAAAGCGCTGTCCACCGGCGACTTTGGAATCAAGAACGTGAGCTCCACGAAAGTCGGCGTTGCGCAGGTTTTGAATCGGCTGACCTACATTTCCAGCTTGAGCCACCTGCGGCGCATCAACACGCCGATTGACAAGAGCGGCAAGCTGATTCCGCCGCGCAAGCTGCACAACACCACGTGGGGGTTTTTGTGCCCGGCCGAGACGCCGGAAGGCGGCAGCGTGGGTGTGGTGAAAAACATCAGCTACATGACGCACCTCACCACAATCAGCAACTCTGACAACATTCGCGAACAAATACAGGCGTACATTGTGCCGCTGGAAAGCGCCGCTCAAGTGCGCATGCATGAAGGGGTGAAGGTGTTTGTGAACGGGGCCTGGATTGGAAATGCGATTGATGCCCAGCGGCTGTACAATGATTTCAAAGACAAAAAAACACGCGGAATCATCAACATTTACACGTCGGTTGTTTTCAACTACCGGACACAAGAAATCCGGATTTGCACGGATGCGGGGCGCATCACGCGTCCCGTGCTGCGTGTGAACCAAGCAACCGGCGGGCTCTACATCACCAAGGACATCATTGAGCGGCTGCGAAGCAAGGAGTTGTGCTGGGACGACCTGCTCACGGATTTTCGCATTCCGGATGCGGTGATTGAATACATTGACCCGGAGGAGCAGAATTTCAGCATGGTTGCCATGAAACCGTCGGACCTGTATTTGCCGCGGGACGATGCGTTCAAATACAAGTACACGCACTGCGAGATTCACCCCAGCACCATATTCGGCGTCATCGCGTCCTGCATTCCGTTCCCGGAGCACAACCAGTCGCCGAGGAACACGTACCAGTCGGCAATGGCCAAGCAGGCGATGGGCATGTACGTGACGAACTTTGACAAGCGCATGGACAAGACGGCGTACGTGATGACGTATCCGGCGCGGCCGCTGGTGGACACGCGGGTCATGGGCATGATCAAGCTGGACAAGATTCCGTCGGGTGGGCCGGTCATCGTGGCAATCATGACGCACACGGGGTACAACCAGGAGGACAGCGTGCTGATGAACCAGGGGTCCATTGACCGCGGCTTGTTTCAAACGGTGATTTACCACACCGAGAAGGACGAGGACAAGAAAATCAACGGGGATGAAGAGGTGCGGTGCAAGCCCGACCCTGCGAAAACCAAGGGCATGAAGTTCGGGAATTACGAGAAGGTGAACGCCAAGGGCGTGATGCCGGAAAACACGCTGGTGGAGAACCGCGACATCATCATTGCAAAGGTGGTGCCCATCAACCGGAACGACCCCACGAAGTTGTTGAAGTTTGAGGATCAGAGCCGAGCGTATCGCACGCACGAGGAGTCCTACATTGACCGAAACTTCTTGGAGCGGAATGGCGAGGGGTACTGCATTTGCAAGGTGAAGGTGCGCACGCTGCGCAAGCCGGTCATGGGCGACAAATTCAGCTCGCGCCATGGGCAGAAGGGCACGCTGGGCAACATCATTCCGGAACGCGACATGCCGTTCACGGCGCAGGGGCTGCGTCCGGACATCATCATCAACCCGCACGCCATCCCGTCTCGCATGACGATTGGGCAACTGAAAGAGACGTTGCTGGGCATGGTTCTAGTGGAGCTGGGCTTGTTTGGCGACGGCACCTCGTTTGGCGAACTGGACATTGAAACGATTCGGCAGGAGCTGCTGAAGCTGGGCTACGAATGCAATGGCAATCAGCTCATGTACAACGGGCTCACGGGGGAACAAATTGAGACCAGCGTCTTCATTGGGCCTGCATTCTACCAGCGCTTGAAACACATGGTGAACGACAAGCAGCACAGCCGGTCCATCGGGCCGATGGTGAATTTGACGCGGCAGCCGGCAGAGGGGCGCAGCCGGGATGGCGGGCACCGATTTGGCGAAATGGAGCGCGACAGCATGGTGGCGCACGGGGCCTCCCGATTCACGCGTGGGCGCATGTACGATTCGTCGGACAAGTATCAGGTGCACGTGTGCAAGTGTTGCGGCATGATTGCTGCAGTGAATGACAAGATGGGGATACACTGCTGCCACATGTGCGAGAACCGCACGGAGTTTGCGTATGTTGAAATCCCATACGCGTGCAAGCTGCTGTTCCAAGAGCTGCAGACCATGAACATTGCACCGCGCATCATGACGGAATAAGTGTGCACAATGCACAATGCACAATGCACAATGCACAATGCACAAAAAAACACATTTAGTAAAACCATAGCAAATGCATTTTTTTATATCGTGTCATATTATATTAATCAACCCACGAACTTTATCACAGTATGTCAACATCAATCGGTTACTCTTCTGCCATGTCGGGCGTGACTCGGAACCCGAACTCGTTCGTGTCTCCGAATTCACAGCCCAGCCCTTTAGGTGGAGGATACAATGGATACTCTCCTGCGCTGCTGGGTGGTGGCGCCGGAACGCACGGTGGCAGCGGGATGGAGGGCGGCAACGAACGCAGCATGGACCGCCTTTTGCTGAGGCAGGCCTGGAACGGGCAGTACGCATCAGGCGTCGTGAATGGTCGCAAGCCGGTCACCACCCCGTTTCGGTTGGTGAACAACGCGGGCGATTATTTAGGACGTCAAAACTACGTGTCGGGCGGGTCGGATCAAGTGCAGGGCCGAGTGCGCAGCTCCGTCATTGGCGCATGGAGGATGTTTGCGGGGCACGTGCAAGCCACCAACGACGGCACGGGCATTCCCTCGTCCACCTGCAACGTGAAGTACGTGTACGACGGTTCGGACTACACCACCTTTAAGAAGAACCAAGCCATCAACCGCACGTATAACGACAAGTCGTTCGGCGGGGACGCCAGCTTTGCATCCCAAAGCGCGTGGCGTCGTGTGCGCCGGTTTTAAAAGGCAATCTCGCAATCGCACCACCAAAAAAAAATAAAACATTCCATTATATTAATTGCACATATCATGGTAAAATTCGTGTATTATCCTCATCCCATTGCGCCGCAATTCCCCGGTCCGGCAGACCAAGGCATTTTAATTAAGCAAGCCGACAACAACGCGGTGCTGTCGGCCCCGTCGGCCATGCCCGCCAAATTTTACCCGAGCGACGGCGGCAACGATTTTGCAATGGGTCGCGCCGTGTACTTGCGCACTTTAGGCGGCGCAAATTATGCCAGCCCGGCAAACAGCGCGTATTGCCAGGGCGGGTCCAAGAAGTGGGCCGTCCAAAACCATGACACCGAACTCTACATTGAGAGAAAACATAATAATGCAATCGGTCAATCCTCCATCAACGCCGCCGGAGTTCCGCTTTCGTTTAGGAGCAATGATAATACGATTCGCAACACGCGACTGCAGCGGTGTCGCGCGGGTGGATGCACTGCCCCCCGCAAAAAAGGCGCTCTGAACAGCGGGTTTCAATCCGGCGGCGGATCCGTGCTGACGACCAGCGGCGGAAACCGGCAAATCGTGGTGGGGTCCACCATCGTTCCCGCATACCAGAACCAGTGAACGCGTGTGCATTTAATCATTCCGTTTTATAAAATGCATCACAACCATATAGCCAACAAAGACGACGATCATGATTGTGAAAAAGATGACTTCGGCTGCCATGGTCCTGAAATTGATTTTGATTTTGACTTATGTGTGCATCACATTTACATTAAGTCAATGCAGTCAAAATCAATTTTTATGAAAAATATAGGTTTTCACACTTGGCGCTCCCTCCCATGCATTCGTGCGCGGGTTGAACCACTGCGTTGATTTTGTTTCGGTCGTGGTGTACGTGCCAACCGCAACGCATTCACTATTTTGGGAATGTTCATTCAAGATGTAGACATCTCTGGGCAAGTAGGCATCCGGCACATGGGCGTGAGTGCAAATGAAGCGCTCAACCCCGTCGCTGAACACGACAGCATGCATGTCCGCGGTTTCCACGCGACCGCGATTGTCATAAAACGTGATTGTGGTTTGTGGCATGAATTAATGGATTTATTTATTTATTTATTTATTCATTGCGTCTTTGTTTTAAGTGCGTTTCAGTTTATCAAAAAAAAAGGGCATTTAAACCACCATGCCCGCCCGCAAATTCGCATCCTTTCAATTCTTTACAGTCTTCCACTCCTCGATCCACTCCACAAAGAGGTCACATGCTTCTTCCTTTGTGATTTTCCAATCTGCATAAACCCCCGCAATTTCGTTGAATCCTTTTTGCTTTTCTTGTTCTGGGTTTTCTGGCTCCAATATATCGTCCGCATATATGCTCGCATCGCGGAGCGTCTCAATAAACGAACATGCTTGTTTCGGCGTGATTTTGTCATCATACAACAGCTCGGCGGTTCGGCTGAAGAGTTGTTGTTCTTGTTGTTGTCTGCTCATGATGTCTGGGTTCGCTGCATTTTATTCCATCTTGAAAAAAAAGTATTCAATTTTTTTTGAAAATAGAGAAAATGTGCAATGACGTCGTGTAAACTGAAAATAAAAAACACATACACGCAAAGGAGGGGTTACGGGGCGCAAAGGAGAGGGAAAGGTTCGGAGGAGGGGTGCGGGCGCAAAGGAGGGCTTACGGGACACAAGGCTACTGCGATGACCTGGGTTCCCGTCTATAGTTCCCCGCGCACAAACATGGCGATGATTTCCGGCATTGACGCGTCAAACCCCGCAAGGTTCAACGTGTTGCGGTCGTTCGGGTCGGCAATCGTCAGGCAATTCGCGGTCATTCCCACCACAATCAGCTTCGCGTCGGGCTTGTTGGCTTTCTTGCGGTACTCTTCCAGTGCAACCTGGGGATGCACTTTGCCCGCAAACGTCTCGCTGTCCGTCATGACGATGAACACATCCACGTCCAAACCTTCCTCCATCGCGCGCAGCATGGGGAGCGAGCAGTCGGTGGCGCCGAAGGGTGCATTGGTTGCCGCGATGAACTGATCCAGTGTCATGCCGCGCCTCAAAAACGGGTCAAAGTTGCGGAACCCGTTGTCTGCAGGACTCACGGAACCGGACCCCGTGTAGCTATAGCTATAGCCAGACGATGATGCCGCGGTGAAGCCGCGCACGTACACATGGCCACCGCCATTGTGCTCGGTTTCGTACAGCATGTGCGCCAGCGCGGCGGATGCCTGCCTGCAACTGATGGCGGGACATCCCATGCAGGCCACATCCATGCTGCCGCTCACGTCCAGCGCGGCCATGTAGCGTTTGCCCGTGGGTGCCACGTTCTTGAATGAACGCAGGAAGGTGGTCGTGAGTTGGTCGCGCACTCGCGGCGACACCGTCCAACATAATGAGCCCTTCAATGCCTTTCCTGCGCCGTAGATTCGGGAAGCAACCAACACCTTGAACGGATGAATGCGCGATTTTTGAATGTCCTCTTCGGATGAAAGTCGGGCGCAGATGACATCCGTGTTTGCGGGTCCCATGAAGTTGGGCAGCGACGACAGCTTCCCCAGGTTGCGAGTGAGGGCCTCCAGCGGCATGCCTTTCCCGTTGGCGCCCTTTGACATCAACAGCTCCTTCCAAATGTCCGAACTGTTGAGCAAGTGCGTGGGAATCTGCTCGCGCACCAGGCCGTGCTCCCGCACCAGCCCAAGGGCCTTGTAGAGGTCGGACACACTCGTGGTGCATGATTCAATCGCCAGGATTGCCTGCAGGTAGAGAGCGGTGTCAACGAGGTCGCGTGACACAGGGGTTGCGGTTATTGTTTTTGGTGCCGTCGTCGGTTCCTGGTCTGAGATCACAATGAAGTTGTTTTCGTGCTCGCCCGTCTTATGAATCGGCTTGCTGGGGTCGCACTGCCACACTCCGCCCACGATGAACTTGAAGTCGTGCGTTCCGGGCGGCAGTTCCAGTGAAATCGTAAATCCTCCTGGCACGCGGTTCATGAACATGCGCTTCCACTGAAATGCTGAGGTCGCAATCTCCACGCTGGTCACATCGTCTGAGTCCGAATTTGGTGTTGTTGTGGGTTTGAATCGGATTTCTGTTTTTCTTTGTGCGGGCTTTGCATTTGTTGCAGCTGTTGTTGCCTTGGAGAACACGCTTTGAATTGCCGACTTGAACCCCGCCACAGAGAATGGTTTGGGTTTGGGTTTGGATTTGGACTCGGGTTTTTCAGCCTTTTTGGTAGACGGAACCGGCGTGTCCAGCAGCTGCATGGCCCGCTCCTGCGTGATTGCGGCGATAATGTCGGCCAGCAGCTTGCGAATGAACTCCTTCTCCCCCCTGGCACATGCAAACACGTACTTGAACACCAAGCGCGCACCGTCGTCCCTCAGCGCAGCCGGATTGACGTGCAGCATGCGCAGCAAGTCTTCGTGGCGCCATCCCTCGCGGTTCTTGTACTTGGTGAGCGCGGTTGCCAGCTCCAGACCTCGTCGGCTCGTGTAGTACTGCCCGAGCGCTTTGCGGAAGCCGCTCCCCCAGCCCTTGCCCTTCTCCTTTCCAGGCTTGCACTGCGACAGGTCCGTGACGTAGCCAGCCAGCATGAACGCGTGCGTCGGAATGCGCACGCATTTGGGAACCAGCGCCAGTGCCGCTGCCTTTTTTTCTGCCGTGGGGGCAAACACGATGGCCGCCGCGAGCGTGAGCAGCGTGGGCTCTTGGCGCGCAGCCAGCCCTCTGACCGAGATGTCCTCCACCATTGCGCACAGATGCTTGAAGTCGTCGGGCGAATTGCTGCGGATGACGCGGAGAATGGCCGTATTGCACTCGGTTGACACTTGTTCGCTGGTCTGGTAGAAGTTGCCGTTGTCCTTGGCGCCCATGATCAAGTAGCGCCTGGCGTGCTCCAGGTCGGTCAGCTTCCACACAAACCCGCCGGCGTGGTTTGCCACCTGGTCAATGTCAATTTTGCACCACTGAGGAACCGTGGCGCGACCGGCACCGAGTTGTGATGTCATGGTTCCTGAAACGCCACCAGTCCCGGCTTTTGCTGCCGCACGCTTCTTCTTGTTGGCACGCTTCTTCTTGTTTTTGCCGGCATTCTTTCCAGGAGCAGGCGCAGGAACGGATTGAACAGATGATGATACTGATACTGTACGAAACATTGTTGTTGATTCTGGTTTCCTTGAGGTTGTTGTTGTTGTTGTCTGTTGTTGTTGTTGTTGTCTGTTGAAAAGTTGACAAACTCGGACAACCTTTCAATTTTTTGGGTTATTTGAATTAAATGCATGTGGCTTTAAATGCCTTTCATATAGTATTTGTCGTCTATCGCAGCAATAACCAGCACGTGACAATCACTTGCATGATAAATGTGTAGCACCAAATTGCCGGCCGTTCGTGGATGTTGTTTGTCAATAGATATCCGAAATATGGCCCAGTAAGCAAAATCGCCATCAACGGTTTCAATTGAAACATGGAGAGCGCTGGAAAAATCCACAAAAAGAAATGCAGCGAAATGCTGGGAGTGACCCAATCCGGCGCGCGCAAACGCAGGTTCCACGCAATGTGCCGTTCCCCCGATACGGAGCAGGTTCGCTTGCCGCACAACGGTTCATGTGATGGATTGCACAATTCATTGTTTTTCACAAAAAATAAACGCGATGCCATCATGAGTCCTCCAAAAAACGAGAGATACAAATACTGCACAATCGGCTTCACCGTGAATGCAAACAGCCACAGGTTGAAAAACAACGGCTGGAAACAAATGTGGATGTATCCGAGGATTGTTAAATATCGGTTGGTTTTGTTGTTGCATTGGTTAATCACCTTGTATTGAAAATACTGAATGATTTCCATCAGTGCAAAATACACAAGTCCGATGGACGCACACGCGTTATTGGTGCGCGCGTAAATAAGCGCGGCCGTTGCAATTCCTGATAACCCGATTCCGAGAGAAATTCGTTCCGAAAAACACATGTGTATATATTTTTAATAGATTTTATATATCTTAATCACATGTTTATTGCGCACATCATTGTATTATATTGCATTCATCAAACCAACATAAAAATAATGATGTTAATATGTTATACATAATACTCACAATGACGCAAGAATCTCGTCTATCGGAATGGGCCGCCAACATCCGCGCAATCAAAGACACCAAACTCACACCTGAACATACCCGACGTGCGTTCAATCATTTGCAAGGTATAGTTGCGTTCAATAACGTTGTATTTTATACTGGGTTATTATTTTCATTTTTAGACCCGTCCTATGTGTTTCCGTGGGCGATGATGGGTCTCTCCATTAGTTCGCATTGGACAACCGTTTCCCATCATGTGAGTCATGGAGGGTACATGGCCAACAATAATGGCGACGACAAGGGAAAAAATCACAACAACAAATACAACCGATTTAAGTATGGTGTAAAAATGCGCCGGTTTTACGATTGGATGGACTACATTTTGCCGGAGGCGTGGCATTGCGAACACAACATTTATCATCATTACAACCTCAATGAGTGCCATGACCCAGATAACGTGCAACAGAATCTCGCCATCTTACGCACAATGAACGCCCCGTGCATCGTGAAATACGGAGTCATTGCATTCTTCGCGCTTACGTGGCGATTATTTTATTATTCGCCAAACTCGTACAAATATTATAAGGCAAACAAACTCAACCACACGATGAATGATGAAGACCATAAACAGATGACACTTGCAGGAGGATGGCCATCCTGGATAAGCAAATTGGAGTACTTTTTATTAGTATTATTTCCTATTATTGTTTATCGTGTGGTTTGTTTTGCTCCCATATATTATTTTCACACACATTTCTCCACCATTTTCACTGCAAACCATCTGCACAACGTCATACTCAATTACGTTATTGCGGATCTCTTTTGCAACGTGCATACATTCGTGATCATTGTTCCGAACCACGCGGGAAGCGACATGTATTTGTATTGTACGCCAGTAGTCGCAAAAAGCGACGAATGGCTCCTTCGCCAGTGCATTTCATCCACGAATTACACAACGGGCAATGACGTAACCGATTATTTGCAGGGATGGTTGAATTATCAGATCGAGCACCACATCTTTCCAGATTTGTCGGCATATGAATATCAGGTCATTCAGAAGGATGTCGAAGAAGTGTGTCGGCGACACGGTGTTCCTTATGTGTGCGAAAATGTATTCATTCGTCTCTGGAAAACCGTAAAGATCATGACAGGACAGGATAGCATTCCTTATTACGAAGGGAGTGAGTTGGAGGCCAGGATGCGATTGCCAGCGCGGTCTCCACCTAAATCGTGATCGTGGCGTATTTCATGCGCTTGTTGTTCAGGCCCGGGTAATGCCGCTTCAGAAATGCAGCCAGGCGCCGGCCGTCGCGGTGCTTGCCGTGGTGCCGCATAAAGTGCCGGCGCGGTGCATACGCGTTCATGCGGGTTGTTAAGCTGCGCAGTGCTGGCTTCACATCATTCTTATTTGTGAAGAACTCGCCCGTGACGCCGGGCTCCACGTAGTGCCAGCCGCCCAAGATGTTGCGATTCACGAGCACGGGCATGTCGTAACAAATGGCCTCCGTGATGACGCGCGGCGAGGCGTCGGCAATGTTCGGCACAAACAGGAAGCGGCACTTCTGCATTTCTTTTTGGAACGCGTCAAATTCCAGGAATGGGACGACCTTGACGATGCCGTTGCACTTCCGCGTGAATTCGCAATTGGTGCGCCCTACCAGCACGCCACGCAGGCCGAACTCGCCGCACATGATTTCCAGGCACTGCTTGGCCAGGTCCCAGTTCCGATTGTATGACTGCCACCCCGGCTCGCACTTGTCGTTGTCCTGCAGGCACACGTACATGAAGTCGTATTCTTTTTTGATGGAGGGGTCGGGCTTGTACGCGTCGGCGTCCTTCAAATCCGACTCGGCAAGCAGCATGAGCGGCAGCCCCGACTTCCGCAGATTGGTGGGCGGGTCCCTAAAACAGTGCAGCCAGGCCGACACCATGGCGGGATAGTCGTGCCCACGCTCCTCGTGGAAGCGGTCCTCGTGGGGGTTCTCAATGTGGCCGGGGAAATTGATGTAGCTGGATATGCCGCAAAAGGAGAGCCCTTGGCTCTTATATAATTCATATGCCTGCTCGTCCTCCACGGTGCGAAAGGGGGCTGCAATCAGGATCACATTCAAGGGGGCGCCTTGATCGTCAAATAAGTTTTTGAACGGCGTGGACACAATGGGGTTAGATGCATTGTCTTGATTTTGTTCGGCACCGAATCGGTTTTGCACTGCAGCCGAAACGAGTATTAAAATCAGGAGCGCACATGCGATTTTTAAAGGAACAATGTATTGCATTTGACATTACATTGTGTTGATACATTAATTAAATCATATGCATTTTAGTTTGCTTCCCACCTCTTTGAAAATGTGCCCGTTGTATTGAATGCCCTTCGTGAGTGCCTTCGTCAATGTTTTGTCGCTCATTGAAAGTGCTTTCATGCAATCGTATTTGCACTCAAATTCCCTCACAACCACATTTTGCAAATCGCATTGATGCACTCCGTTCTTATACAACAACGGTTTTCCCTTTATTTTTTGTTCAAATGCGATTTGCAACGCTTCGTCGCATTGGTCATACAATTTGTAGTAAAACCCTCTTGTCATTGTAAACTGTTTCACCGGATTGTCAAGCGCAGACGCGGACTCATACCCGTTGAAATGCGCGGCGGTTTTTCGGTCAATGTAAACATTGCAAATTTCGGTTTTGGTTTCATTCAACTGTGCAACGTATCCTAAATTTTGTTGTTTTGTTTTTTTTGTTGGTGGAAGGTTGTGGATCACGTTTGCGTCAAGTTCTCTGTCCACAAACGCCCATCTGTAACCATGATACACCGTGTTTTCAACCACCGCCTTGTTCAAACTCGGGCGCTTGATATCATGGTTTTCCTTCATTGCTTCGGATGCGCTTTCATACACACGAATGATTTGCATCGTGTCCGGATTGATTTTTTGAAGTCGTGGGCCCAGCGTGACCAATGGTTCATTGAATCCAGTTGTGGTTTTGATTTGTGTTGCGTTGACTTTTTCGCAAAGTTCCTTGTTTGTTTTTTCAAATCTCTCCATCTGAGACGAGAGATGTTGCACCATCTTCATCAATTCCTGCACAAGTCCATTTGGATTATTGGTTTTATTCATTTCAAGCAACAACTTTAATTTTTCATTTTCAAGTTCCATTTTTGCAATGTCATCATTGTTGAAATGCTTTGCGTTGGATGTCATGAGATGATTCAATTGGTCGTATGTCAAATTCTGACCAATCAGAAACAATTCATTCTCGTTTTCATGGTTTTGCAAATCAGTCACTTTGTTCAACCTTACAATTTCATGATGATGAATGAAGTGCTCAAAATCTTTGCTTCGGCCAACCGCAAAGCAGTCCAGCAGGGTGCACTCCTCGTAGTTTTTTTTGTGTTCAGTGTATCGTCCAGTTATCCCTTTGCGACTTTCACCAATTTTCACAATGTATTTTCCATCATCCAGTGTCTTCACCCGGATGACATAAACGATTGAACCAATGGACGCATATTCTTTCAATAATACTTTTTCACGTTCTGCGATTTTTTGCTCTTCAATGTCCTGCTTGTGCTTGTCCTCCAATTGCTGAACTGTTTCATTGTTTTTTTTCTCCATTTCTTTTTTCAAATCATACATGCCATGCAACCGAATTTCGTTTACCACCTCGAACACCCAATCTTGAAATTTTTTGGCGATTGGCTTTCGTGATCTGAACAATACCTTATACAATCCCTTTTCGGTAAGAAAAGTCACTTCTTGTAAACCTCCAATGGTCTGCATAGTATGCACTATCTTTTCAGAGTCGTCAAAGTCTCTTATTACAGAACGAATTGTGGTTATGTCTAATACAACTCCGACATCACTTGCGCGAAACAACGGTTTATCGCTTGTGCCTTTTATCACAATTTCAGTGTGTAATTCATTTGAATTGAATGCCCTTACAATGTCCATTTATTGTAATTGACTAGGGTGTTATACTAGTTAACCACCCCTTGGGTTTAAGTTGTTTTGCACATTATATTCAAAATTAGATGGGTTCGCGATTCGTGATTCGTGATTCGTGATTCGTGATTCGTGATTCGTGATTCGTGATGTCAATAGGTATCTACACCACCGTTTATAATTGAATATTGGTTGGTTTCGTGCCGTCAACAGTAACACCGATGGTGCGCAAAGGGAGTACATAGTATGAACACCCTTTGCACATACATTAAAAAGGGTGTGCATACTATGCACGCCCTTGACTGTTCATATTATCAAATAGATAACATGAATTTTTATATTTTGTGAAGCGCCATGCAATTTAATTGCTGTAAGCACTCTTATTCCCCTAAGTTTCCCTAGGGGGAGGACTGTATCTTAAGCCGTTTCAGGTTGCTTAAACCTTCATTAACGACCCACATCCGTTCAGTCTCTGACGCCCTACCGTTGACTAGCGTGTTACTATCGTCTTTAGGTAGTGAGCATGCGGATTGCCCAATCCTTTTCATTATTACCGTACCCAAGTTCATTACTCTTGGCCACTCATTCCTTTCGGAGATGAGCTTGGTAGAAAAGGCTCTAAGGGGTTTCCCGAACAACAAGATGTGTTGCAACTCCGACGGCAACAAGTCGGAATCACTAGCAGTTAGTCATATCATCAAGGCAGATGAGGGTGAGGACATAAATGGTTTTCCAAGGTAAGAGCTCACTTTACCATGGCATACTGCTTTTCGGCCCTTGTTCACAGCCAGCACGATCATCATCAGTGCTAAGCATGCGGCTTCAAGGCCTCCCATGCCGCTCATGACACGGAGAACGTTGTAGTTGGTAGCATAGACGCGAACCTTGGCAGTCTTGACACCCTCAACGGTAGCGTTGGAGAGAACAAGCTGGAGAGTAGCGTTGTCAATGCGAGAGAAGTTGCAACTCCCGCTGGGTTGGTGCTCTTCGGGGCGAAGGGCAAACGAGTAAACATTGATACCGGTGTTGGGGGTTGCGGTGTGGTGCTGGTAGGGCTGCACGGTGTCGAAGTAGGAACCTTCGCGCTCAGAGAAGCGGTCCTGGCCGTTAAGCTGGAGCTTGGCGGTGACGACGGGGTTGTTGCCCCAGCAGTGGAGGAGGAGGGCGGTCTCGGCAAGGACGAAGGCGCCGGCATCGGAGACGCCGGAGTTCTCAAGGTAGCCGGGGGTGGGGGCGTTGCCGAGGTAGCCCTGTCCGTAACCGGGGCCTTCACCGGCAAAGTTGGGGGCAGAGAGCCAGATGGCATTAGAGCCCGGGACCTGAGGGCCACCACCGTTGGCACCGGCAGGGGCACCCTGCCACCAGCCGGGACCGTTGACGTCGACAGCGCCGGCATCGTTGAACATGTTGTCGTTGATGAAGGAGCTGGAGGTGAGGGCGGTGGCTTCCTTGGCGCCGAAGGAGTGGATGGCGTTGGGGAGGGCATCGACGGCGTCGGTGTAGTTGAAGGGCTGGGCGCCGAGGAGGTTGTAGAGGAGCTGACCGCACTCCAGGGAGGAGCAGTAGTCAACGTTGCTGTCGGGCTGGACGATCCAGATGAGCTCCTTAACGGGGTGGTTGAAGTTGAGCTTGATCTTGTTGGAGGAGGAACCGACGGACTCGTCACCGGTGAACTGGAGCTGCTCGATGAGGTACTCGTGGGGGTTCTGGGCCATGCGCCTGCGCTCGTCGGTGTCCAAGAAGACGTAGTCAACGTAGAGGGAGGCGGCAACGAGGGACTGGTTGTAAGCGGTGACGACCTTGCCACCGGCGGAGGTGCGGACGCCGGCGCCGCAGTTCAGGGAGCCGACGGCCCACAAGCACTCGTCAATGGGGCGGATGTCAAGGTTGATCTTGACCTCGTGGTACTGGAGGGCGATGAGGGGGAGGGCAAGGCCGGGGTTGCGGCAGTACCAGAACTGGAAGGGGACGTAGAGGGTGGTCTCGGGGAGGGCGTTGCGGGGGGCGCACACCTGGCGGGGGGCGGTGGCCTGGCAAGGACCGTCAACATCGTTAAAAGAGGGATCGGTGATGTAGGTGAGCTGGGTGGTGTTGCCGACCATGGCAAAGTAGCCGGGGCGCTGGTCAACGGTGAGGGTGAGCTGGTTCCAGATGTGCATCCAATCACCGTACTGGCGATCAATGCGCTGGCCACCGATCTCAACCTCAACCTGGGAGACGAGCTGCTCGCCGGGGAAGTCCAGCCAACGGGCATAAACACCGTCCTGGGTGGAGCTCCTCATCTGCTGGTTGATCTCGGGGAGAGTGACCTGCAGGTAGGTGCGGTACGCCAAATCACCGTTGCGGGAAATGGTGCAAGTGACACGGCGACCAAAATCGGCCTGGCCGTTGAAGGTCTGCTCAATGGACTCCATGGCGAAGTTGGTGTGGCGCTTGTAGGACACCTTCCAGAAAGTGATCTGGGGGTTGCCGGTCAAGTAAACGTCTTGGGCGCCATAGGCGACAAGCTGCATCAATCCTCCTCCCATTTTTGTTGTTGTTGGTTATAATATGCCTAAAGAAAAAAAAATCGGAAAAACAAATGAATTAAACTTACAAACAAAAAAAACAGAAATTGCATTAGTTAAACCAGTCTAGTCCATGCGAAGGTTGTGCTTCATGAACCGGGTCAAATACTCGTCGTCTTCGTACACCTTGCATTCCCCATTGTGGTTCTTCATGAATGTGAATTTGTTGGGCGTGTGCGAATTCTTCTTAATGTTCCATCCGTCTTCCAGCGCATTGTGCAAAAATGTGAGCAGCTGAATTTGCTTAAGTTCCAGCTCTTCGGCGGCAATTGCCACCTTGCGCGCGTCTAAATAGGATGAGGTGTAGCTCTTTTTGGATCCGGATCCGTTCATTTGTTTTAAAATGTAGACGTGCTTGCGTTTTTTTATGCTCCATCTCTCTTCCAAATGTTGCAACAAAAAGCACATTTGATTCAATGCGGAGTCTGACAGCATGTTATCAATGCAATCCAGTGCCTTAATTTATTATAAAAATGATAAATAATATCTCATTAACAATACGCTAAATAATATATTAAATATATAAGCAATAACACAATCATTGCATTCATTGTCTTATTGTCTAAATCAAATGGCCCCTCCCAACAATTCGTTCAAACAAAAAACCAACAAAACCATTGTTTTAGATGAAAAAAGCATCGTCACGCTGGACAGCAAACACCGAGAAAACCAAGCAATGATTGCAAAACTGAAGTCCGAAACCATTCCTAAACTGGTAAAAGAGAAGCGCTTGTTGCAGCAGCAGCTGCTGTTGAATCCGGGGCGCCACGACTTGAAGGAACGGATCCAAGAGCTGCGGACCGCCATTCTGCAGCACCAGCACAAGTGCAAAAAATATTATTTGGACAACAACGAAATCATATTTGATTACTTTGAAAACAAGCAACAAATTTGCAACGGGAACAATAAAACCAAAATACTCAATGATTTTTTCCGGGTGGAGGGCGGGGGGTCCAAAGAAGACCAGTTGAAGCGCATGAACCAGAACAACGTGCAGCGGTACTTGACCAACCTGGACCCGTCCTACATTGACATCAGCAAGTACGTGTTTCCGACGGACGTGTGCCGGTACTGCCGTGCGGGGGAAATGATTCCGGTGGAGAATGAAGGCATCATGGTGTGCAACAACTGCTCCATCCACGTGAGTTACCTGGTGGAGAACGAGAAGCCGTCGTACAAGGAACCGCCGAATGAGGCGTGTTTTTATGCGTACAAACGCATCAATCACTTCAAGGAGATTTTGGCGCAGTTCCAAGCCAAGGAAACCACGCAGATTCCGCCCGACGTGCTGGAAAACATCAAGCACCAGATAAAAAAGGAGAGAATTGACCTGCACACGCAGCTGACCGACAAAAAGGCGAAGGAGATTTTGAAGAAGCTGGGGTACAACAAGTACTACGAGCACATCCCGTTCATCAAGGAGAAGCTGGGCATCAAGCCGCCGGTCATGTCGCCCGAGTTGGAGGAAACGCTGTGCAACCTGTTTATGGAGATCCAGGGGCCGTACGCCAAGTTCTGCCCCGAAGACCGCGTCAACTTCCTGAATTACTATTACACGGTTTATAAGCTGTGCGAGCTGCTGGACCAGCGCGAGTTCCTGCCGTACTTTCCCATGCTGAAGGACCGGGAGAAGCGCATTGAGCAGGACGAAATCTGGAAGAAGATTTGCGAGGAGCTGAACTGGGAGTTTGTGCCGACCATCTGAAAAAGGGGGAGACGAGCTCCCCCCTTAGACCCCCCCGTTTTTATACCCCTCGCAATTTTATATCAAGTTATGCATTGTTGCATTGTATAATACAAATTATGATACAATGCGCATACTTATTTTTATTTTTCAGTGTCTTCGGGACTTCTTGGAGCATGACGATGAGGATGATTTCCAGTAAATTTATTTTCCATTGAATTATCTATTTATTTTTTAGACTTACGACGATATGAACGACGACTCTTTTTATTCTTGATTTTTCGGAGATTCTTGCGATCTTTACGACGGGTACGACGGCCGCCAGTCGCTAGAATATCGTGCCCTTCATCAGTGTATCCAATCTCACCTACACTCATATTAAATTCAGGACGAGACATATCATATTTCACATTTGTGCAATTTTCTTTCCTCATTAGGTGTTTGTAAGTTTCAATGTCGTTCAGATGTTCACCTTCTAGCTTCTGCATTTTTTGAATATGTTTTTTCATACGTTCACAATAGTTTTCATTTGTATAAATTCCCGTTGAAAATTCATCGTCTTTAATGAGGCGTTCACGTTCTTGATAACGATGAACAGTGTTTGACATTTGATGGAATAATTAACGCAATTATTATGTTATAAATTTTTCAAAACAATAAATAATAATAAATAATAATATACCCATACAACATAATACATACAAACGCGCTTATGAATTCAAATTTAAAGAGCATCTCTCGTTCGCTGTCCAGCGGGCTCAAATCGGTGGAAGCCCGTGCCTCCATCTTGGCAACCGACAAGAACGTATTGTACATCATGCTCGTCATTGCGGTGGTGAACGTGGTCGGCTACTTGATGATGGGCAATTTTGAGGCGGTCATATTCTTTGCAATCGTTGCCTATTTAAGCACATTTTTTACGAAGAACATGGTGGTCGTGTTTTTGGTGTCCATTCTGGCGACCAATTTTCTCATGGTGTCCAAAGTCAACTATTTTAGCAGAATGAATTCTAGGGAGGGCATGCAGAATAAGGATGCTGCGGATGCCAAAGATGCCAAAGCTAAAGATGCTAAAGATGCCGTTGCGGATGCTAAAGATGCTGTTACTAAGCCCAGCTCCAGTCCCAGCCCCAGCCCTTCGGTCCCTAAACCCACCAAATCCGATTCAAAGAAAACGAGCGCAGAGAAGAAGAAGGAGGGCATGAACGGCAAGCTCGCCCCTGCCAAATTCAACGACGAAAGCGACGATGACGGCGACGCCTCCCCGTTTCCGGGCAACAACGCGGATCGCAATGCCCAAATGGAAAAGGTGCACGACACGCTGCAAAACATCAGCAGCGGTGCTGGTGCAGGGGGAATGAAGCTGCAGACCGAAGAGGTCATGAAACAGCAGAAAATGCTCATGGACAACATCAAGGTCATGCAGCCGTTCCTTGAAACGGCCGAGCGGTTCTTGGACAAGTTCAACATGAAGGGCATTGACGGGTTGCTCGGAAAGATGGGAATGGGGTCTGCTGCCACGCCATCCCCGTCATGAACCGAGAGAAATGGAATTAATATATAATTAAATTATAAGACTCTGTGCATTCATATAATTTAATTATCTCTCGTTCACATACACACACATACATACATACATGCCAAACAAACGCTGTCCGCCCGGCGTGTTCTGCATTGAAAACATTTCCTTTACCGTGATCATCGTGGCGTTCATGGCCTTCATTGCCATCATGGTGTATTTTGCCCGGCCACCACAAACTGCATCCCACGTGATGCAGCCGATGGTGCACCCCCCGTCCATGTTTCAGTCACGCGCCAATTATGGAGTCAGCGATGCGCGAGAAGATGTGCTGTTGAATCCGTACGTGCCGCCGCTGCGGGATGACCGCGCGTCGTTGGACATACGGGGGCCGGCTGTGATGCCAATCAATGTGAGCACGCAGGGCACACCGAATGCGGCGTACCGTCAAGTGGGCATTTTGACGCGGATCAACGGCCCCGAAACAATTTTACCCCTCATGGGCCGCCCGCTGTTCCGCAACCGCGACAAGTGGCAGTTCTACACCATCAGCGAGAAAAGCAACTTCATCAAGCTGCCGATTTCGGTCAAGGGGCGCAGCTGCACGAACGAATACGGGTGCGACAACGTGTACAATGGCGACACGGTTTATGTGGAGGGCTACAAGGACGCGTTCAAGGTGACGGCATACGACAACTCGGTCATGCAGTACTTGCCGTTTTAGAGGGATCGCAAGTCGCCTAGGAGCCCTGGCGCTGCCGCTGATGCTGATGCTGCCGCTGTCGCTGATGCTGATGCTGATGCCGACGATTTTTGCAGATTTTCGCCCTTTACTGCGGATCCGCTGCCTTGGGCGTCCTGCACCACGCAGGACTTGGATGCGGGGTTCCACGTAGTGGTGACGCCATCGCAGCAGTCGCCGTTGGAGCAGCTCTTGGTGTCGGTGCCGGTGTGATGCTGGTGCCGATGCCGTTTCGTGACGTCTTTTGGATTGATGACGGATCCCACGCGCGAAGGGTCAAACTCCCACGTGTACTCGTCAAAATTCATTTTGTCGCGGCGGTTGATGTCGTGCACTGCGTAATATATTTGAATGATGCCGACGACAATGATTCCAATAATGATGAAGCCGGCAATGTAGTTGGGCAGGAGCCCCATGTTTGCTAAAACCGCAAACACCAGCACGGGAAGGCACATGTAAATGAAAATTTTCATCACGCCCGCCTGCGCCATGAATCGCTTTCCGTAGTACGTGTTCAGCTCAATCATGCGTTGTTTTGCGGAATGCGTGGTTTGAATGGCATCCAGGCGCGCGCGCACGTCCTGCAGCTCCTGTTCGGCTAGTTCCACCAGAATGGCCAGTTCCTTTGCGGCATTACGGCGGTTGTCCACTTCCTGCGTTTGGACCAACGCCACCCTCCCCAAGGAGGAAAGCAGCTGGGTTTGCAGCGTTTCGTTCTGTTTCATTCGGCCCAGGATCCGTTTTTTTTCGGCCGGATCTGAAGCGGTTGCAAACGTGCTTATGTTGTTGGTCTGCTCGTCTTGCAGCTGCTGGACGCTTTTCAACAACTGTTGCTGCGATTCGCTTAATGTGTCGGATGATGCATGTGGATTAGACGACATCAAGTATATGGAACAATTATGCAGAACAAAAGTATTTGAATGCAAGTATTAATAAAACAGTATATTAATATTTGTGATTATTATTATTGGGATCGCAAGTTTTTTGTGGTTTTGTACAACAGGTAGATTGCAATGACGCCGGCCACGATCAGCGCGTATTTGTGGCTTTCTCTCATGAGCGCGCTCACCTCCAATGCGCCGTCCAACGTGGGATTCGGTGCCGGGTTGGCGAACCCTTCCGCTGTTTTGTTCGTTGCCGTTGCTGTTGCCGTTGCCGTTGCCGTTGCGTCAACCGAATCCAATGAATCCAACGAATCCAAATTTTTAACAAGCGCGGAACCCTTTTGTTGAATGAACTGGTTCAATCGCGCCACCGTTTGGGCGTTCACGCTGGATTTGCCTGCAATTTTGGATGCAGAATTCATGAGTTTATCCCGATTGGCGTTCATGTTGCCGATGGTGGTTCCCAGTCCTTGCACCGTGTTGGCTTGTTGGGCTTGGTCCATTTTTTGCTGCAACAATTGCCGGGGCAACGACATATCTCTAGTAGACCCGGATCCCGTCTCGGTTGTCAGTTTGATTAAATCGTCCATCAGCATGCGGTGGTGCATCATGTGCTGGCTGATCATTCGGTTGTACTCTTTTTCGGATTGATCCAACGCGGTTTGCACGTCATCCGATGGCGGCGCGTGCTGCACCTGACTTGGTTCGGAATGGTTTTTGTTTTTGGAGTTCATGCCGCGAGAGAAATTCAACTATATGTAGTATGCGATTATAAAATTACCCAAAACAATCAACCCAATCAAATTCAAACGGAATCGGTTCTGCTCAGGCCCTTAAACCCGTGTCTGCATCTGCACTGGCGCTGGCACTGTCAAGTGCACTGGCACTGTCAAGTGCGCTGGCACCGTCAAGTGCGCTGGCACCGTCAATTGCGCTGGCACTTGTGGATGAGCCCGACGCTGGAGCCCCCAATTCGTCCTGAATGACTTCCGGCAATTCATTGCTGGATGTTAAAAATCGGTATGCAAGGTACCCCAGCAGGAGTCCGATTGCGACGGCCACTCCAAATTTGACACGGGAATACAAGAGCACACGGTTGGACGCCTCCGTATCTGCATCCAATGATTCATCTTTTTGTATAATTTCTCTCAATTTCAAATGATCTGTCTTAATTTTTTCGGATAGGCTGTCCACGCGATCTTCGCGCTGCTGCGTGAATGCTTCCTTGCCGGCACTTGCTGTGGCTGTGGCTGTGGCTGTGGCTGTTGGCGTTATCCCGTTGCTTATTTTCAGTTCCTGGGTGAGTGCCATGATTTGCTGGTTGATGTGGTACAGTTGTTTAAGGATGGCAATGCCGGGCTTTCCACCCAACTTGGTGAATCCGTTGGGGGGCGTCATGGTTTGGACATTGTCGTCGGCGGCGGTTGCGACCGTGGAGGGAGGCGCGCCCGCCACATGCCCGTAGCACGAGCGAGCAAATGCGTTGCCCCCATTTTTGGCGTTGTCGTACGACGCGTTGAAGTAAGTGGCCGTGGTGTAAACGTGGTCGGAATCGTTCATGGCCGCGGCTTGGCACGCTGCCGCGGAGTCCTGCACGCCCAAGAACTGCCAACTGGGCACCGACATTCGGGCGGCTTGTGGCGGGATTTGCCCCATCATAGCATTCATGTTGGGTGCCACCTTCCAAACCGGTTTTTCAAACGCGGAGTAGTTGTAATTGAATTTGGTGGATTGCGAGTTGGACGCAATCACGGCAGCCGTTTGTTGCCCGGCGGCGGCTCCCCCCGACGACGGCGCGTCGCTGCTCCACGACATGGTCTGCCCCCCGAATGCGCCGATGTAAGACGTGGGATTCTGAGTGCTGCCAGCCGGGGTCAATTTTGAAAACGAGAAGGTGCCGATGGGGCCTTGTCCCGCAACCACCACCGTGCTGCCCGACTGCAGCCCGTACGCGTTCAGCCAGTACTCCGCAAAGTAGCGGAACTGCAGACTGATTTCATTGGTCGGCGCATAATTGACGTCGGAAAACTGGGTGTCCGGCCCCCACGTCTGCACGTCCGTCGTCAAATCCACGGACAGCGGCGCATCGGCGGAATTGGCGGTGCTTTTCGGCATCTGGACTGCCAAATTGCGCCAATTCGTGCCGCCCCGTCGCAGCACCAGCGCGGGAATGACGGCGTTTGTCACCGGGTTGTTGAACACCTTGCACCACGCGTCCGTGCCGTCGGCGTCGCCCGACACGGGGCATTTCGGGAACGAAGACGGCAGCTCTTTTGCGGGGACAATGCCCTCCGCCTTTTCGCCGAACAGCAGACACTTGTTGGGATTGCAGTCAATGCCGCAGCCGGTGTTGGAATACAGCGCATACACGCAGTCGCTGCTGTCAACGCAGGACTTGAAACACGCGTCTTCCGTGCCGTTGGACGGGAAAGGCGCGGCCGGCGTGATTGCGTTCCCGAACTCGTTGGGGTTTTTTATGGAGTAGGGGTACTTGCGCTGCTGCCGCTTGTTCATTTCGGATTCCACTTGCTGCAAATACGTTTGGTACAACTGGTTGTACTTGGAAATGAGTTGGTCCAATGTTGCAATCTTTTGCTGAACCTGCACTAAATCATGTTGCTTTGATGGGGGGCGGTGCATGCCTTTATATATGTGCCAATATGTGCTAATATAATCACTATATTATATTTGTGCAATGCCATACACGCAATGCACAAACCTGAATTACCAACCCGAAATACAACCGAATCAAACAAAGTGAATGCGAATAACAGGGCCTCCGCTGGTTCTAGCCGGCTCGCCAGGCTCCAACCCAGCAAACGGGTTTTTCAATCCCATGAATTTCACAATGTAGACAATGACTGAAATGATGAACAACACGAGAATGATGCAGCAAATGATGTAGCCAGCAGTGGTGACCGTGTCCGATGCCATGTTGCGCAGCGTGATGCTGAGCACGATGACGGAAATGATGAACAGCATGATGAATTCGTACATGTATGACCGGCGCGTGTACATCATGTGATACAACCGGCCGTCCAGCGTTGCATCCGCTGCGGCGGTGTCGTTGTATTCGTGCACCAAGTCGGTTGCAGATGATATGGAACTCATGAGAAAGAGAGAAATTGGTGTATTCTGTGTTAACCTTTTTGCAATATCACAATATTATATTTATTTATTTCTTTATTTTCTCTCGCCCTGTGTTGTTTGTGTTACCATTTGTGTCGGGAGTTCACCCCCGCCGCCATACGAGGCGATGTTCTGCTTCAACTGTTCCGCCTTGTTTTTTGCGTCGTCGATGATGGTGGAGTCCGGACTGCCCACGGTCTGCGCGACGAAATATGAAACCATGGCAATCCCCACGACGAGGTAAATGATGCGGAAAATGGCGTAGATGTATTGCCGCTTTTCAATGTCGCGGGCCTCGGCGACCAGAGACAGCTGGGTTGAAGATGCAGGACATGTGCTGCAACTTTTAGAACACGTGCTGGCTCCAGCTTCAACACACGGGCATGATGATGTGTCTACTACCTGTTTAGTTGAATCATTCGGATCCTTCTTCATGGTGCAACCCGGCAATTGTCGCGTGACAAACGACTCCACCACGTTCGGGGACTCCATCATCGCGTTCTTGTTGTTTAAAACGGCGGTGCGTCTTGCAACCTTTGCGTTCAACCGGGCGCCTTTCACCGTCAACTGCCCCACGGCGGTTTCATTTTCATCCAGCGCCCTTTCTAGAGCGGATTGAAACGTGAACATGCGGCGATGGAGCGACGTGAGCGCCGCATCGGTTTTGTCATACGCATCTCGCGCGGTGGGAAGGCTCGGATTCGCCTTAAAATTGGCATACACCGTGGGATAATTCTCCATGATCGCATAAAACTGAGTTTTGATGTCATCCAACTCGCTCTGCGTTAAAGTTGTCGTTGCGTCTGTCATGCGTTTCAAGAAAAAAAATAAATGAATGTATGTATTATATGTATGCAATATTTTTTGGTGTGGTTTAGCTACTTGGGCGTGCAAATGCGGTAATACGGGGTGCTGACTGCGGTCTTGCTGAAACGGTCAATGCGGCACACTTGTCCCGGTCGCATGCCGATTGCCATGGCAACCGGGTCGTACCGCGAAATGTTGGGCAGCATGTCGGGATGCGCAATGTTGTAGAGGGTCATCATTTCTTGCGTTTCTTCCTCAGTGAGAATGGTGTGCTTGGGAACGTACGTGTGTTCCAGGATGTTGAATTGGAGACGGTCCAAACTGAAGATCACGATGTGGATGCCGGATTGTTCCCATATTTGACTCAGCGTTGCCACGTTGGTGTCATTCATTTCGGCCTTCATGACGATGACGAGGGAGTCTTGTTTGGTGAGCGTTTTTTCCAACTGAAACAAATCCTCCACGTATTCGGTGATGTTGTCTTTTCGCAACGGTTTTCCTAAATGGTATTTGATGTACGCCTTTTGACCCGATTCTTTCACCACCAGCATGTCCAGTTGCTTGTTCGTGTTCATGGCGTGCACTTCGTTCATCCCGAAATTGTCGTACTGGCTGACGTCATACCCTTGTGCCTTCAACAAAGCCAGTAAGTTGGTTCGGGATTTGTAAATTGCGGTGATTGTGCCACTGGCGTTTCCAGATAAAATGGCAGCAGAAGCAGCGGCTGCGGTTGTCATGTCCAAACAAATGCGTGTTATTAATACATGTTTATAATTATTTAATTCAATTTTTTTATCAATTGAATTCAACGAAATGAAATGAAAATGAAATGAAATGAAATTAAACCTTGAGCACGTTGCCTGGGAAGCCGACGAGGTTGGCGCCGATACCGAAGCCAGCGCCGCTGCGGGCAGACACGGCCAGGGTGGGCACGTAGGTGTCCAGAATGCTAAAAGTGGCAGCGGCAACGAGGGCAATGAGACCGATCTCATCCAAGTTGAGCTTGCGTTGGGGGATGGAGTAAGCGGCAAGGGCCACCAGCGCACCTTCCACCAAATACTTCATGGCGCGTTTGACCAACTCGCCTAAATCTAGAACACCGCCGACCATTGTTATTTTATTTTGAGTATATGATTATACAATGCAAGAAGAAAAAAAATAATTATTTCCGGTCATTTTTTTTTCACGAGTGTTGTTTTTTTTTCAAATGTTGTAATGGAAATTATGGAATTCATGGAATTCATGGAATTCATGGAAATCATGGAATTCATGGAATTAATACAATAGTTTGAAAATGGGCTTAAAATCAAATCCGAAATAACAAACACGTTGCACCCAATCCCAATACACCAAAATGACCGATCAGCCACCGAAAGGAGTCACCTTGCAAACCCTGCCCGACGGCACCGTAAACCCTAAATACGTGGACTTGCTGGACGAGGACAAGCCCATTGCGGGTCAAAAATTTGCGTGCTTGTCGTTCATTTCACCCGAGCACATCATCAAGCAGCGCGAGCACTTTTTATTCCAAAAGTTCGTGGAGCACTGGGACATCCACAAATCCAGCGAGAAGTTCCTGCAGTTTCTCAGCTTCGTGTCGTACAAGTACGGTGTCAAGTTTGACAAGCTGACCGAGGACTTCCAGCAGTTCAAGGAGTCGGAAAAGGAGGTCATTGCCAAGACCGACATTCTGGATGATTACAAGACGTTTTTGGACCAGAACGAGGAGCGACTGGACGAGGAATTCGGCGCCAAGCACGAGTTTCAGACCTCGGTGCGCGGGCTCAAGGTGCGCGGCGTGTTCCCCTCGCAGAAGGAGGCGGAGTTGCGATGCAAGATGCTGCGCGAGGTGGACCCCCATCACGACGTGTTTGTGGGTCCGGTGGGACTGTGGGTGCCGTTCCATCCGGAGGCGTACAAGACCGGGCGCGTGGAGTACATGGAGGACACGCTGAATCAGCTCATGAACGACAAGAAGAAGAACGAGGAGCAGGCAAAAACGGAGTTTGAGAAGCGCGTCAAGGAAGCCAAACAGAAAGCGATTGAAGAAAACAAGGTGCTGGCGGCGAAGAGCGGCAACAAGCTGACGCAGACGCTGAACGAGCAGGGTGAGTTGGTGGGCGTGTCGCAAACCCAAGGCACCGATTTTGCGGTGGATGCAGACGAAGCGGCAGAAGACGTGAGCTTGGACGACGTGCGCAAGCAGTTGTTCAGCGCGGAGAATGTGGTGCTCAATCCGGATCGGTCGGATCGCGGGCTGTCGTCGTTGTCAGGCCGCTGACACAATGAACGACGTGGATTGAATGTAGCATTGAATAAATGAAGAAATGAAGAAATGATTTAAATCGCGATGCAACGATTAAATCATTTTGTGTATTTGCTAGAATTTAGTTGATTTAGTTGGGATCCAGTGGCGCCAAGTAGTATGCTTCATAATTCTTTGCAACCACTTCCACCGACTTGACAATGATGCTGGGAACAAACCCGTCATTGTTGCTCATGTTAATTTCAAAGTGGACGGATTCCAAGTGATACTGGGAGGCTGCGCCTGCAACGCCTGCAGGAATGGTGGGGGGAATGGACATTGGGATGCATTGATAACCGCGTGCAATGGGTGGATAAGTGAACGGACCAACCGTGCTGTTGGCGGCTTTGCGCAAACCGCGCACAAGGTTCTTGTCGGACCGTTGTCTGCGGATGAAGGTTCCAGCAATGGTGTTGGTGGTTCCAACTCCGTCTGGCGTTGACGTTCCATCCGATCCGTTCAACAACGCAATCAAATCACTGGCAGCGGAAATGTCAAACGGCAACAGCAACTGCACGTGCGTGTTGGTGAAATCAAAAGGAACGGTCTGACCCAAAAAGTTGACGGTTTCTGCGCCTTGGGTTGGTAAGAAACTGGCTCGGAATATTATCGTTTGACGATCGGCTCCATTGTAGAAGGTAAGAACCCAATGTGGGAAAGAATTGACATTTGGCAAGGACGAGACCGAACTCCAGTTATTGGGAAAGTACACATATGCAGACAGATACTTCAAATCGTTATAGAGCATCTTGTTGTTGCTATCATTGATGTCAGGGGGCGTGAAGTTCAAACGAAGTTTCTGAGTGTTTTGACTGTATGAGTAATACCAACCGGTGAAGGGCAACAATGCCTGCGGCACAGGGATGGGTTCAAACGTGTTTTGAGTGACCCGTCTGTAAACCGAATCGGTCGTTTGGTCAGCGACGGACGGCTTAATGGCCATGTACAAGTTGTAATTGGAATACATGTAATCGGCCGCGTATGCGCCACCAACGGGCAGGATGTTTTGGTTCAGCGGAGAGGGGTTATACAACGCATTGAAGTGCTCCGCAAATGTGGCATTTCCGGAATTGAAATCGTCGGTGAGAATCATGCGGATCAAGTACGTGCGTTTCTTCACAGTGACGGGTGGGCTGTTGGTGTTCAGAGTCACGTGGTTTTCATTGAGGGTGAAAATGAAAATGAACTGATCTCCGGGCAAAAACGGCAACTCGCTCGGCGTGGAGCCGTTGAGGACCATGGTGCTGATGCGGTTGGGATCATTGCGATTGATCAAGCCGAAGAGTTTCCTTCCGATGTTGCCCTGTTCCGGCAAAACCGTGTCGGGCAAACCCTTCCATCTCACTCCCGTTGCAGGATAGTTGGGTGAGCTAACCAACAACGAGTTGGTGCCGTTGATGTAACCCACCTTTTCAAGCTCTCTCATGATGTTGTGCAGCACACCCGTGTTGCTGAGATTCCTGCCGTTTTCAACGTTGCCGTCAGGCACAAGCGGCATCAATCCCGAAGACGCCACCATGTTTTCAACCATTTCGGTGTCATTGGCAAACAGGCTGACCCAGTCGGCAGAGTTGAACAGAGACATGGCATAGTAGCGCATGACATCGTCCTTCACCAGCTGTTCATAAACGGGCGCATTGTAGCTTTCAATTCCACCTTGCACCACCCGCGCGTTGGCCACATTCAGGATGCGGGGCAACAATTCAGGGCGAACAAAGAACATTTGGCCAACATCCGTCTCGCCGTTAACAAACGAGTCCGTGCTGGTGAGGAACACCTTTCGCATGTCGGACGCCTTGATGTGAACGGTGGCTTGGGCGTCGGTCGGAGGCACGGCCTCCAGCTGCAATGGTTCCGTGCTGGGGTCCACCACGTTGATTTTGGCCAACTGGTCAAACTCCTTCAAGTAGAACGTGATGTTTCGGTTGTTGATGACAATGGTCAACCGGTTGAAGAATGCAGCCCGTCCAGGAGTCCAGCCGGTGGCACCGCTTTGAATTTGGATGGTTCCAGTGGGGGTTTCAGCCGGCACGCCAAGTGCGGTGCACCCGGCGAAGCTGTCGTTGAACGGCGATACCCCAGTTGCGTTCCGGACCACCGACTGACCCGCCACGTCGCGAGAGATGAACGAGAATGCAAAGGTGACGCGTTCCAGTCGGGTGCAACCGCTGAACACGAGATTGCCGAACGAGTTGGCCTTGGTCAACCCGGATCCCACATTCACAGACACAATGCTCGTGCAACCTTGGAATGCGCTGTCGCCAATGGAATTGACGCTGTTGGGAATGACCAATAAAGTGGTACTGTTGCTGCCTGCAATGGATGTGCAATCTTGAAAGCAGTTGTTTCCCATAGACAACCACGCCTCCGTTGCAACTTGAGATACCACGGTGGAAACAATGCTCAATCCAGACAAGCCCGAGCATCCTCGGAAGGCTTCGCTACCAATGCTCTTGATTGATGCAGGAATAAGAAGATTTTGCAGAATGCTGCTGCAATACATGAATGATTGGGGTGCCACGGCGGTGATCGCATTGGACAGATTGAGGGAAGCCAAACCGGAACACCCGAAGAATGCATTTCTCTCAATGGTCTTCACTTTATTCAATGTGAAGTCAATGCTGCCATTCAACCGCATGAAAAGCGATGCATTATTCGGCGCGTTTGCGTTGTCCATCAAGTTCGCATTCAGGTTGTACAGCGGAGCACCAATGGATGCAAACGTGTAGGGCAAAACATTGGCGTAGTTGTCATTGACCGGCAAAACCAGCTGCCCGTTGAGGCCTCTGCATCCCATGAATGCGGCCGATCCAATTACACTGACGCTGCTAACGTAGCTGCCGTTCTGGTTCACATTGTTGAAATTGAGACCCCCTGTGAGGCCAATGCAACCAACGAACGCACCTGTGCCAATCCTTTGCACGGTTGACGGGAGATTTTCATTCAACCGGGTGCATCTCAGCTTGGCGCAACCCGCGAACGACTGCACGCTGATTTGCACAAGATTGTTGTTCAGTTGCACGTCGTTGGCGATGTTGCTGCATCCAAGGAATGCCCAATGGTTTACGACCGAAAAATTTGAAGTGGCTGGAGGCAACACGAGAGAGGCAGCACCGGTGCAATTCAAAAATGCGCTGGGTCCAATGGAAGCAACGGAACCGTTCAAATTAATTTCGGGCAACAACGTGCAAGCCTCAAACGCGTTTGAACCAATCGCAAGAGAATTTTGGGTTGATTGACTGAAAGCAAGCGTGCGGATCTGGTTGGAGCCGGAAAATGCATTGATGCCGACGGTTCTGCACTGCGTGGGAATGACCAAATTGCCCACCAGATTGATTCCAACTCCAACCGGATTGGCGGCACGCTTTTGCAGTGCACCTCCGACCGAATAAAATGCTAGCGGTGAAAGAGTTCCAACTGCAATCAGTGTTCCAGAATTAACCCCGAACACGTCATACTTGTAGAGTGACACGTTGTTGTTATTGGATTCAATGAGCATTACATGAGTGGCATTGTCACAGAGGGCATTGACGTTGTCCGAAACCAAATTGGCGGGCACACTGTCGGGTCCTCCTGGGTAGAATATCACCACATTTTGGTTGGGCGACGCTCTTGACCAGGAGTTCATCAAAGCAGGGGATTGCTGGCGTCCGTAATGCCAAACGGCGTTTCCGCTCGTGAACTTGTAAAGGGCGGTGCCATTGTCTTGCGCAACACTGAACTGCAGTACGGCAGTTATGTTGTTAAAACCCAAATCTGCAAGTGGCTGTGGATGTGAAGCCGGGAGTGAAGAATAGCCAACGCTGACAACGGCAAATCGGGTTGACGAAACTGCGGTGGCAACTGCAACGGACGTGCTGACGTTGAATGGTGTGAACGATGCAGCATTGGAAGGTGCGGGTGCAGGTGCAGGTGCAGCCACCACGGCAGTTTGTAGGAGGGATTTAAACAGCGTCAGTGTCAATGGGGTCGGGGTGGTGGGCAGCTGGGCGGGTGCAGTGATTAATGTAAATGTTCTATTAGTGCCATTCACAAGGACGGTGATTTGATTCTCCGCAGTCAATGTGATTGCAGCACCATTAAATGTCACTGTTCTACCCGATGGCAGGTTGTATGTCGCGAGAGGAATGCCATTGGCGCTGTAATCCAGCGCATGATTTGCCACTGCGAATGCATTCTGTATGATGGTGTTCAAACTTCCGTTTTGGGTGCTTCCAAACCATGAAACCGCCTCTCCCGCCGCCGTAAGTGGAAAGCTATCCGTGGTGTAAGTGGCGGTTGCATCAGTGGTGTAAATCATGTTGGTCAACAACGTTTGAATTTGAGCAAAAATGGCATCCTTTTGGTTGTTGCTGGCAGCGTTCCACCGTTGCATGAGAGTTTGAAACGCATTTGTTGCGCTTGCCGCCAAAGCGGGTGCCCCCGCAAGACCAGGATAGTATGCGGTTGCAATCGCAAAGTCAATGACGGCCAAATATCTACTGTGCGCGGATCTTCCATACAAGACTCGCTGTGCATTCAATGCAGTTGCGGACTCGGCAATTTTAGCAGTTTGATATTCATTGCGAGCAGTCACAAGTGAATTGCCACTCAATCCCTCGATTTTAATCGTGCGTCCCAACACATACAATGATACCTTTTCGGCGATCAATTTGGCAAGATCTTCTTTTGTGGTTGTTATCAAAAACACCGGAATTTGGCTCTTAATGAGTTGGACTTGCTCGGCTATTTTTGACGTAGTGACCGGTAGTGTAAAGTCTTGAGAAGCGAGCGTGTTTGCAACAAAGGAGTCAATCGCAGCATTTTGCAGCAAAATGCGCTGTGCAATGTAAGCCGTGTTTGCAGTGGTGTAAGCGGTCAACCGGTTCGCAATTGTTGGCAGTGTTGTTGACGCTTGTGCAACCCAAAATGCAGCAACGCGATTTTTGAACCATTCAGACTCGTAGGAGGGAAAAAGAATGTCTGGTGATGATTGCAATGCAATGTTCAACAGCTCCGATTCACGGCGCAGCATGTTGGCACCATCCAAGTCGGCGGGGGTTCCAGGAACAGTAACGTTGCGAAACGTGGCCATCAACAAATTTTCGGATTGATTCAATGCGTTTGCATTTTGCACAACCGTGTGAATGCCTCGGTTCAGGTTTTCCAGTACAGTCAAAAGCTCGTTTCTTCGTTGAGTCATGTCGGTTGTTGCCAGAGTGAGTGCACTCTTGGTTGGAGTGATGTTTCCATTGAAAATGGTTGACTGATAATACAAGCCATACACATAGTTGTTCACTGCATCCAATCTAGCAAGTGTAAATTCCGAGATGGTTTGATACCTCGTGAAGCTTGTGACTGTGGCACCATTGCTAACCGAATTGGGAACAAGGATCACATCAAGTTCATGACATGCTGCAGTCGTGGTGACCGATCTCACACGGAATGCCAAATTGTCGGACAGACGGATTTCGTCAAAGTATCCGCTTAGGTTGATGAGCTGTGGAGTTGGTAAAGCGCCATCGGAGAGTGAAATATACAACTTGGTGGCCGATGCAATGGTTGCATTATTGAATCTCAATTTTCCGTTATCAGCCGAAGTAAGCGCGGCTTGAGACGTGGTGTCAATCGCAACGTTGGTTTGCGTGATTCCAACGGCAGCCACGCGAATGTAGGTTCTTCGGGCAGCGACATTTGCATCAGCAACGGTATTGTTGGTGGGCTGATTGCGAGTGGTTTCATAATCCGTCATGGATGCACGAATGTTGTCCAACGATGCAATGGTGTTCGGTTGGTTATTGACAACAAATTGATTGTAAATATTTTGACCTTGGTTAACAAAGTAAGCAAAAATGTTGTCCTTGCCCCAATTCAATACTGCGGCTTTGATGGCATCGGCTGTTGCACCTTGCACACTGTACAATCCAGTTCCGGCAGCACTGGCTGTTGGAGTATTTCCCCAAGTGGAATTTCCACCTTTGACTCCAACCGCTCCAGGAGTGGCGCTGTTAAACCACAAGTTCACGGCGTTTACAACGTGATCAAACAATACTCTTTGTTGTATGCTAAGATCATTGTACATTACATTGGAGGCATCGTTGCTTGGAGACTTCGCAAACAATACCGACGTTTTAATGGCTTCAACAGTTGTTGTGGCGAAATCCGTTCCAGGGTTGGCATACTGCCTATACAAAAGTTCACGCAGAAACTGATCCATTTGAGTCGTCGCATAGTCAATATTATTTACAAGACCATTTGCGCCGGCAGTTTCGGGATTGGCGATCACGGTTGTGTCCAGCGCATTTGCATTGAATGCGCTGTCGCGGCGAAACCTTAAAATGCCATTCGTCGGGTCGTTCAATGTGCTGGTTTGAATTTGTCTTAATCCAATAACGGTTGTGCCACCAAGTGATACATCCCTAAAGTTCACTAATGCAGTTTCATAATTGGCCAAGGCAGCATTGTACGCGATGATTCCATTGGCTCCAAGCAGCAGCGCATCACTGGATGTTTTGAGGGAATTGAATGCGGTCGCAAATGCTACAACATCCGGTCTCGCCCCAGCCACATTGGCAAAGAGAGCCATTGGCTCAATTTGATTCTTCAATGGAACGTACCTTTCTGAAAATGCCGTTAGTTTGGAATTCAATTCCTGATTATGGGCAGTGAGTTGGGTTTGAGCAACCGACATCACGCCGTTCAAGTGGTAGTCAAAATTTTGAAAGTCTTGATTGGACGAATAAATCGGAATGGATTGCAAGGCGAGCGCATTGATCTGATTTTGCAAGCGTCTAACACTGCCCGAAACACCGAACGATGCAACGGAAACGCCGCCATTGGGAAGAACCAGAATCAATCGGTTGTTAACGGAATTCTCGGACGACAAATGCACGTGGTGGTAATACGATGCTGCAGTCGTTGTAACTCCATTTGCCCTATGCAACAACTTGAATGGCGTGTTTGCGCCAGACTGTTGAGCAGTGATGAATCCGTACCCCCCAGTTGGATTGGCGGCATTGAAAGCGGCCTCGTCCGCATACACGCTGGCACTAGGAATATCAATGAAATGGTTGTTCAACTGGGATTCCAGTACGCGGACTGAGCCGTCTTCCGCAACATTAACGACAACGCCGTTGTATTTGCTGGCCTCGGCCGCTTGAACGCTCCCACCAACCGAAACGAGTCCAATGTAGTACGTGCCTGCCGGTGCAAACAACGTGTCAATGTGCATTTTGTCCAGCACTCCAACAATGGCTGATTTGACAATGGAGTATCCTTTGCCAGTGCGATCGGTGGTTGGCACATTAGAAGTGAACAAAACGGTGGTTGGTGCATCCACAGCTCCGTATCCAATTGCCGTGACGTTGCTGGAAACCGTTATCGCGCCGGTGGAATCAACCGTGATGATTTTATTAGCGTATTGCGCAGAAGCGGATGTCACAAAGTAACAAAGAACTTCATTTTGCGCCCCGTTAACTAGAACCGGAGTGGTGCCGGTTGTTGAAGCGAAATACAACCTGTCTACATTGGGAGTCACAGATGTGTCGGTAAAAACACCATACCAGGGTGTAGAAGTGCTCTGATTCGTAGTATTAGCCATGACATTCAACGTAATGGGTGTTCCAGGAGCCGACGCCTTGACCTCAAAATTACGACCGTCCAACACATTCAGCATGGCGTTTACAGTGGCGCTTGAATCCAATGAACTGGTTTGAACGGCATCAATTTTGGGGGTCACCAATGTGGTCATGAGGTTTTGGATGTTGGATGAGGGGTTAAAGTTCTGCAAAGCACTTGCAAGGTCCTTGCCAATGAGGGTGCTTGGAAGCAACACATCGTTCCAAGAGTGTCCGCTTTGAGGAGCAGCGACAGGCCCATTGTTGACGGTGTCGGAACCGTTGGAATTATCAAACACATTGAATGACTGGTAGTTGTTGAGTGTGATTTCCCTGGACGTCGTGGAAGGAACGTAGGTGTTGAAATCAATGTATGACATTTGAACCAGAGACTTGTTGCCAGGGTTTACCAATGCTCGGAAGCCTTTGTGAATCACAACTGCGGCATTGCTGGTAGTGAGGTCAGTGCCATTCCATCCATTTTCGGTGAAGACGTTGACATAAAATGGCGTATTGGCTCCGGCGCTGAGTCCAAATACCAGCGCGGCTTGAGACAAGCCCTGCGGGCGCGGTCCCAAAAATGTGGCCGAAGTCAAAAGCGGGCAGTCAAAGAATGCGCGGTCTCCCAACAGGGTCAAGTTTTCACCAAGCACCAATGCGCCAACAATGCCGCTGCATCCATTGAATGCATCATTGCCAAGGGAAATGATGTTGGTGAGTTGGGGAATATTGGCAATCTTGTTGCAGCCGCGAAAGGCGCTGTCCGATACGTGGAGGATGTTGGACGAAAGCGTAAGGCTGGCAATGCTTGTGCAGCCTCGGAAACAATTTGCCGAAATCAATGTGTACGCAGGCGTGCTTGGCAAAACAAGAGAAGTGAATGCGATGCAACCCTGGAATGCGGAATTGCCGATGCTGGCAATTACAGACCCTTGTTGCTGCAGGTTCAGTGCACCCGCAAACTTGGCGCAACCATTGAATGCATTTTCGCCAATTTGCGTGATGTTGGCGGGGAGATTGAAGCCATTCGGAATGGGTTGGCCCGCAAGGGGGTATCCGGACACGTAAATCAAACTCGTTGCGTTTCCAGTGTTGGTGGAAATACCGGTCAATTCACTGCAACCTGCAAACGCGTTGTTCGGAATGGCGGTGAAATTGGCATTCACTGGAAACACGATGGTGCCATTCAAGTTTGAGCAATTCTCAAACGCAGAAACACCGAGAGACGTGAACCCGGGTGGGAAGTAAATGTGGCCGGTCAACTTTGTGCAGCCGAAAAATGCTCGGTCACCAATGCTCTCCACGCTGCTTGCTTGGTTAATCGCAGATGAAAATGCGATATTGCCCATTGCATTGGAACAATTTTCAAATGCGCCATTGCCGATGGTCCGAAGGGCAAATGCATTCTGAATGTCAATGTTGGTGGCACCGGTGCAACTATTGTACGCGTTTACTCCAATGGAAACCACGTTGACAGGAATGTTGATCGGAGCCGACATTGCGGTGCAAAACCTAAATGTTTCGTCATTGATGTTGCTGATGTTTCGCAAAAATTCAAAATGGTTGGTTGATCTCAGCGTGGTGCAAGTCTTGAATGCCTGTCTACCAATGCTCAACCTTCGGCCGACGTAATTGGAAATGGCCGTCGCGTAGAGTGGAGCAACTCCATTCACTGGGGTCAATTGAGCACGAAGTGCGGCCAAATCACCGTTGGGATTCAACAAAGACGCATTGAATCCAGTGAATGCGGTGTTTGCAGCTACGAATTCAGTTGAAGTGCCGACAGTTGTGCCAGTTGCAACAATCGCCGCTTGAACATATGCTTGAATTGCAGTCAAATATGCATCATATAAAACAAACTGCGTTTGCACGTCCATCCAATTCTTGAGAGCCATGCTGAAATCGCTTTGGCTCAAAGCAGTGAGTTGGGATGAAATGGACACGACAGCAGCGGGCAAAGCGGGAGTCACAGTGACGCCCGTGGGAAGCGCCCGTCCCCTGATTTGATTGACCAGAGCAACCAATGCGTTGTTCTTTGCAATGACATTTGCAACTGCGCTTGAAAAGGTGTTGTGCGCAGCATTGGCTGCATTTGCAGAATTAGTGAAATCAACAGCCATGTCACCATTTGGACGGTAATCCTGCATGCATCCAAGAACAACATCGTTCGTGTTGCTATTGTTGATCAGAATGACCGGGTTGAAGTGCACCGAAAACGTGGTGGCATCAAACGTGAACCTACCAATGGGGAGCGCATTTGACAGTTGGCTCCTGTCATAAATCGGAATGGACGCAAGGGTTTGCAACAAATTCACCGAGTCATTCATCTGGGCAGCAGAACCCACCGCATTGTACCCCCTGCAATACGCATTTGGTCCGGACAGTTTTCCAGAAACCACGACCGACCCATTGGAGGAAACGGTGAGCGATCCATTGCAGACGAGTGCCGGATAAAAGGAACCGGGTGCCGTGCCAGCGTTGTCCCTTGAAAAAATGGCGATGAGTGGCACCGACGGAAGGCTGGCATCGGACGGATCAAGGTAGTTATCCATAATGTAAAACGGGGTGGAAGTAAGATTGGTGACCGGAATGTTCATTCTTGACACCAAACCGACGACATTGCGGTCAGTCTGGTCAGGACCGACAATCTTTTGGATTGATGATGGCACTGGAATATTCAGAACATTGCTTGCAATTGCACCGCTGGAAAGGGTCGCTATCACCGTTTGGTTCAATGCACTCGCATTTTGCACCTTGGGAGCAATGGGAATGCTATCAAACAATTCACCAGCGAACTGACTTACATTTGACAGCACTCCTCCCACTTGAATGTTTGTTGGCTGCGTCAACCCCTGTATCACTTCTTGAACTTGCGTGAATGGAACGACAACGGGATTATTCAAGGCGGTCGTCAGTGTTGTCAGCTGAGCATTGGTGACGTTGGAAGTGGTGGAGTAATTCAAACTTATTTGAATGGGAACAGTCACGGTGGTTGTGTTAACAGTAAACATTTCGTTCAACTGCATTGTGCTTGGAACTGCGCCATTGAAAATCAAGGTAGTGGTGCCATTTGTTCCTGTGCTTGGAAAAACAACTGCACCGCTTGCAAATGGCACGGTAGCCGTGGGCATTGAAATGAGAAGAGGCGCAGTGGTTGTTCTCGTCAAGTTCAACCCATTGCTTGGAACCGGATTTGTGATTTGGCTGATGTCAAGATGCTGCAAAACCGGCAAATTCTGCAGAGCGTTGGCTTGAAGAGTTGTTTGCGCGGGCAAATTCAGAGAACGAACGGGCAACCCCGACGCAAAATTTGCACCCAAGGTTGGAACCGAATCGGGTGAAAAATTGAAACTGGCACTATTCAGCGCAATGTTGTTTGGCAGATTTGAAAGTTGTTGAAACGCGCTGGATTCAATGACGACGTTGCCCGAGCCCACATTGATCACGATGTCAATCAAAGACCCACCCGCAATGTTTTGAACCGCCTGTGCAAACAATTCGGCAAATGCCCCTTCACGGATGATAGAAGTGCCGGTGAGGTTCACTTCCACATTATTAAAACTTGACATTGTTAATTGGTGGTTATACAATCAGAAAATATTATATTTTATGAAAATATTTACATTAACACTCACTCATTCGGTTCCTTAATTTAATTTGGGGGTAATACTAAAAATATCCAAATTTTGTTTATTTTGCATATTTATTTTTGCATATTTATTTTTGCATATTTATTTTTGCATATTTTCTCTCGTGTGCAACACATGCAACTTCATTAGAATGCATACTGAATCAATTCAAGCGAAGTCATTGGACGAATGTTGATCGGATTGAAACTTGTGCCACGATATGCATCAACTCCAATGCTTGGCGTGGTTTTGCCCATGATTGTCAGCGTTCGCCCGCTGGAGTACGCATTGAAAAAGCAGCGATTGCCGATGCTGGTTAATTTCGTGCCAGCAACCGTCAAATTTCCGCTCAGTTGGGACTGACCCGAAAAAGAGTTGGACCCAATGGTTCTCAATGTTTTGGACATGGTCAATGTTCCAATCAATCCACCAACTTGCCCCCCCACGTTGAATGCGGGATGATTTGAACTACATGCGCCATACACGCGGTTGGGTTGTCCCACAATCGTTTCAATCTGATCAATGTATGGATAGTTGATGTCGTACACTTGATACAAAATGCCGTCACTGTGCATGATGTACTCGGGCACCACCAAATTGCGAAAACTGACCGGCGTGTCTTGGTATGCAATCCCAGTAATGGTTGCAACATACATGGGCTGGTTGTTGGCATCCAGCACCGTTGGGTCCAGTCTAGGGATGTACGTGAATTTGGGCGTCACCACGAATCGCGTAGTTGCAACCCCCAGCAAGGCGGCGAGTTGCGCTTGCGTCGCGGCGTTTGACCACCCGTCGTTTGAAATGACACTTAAGTTGGTGGCGAAGGGGATCACGCTGTCCGCCGTGTTTCCAAGTCGCGCCAATGCGCTGCTTTGTTTCACAGAAAAATGCAGCGTCGCAAGGTTGGGGCAGTCCACGAATGAGTTTGACCCGATGGAAAGCAGGCGGCTGTTGGACCCCGCCAGCGTCGGATTCAAATGCGACTCAAACGACACCGCGCGAATGTTGGTTCCGCGCAGGAATTCTTGTCCAATCACGGTGGCATGCGCCGCAATCATGGCCTCCGTCACGATGCGAAATGTGCCGGAATAAGCAGTCGCCAGGGCCGATGGCAGCGCCAGCGTGAGTTGCGCATTGCTTTGGATGGACTGCACGGTTCCAATGTACTTGGCTCCCTCGCGCGTGTTTGAGCTGGTGTACAGCATTTGACCCACCAACAGGGTTGTGAAAAACGTGTTGGCACCCAACACCGTCGCGGCTGCAGCGGCCACCGAAATGGTTCCCGCTGGGGGCGTCACCGCCACGTTCATGGACATGCTGGAATTGGAATTCGTCACGGTGTTCATCGTGGTCAGCGCGGGGCACGATTTGAAGCAGCCGTTGGAATAAAACCCGTTCCAAGCGTTGTCGCTAGATGCGCGGACCGACTTCAACCGTGGGCAGTTGGCGAATGCGTTGTCGCCCATGAACTTTTTACCGGTGACTGCGTCCGTGGTTCTTGCGGCATCGCAAAACACCACGTGCCCGGTGTAGTCGCGGGTTGGAAGCGCATTGCTTGCACCGGCCAACGCGGTGCGCTGCGTCATGAGTTGCGCCATGGTTTTGGGCGCAGCAATGCTGGAACTCCCTAAACTCTGCGTGATGGAAACGGTTTTTGTGGCGGGAATGCCCTTGTCTTGCGTGAACAAGTTGGCCGAATTGAAATCTTTTTGCTGGGTGCAACGATGGTCCCAGCCGTTTTCCTCCAACAAGTTGATGGTGGCGTTCTTGTTGACCGACCCTAAACTCGCTTCTTCCAGAATGAGGCGGTCCGATGCAATGTACGCGCTGAGGCTGGCAATGTACCTAGACAATTCAACGACGCCGTTCACAGTGATGGCAAAGTTGTTAGCAAAGGCTTTGCGCTGTATTGTGAGCCTTTGGTTTGTCTCACGCTGAACGCGCGGATTGCTTCTGTATTTTGTGGAAAGTGCTACCAGTGACATTTATGGGTATGTAAAGCTGTATTTTAACGCATACATTTCATTTTTATAATTATTTTTAACTATAAAAAACTATACGACCCCGTCCGTCACTTAAAACAAATTGGTGACATTGTCGCCATAGAGTATGGTGTAACCACCTGCGTTTGATGCAAGCTGTGTCAAATTATTGATGCCGGCGTTGTAACTAGCAAGACCATAACTAATTGCAAACGTGCTATAGTTGGTTGTTATTGTGCCATCCGCATTTTCAGACCGAAGTTCAATCGTCCATTGCCCTAGGAATTGGCCTTGGCTTGTGTATACGCCCGTGTGAAACATGGCATAACCTATGCCATCGGCATAATTGTACGCACCCGTGAATCTCCATGTAGAATCCGTGCTGCGTTTCATTCTTATTCTCACCTTTGAAACGTAGTTGGAAGAAGCAACATCCAACGCGCTGGGCAAAACATCCCAAGCTACTCCCCACAAACGAATATCGTTTATTCCAAACGGGGTTTGCCAATTCATTCCAATGGATGATTCGCTTCTCACTGTAACGGGGAACATTCCGGTGGGGAGGGGAATGGTGAAGACGTCGTTGCTGGTGAACTCATTTTGCACAATAAAATTTCCGGAGAACGACGTGCCATCATTGCCAATGGTCAAACGATGCCTTAATTGCTTCCCCCATGTTGATGATGGCAAGTTCAAGGCAACGCCACTAACCGCTTGGTTTGAAACAAACGTCGTCCCACCTATCACAACTTCGTTTGTTATCGCATTTACAATTGAATACTGGTACGCCCATCCTCTGTTTTGGGATACTCGTTGTTGTTCCAATGCAGCAGGTATTGTTAACGTGCATGTTACCGGGTTTGTGGTTGTGTTGATGTTGGAAATGCCGAACACGTACGGTCCTCCTGTTAACGGGTTTGGAATGAAGGTTGTTGCAATGTTCTTTGACACACCGGACACAGAGTAGTTGATGGACACGCGTGCTGTGTTGCCGACAAACATATTATTAAGATACCCAGGATCGTCAATCAAGAATGAGTTGGCGCCGGTGGAAATGGTAGAAGAAGAATAGTCATGAACCCAGTTTGTGTTATTACCCTTCCACCCCCCACCGAACCAAACTCTACCATCCCATTGTATGTTGATGGACAATCCCGACACGGAAGCCGGGTCATTGCAATTGAAACCGAAGTACCAAAGATTTGACGATTTTGTAAAGGTTATGTCTGATATGCCGGACGAATAAATCGTTTGCGTGTCCGATGCACTTTGGCGGCCATTTGAGTTTCCCACAGCCACAACCACAAAGCTGAGCGATCCGCGCGAATCGGACAGCGAAATTTGCAACGTTGCAGTGGTTCCCGAAACCGCATTGGTCGTGACAGTTGCGCCTGAAGGCAGCGCACTAAGATTTGGTTGCAACACGCTGACGGCAGTAACCCCGGAAGCCACGGCGTACGTCATACTGGCCGTGTTGCCCGAATACGTGATGCTGCCCGACAGCGTGGGCTTGGCAAAATTGCCAACCAATGCAAGTGGAGCCGATGCTGCGCTTTGACTGCCGTTGGCGTTGCCTTGTGCAATAACCACAATGGTCATGGACGTTGTGAATGCAAGCGACAATGACACGGTTCTTCCGGAAGACCCGTTGTTAATGGTTGTGTCGGCCACCACGCCGGCCGGCAACGCAGTGAGATCCGACTTCAACACAGTGAGTGCAGTCACTCCTAAATCAACGGAGTATGTCATGCTGGCCGTGTTTCCCGAATACGTGACCGAATTTATTAATGTGGGCGCAGCATATTGTCCAATCAATGTTTGTGAAATGGACGGTAAACTTTCACGGCCGTTGGCATTGCCCAGTGCGACAATCACGATGCTGATTGTGGTGGAAAATGTTATGGACACTGCTGCGGTTTGATTGCTTGTATTTACCGAAGTGGTGACGCCGGATGTAATTACGGTGCCATCGGACGCTTTTCGCACCTGCACTGCAGTAACCCCGGCAGCCACGGCGTACGTCATGCTCGCCGTGTTGCCTGAATACGTGATACCGCCGGCTGATATCGTGGGTGCGGCAAATTGCACAAGCAATGCTTGCTGAGCCGATGCCGCGCTTTCACGACCGTTGTCATTGCCTAGCGCCACAACCACAATGCTCACGTTTTCGGTGAGTGCAAGTGAGATGAATGCGGTTGTTCCGCTTACGGAAGCGGTGACGCCGGATGTGATTACGCTACCATCGGACGCCTTTCGCACCTGCACTGCAGTAACCCCGGCAGCCACGGCGTACGTCAGGTTCACCGTGTTGCCTGAATACGTGATGCCGCCTGATGCGTATATTGTGGGTGCGGCGAATGCTACGCCAAATGGATTGTTTTGTGCCGTGAGAGCGGAGCCATTGCTGAAATTAGTGGGAGGTTTGGTCACCACTGCACCCACGTTCCATCCACTGATGTTTTGATTGAATACAGTGGCACCATAAAACATGTGGTCCAGGTTCGTAACCGCGCCCGTGTTCCATGTGCCAATGGGCTGGTTGAACGCAGTGGCATAAGAAAACATGTTGCCCATGGTCGTAACTGCGCCCGTGTTCCATGTGCCAATGGGTTGATTGAATACAGTGGCATTATAAAACATGTAGCTCATGTTTATAACAGCTCCAGTGTTCCATGCGCCAATGGGTTGATTGAACGCAGTGGCACTGACAAACATGTTGCTCATGGTCGTAACAGCCCCCGTGTTCCATGCACCAATCGGTTTATTAAACCCAGTTGCATAATAAAACATTTGACTCATGTTTGTAACAGCCCCCGTGTCCCAGGATTCAATCAAATCATTGAACGACGACTTGAATGTGAACAGAGATGACATGTCGGTCATGAGGGTCGTCACGATGTTGTTGAACGGCACGGCCACCGACTGTCCGGGTGGGATAAATGGCCCGCTGGTGCCGCCGGCGTAGTCGGAAATCGCCGCCTTCATGCCCTGCTTAACAACCGCGAACCATTCCACGCCGGTGCCTCGGGGGTTGGATTGAAAGAACAGGGGTGCCGCTGTTGGAACATCAACCGCGTTGCCGGTGTATTGAACGGTCACGGTGTTGGCATTCAATGACAGAAACGGCAACATCAGCGCGGGTGTCGTAACCGTGGGCACCAAGGGCACCGACTTGTAAGGCGACTCCAGCGCAAAGATGCTGACCGCTGTTTTGTTTGCTTCGTAGAAGGCGAGGTCGCCCGTGTAGGCCACCGTGAACGTGTAGCGGTTGTTTGAATTCAGCTCCAGGTTGTTAATCGTGGTGGTGGGATTTCCTGGTCCGCCCGTCACGGTTACGCTCTTTTGGTCCTTGTCAAACTGCACCGTGATGACGTGGTTGACCTTGTTGATTGCGCCCCCGGCAGCGTATTCAAACCCGAGGACGCTGCTGACAAGCGTGGGGTTGGCCAGGCGATTCAGCTTGTAATTGATCGTGCCATCCGGGTTGACTGTGCCCAAACTGGGATTTGCGGTGCCCAGCTTGTAGTACAGCTCTTGAATTCGGGTGGTCAGCGTGGGGATATCCACGCCGTTCACTGCAATGGTGGACGCATTCACGGTGCCTCCAGTGACCCGCAGCGCGCTGATCGTGGAAGCCAACGCACCCACCGTTGCATTCACCGTGTTGGCATTGCTGATCACTGCGGACAACGACGCGCTGGACGCCGCATTGTTTGCAACGCCCTGAACGGAGTTGAACTCGGACAAGGCCGCTTTGGCCGCAACTTGCAGCGACAGCGAATTCACGTCCGCCACGGTGCCCTTTGTCAGCAACGCCGCAGTGATGGAACTGGCAAAACTGGGGTTGTTTCCGAGAGCCGCCGCCATCTCGGCCAGCGTGTCCAGTTGCGCCGGAGCCCCGCTCAACAGCGTGTTCAAGCGGGCATCCACGTACGAAACCGTGGCCTTCAATGCCAGTCCAGCTGACAGCGCCGATGCGCTGCTTTTCAACGCAGCGTCGGTGGACTGCAACGAAGCAAATGAAGCGGCAATCGCGCTGGATGCCGACGCCACCGTTGACGCGCGCGCGGACGTTTCCGCGATAAGGGCCGTGTTGACCGCGGCGTTTGACAAGCTGAATCCTGCAAATGCCAACGACGCAGCGCTCTCCACGGACACAACCCCACTTTGACGCGCACTGACTTCGGCGGAAAGCGCGGTGCTCAAAGTCGTGTCGGTTGCACTCAAGACGGCGGCAGTGGACGAAACCGCTTGACTGACTGACACAATCGCGCTGTTGCGAGTCACCGCTTCCGCCGACAAGGCGTCGCTCAATGCGACATCCACTGCCGCGAACGAAACGGAGGCGGCGCTCAACGCGCCGGACACGGACGCGACTGCACTCACACGCGCAGATGTTTCGGTGGAAAGGGCCGCAGTCATGCTGGCTTCTGCCGACGATAGCGACGGAACGGCGGTGGCGCTCAACGAAGCAACCGCAGTCCCGCGCGCAACCGTTTCACTGGACACCTCCGTTCTCAGCGCGGAAACCACGCTCAACGTGCTCGCATTCAGCGTCAAGCTCTGGTTGTTGCTGAGTTCCGACGCAATTTTCTCCAACGTGTTGAATCGCGAGGGTGCTCCGCTCAAAATGTTCTGAATGGCGGCCGACACGGCGGCGCTTCGGTTGCTCCCCTCCGCCAACAATCCGGACGAAATTGCGGAATGGGCGGTTGCGAGCGAGGCAACGGACGCCGATGCGGCGGCAGAAAGGGCGTCAATTTGGCTGGCGCGCACGCTCGTTTCGCCGCCAAGTGCGGTGTTGTGCGCCAGAATGGACGCGCCGGCGGAAGCCACTGCATTGGTGGTGGACACGGACGCCGAGGACACTGCGCCGCTGCGAACCAGCGTTTCGGCGCTCAATGCCGACGACGTGCTGACATTTGCCGAAGTGAATGACGACACGGCTCCGCTGATGGAAGTGGACAACGAGGTCACGGATGTGCTGCGCGCCCCCGTTTCGCTTGCCAACGCAATGGAAAACTGCGCATGGGTGAGTTGAAGCGACACGGATTCGGCCGACGCCGATGCAGACAGCAGCGAAACGTCGCCCGATCGCGCACTGACTTCGGTGGACAGCGCAGTGGAAAGGGCGGCATTAGCACTGGACAGGGTGGAAAACGCGCCGGACTGCACTTGGCTCACAGAGGCCACCGCCGACACGCGGTGGCTGGTTTCGGCGGACAACGCCGTGCTCAAACTCGTGTCGGCTGCAGCGAGGGACGTCGCCGACGCGGTCACGACGGGAACAAAGGACGCAACCGCCGACCCGCGTGCGCTGATCTCGGTGGAAAGCGCGGTGCTCAAGGCGGCATCCACTGACTGCAGTGAAGCAACCGACGCGGAGTGCGTGCTGTGCGCGGCGGCCACTTCGCTGGACCGCGTGGAAACTTCGGTAGAAAGCGCGGTGCTGGTCGCGGAGTTTTTGCTTTGCAGGTCGGACACGTTGGCGCTGAGCGCGCTGGACAGCGAAGAAACGGACGCGATGCGCGCGCTGGACTCTGCGCTCAGTGCCGTGCTCAAAGATGAATCCACCACGGTGAGGGACGACGCGGACGTGCTCAGTGCGCTGGACAAGGACGCTGCGGCGGCACTTCGCACCGACGCTTCGGTGGAGAGCGTGTTTGAAATGGACGTGTAGGAGGTGATGATGTTGGTTGCAAAACTGGGGTCGCCTCCGATCGCGCTGGCCAATTCCGAAAGCGTGTCCAGCGCGCTGGCTAAACTGGAACCCGCAATGGATGCAATTCCGGAATTCACGTAGGACTCGGTTGCCACCAGTTCGCCGTTGATTTTGGGCTGAACCGTGAAGGTCCATTGCCCGGTTGCTGAAACGCTGCCCGCAAATGCGGCATTTCCGACAACATTGACCGTGCTTAAAGACGCGCTCGTCAAGTTTGCAACGTTCATGTTTGCCGCGGAAATGGACGCGCTGCTGATGGTGGCCAACCCGATAACGGCATTCTGAATGGTGGCGGTTCCCGTGAATGCGGGGTTGTTAATGGGGGCTTTCAGCAAATCCAGCGACGCATCCGCCGCCGCGCGGTCCGTGATTTCTTGGTTGATGACGGACGTCAAGTCCGCCAAGTGCGCGACAATGTCTGAGCTGCCGATCACGATGCCCGTTATCAGCGTGTTGTAAAATGCTTGGAAACTCACCACCTCTATTGTGGCAGGCACGGTCAGCATTCCGCTCAGCTTAACACCGGCAAATGCGCGTTCGCCAATGCGTCGCAAATTGGCCGGCAAAAAAGCGGCGGTCAGGGTGGTTTGGGAAAACGCGGCGAGCGAGTCAAACGCGTTTGCGGCAATTTCCACGATTTTAAAAGCATTGGCCGGCACGCCGTTGCCGTTGTATGCGGTATTGGAACCGCCATACGTGGACGGAATCGCGGGGAATGTGCCCCAATTTACATTCCCGTATATGGAATTTGCCGGGTTGATGCCCGTGATGGCCAACGTTCGGTCGGCAGCGGAAACCACCACGTAAGTGAAATTGGCATCAGTGATTGTGGTCATGGGTTGGTTCGGTTGTGTGTGTGTGTGTGTGTGTGGCCCTATATAATATTGAAATATACAAAAATATACAAATAATTTTGAATATTTTATAAGTTGCTATTTGATTTGCTAGTTATGGTTTTTAGTCATTCATATTGTTAATCGCACCCCGTGTTCCATGTGCCAAGATAAATTAAGCAAATGTGAACTTGAATGTGCTAATGCCCAAATTATAAGCATACGAATGCAAATATATTATTCTAACGTATCTTGCAGATATGCTGGTTGAATAGGTTGCAGTTGGCAATGAGGTATTGGCTTGAATGCTAGAAATAACATTTGACCAATTGGTGCCATCGTTGCTATATTGCAGAGCAGCACCATTTAAATAAGTCCAGTTCCATGAACTAAATGGACCAATAGTGATACTGGTTATGGTTTTTGCACTTCTAAAATCTGCTTGAATGTAAGGATTGGTAACTGTTTGAGAACCCCATCCTGAATCATTCCATTCTGAATGATTTGAATCGGATAGTAATTGCTGCGTAGGTGCACTCGTTCCAGTAAACACTCCCGAATAATAGGTAAATGACCAACCAAATGGGTTGTTTTCTGGTGTGAGAGCCGAAGTAGCGCTGATAAAATAGTTGGGAGGTTTGGGTGACACATTGGTGATATTCCATCCATTGATGTTTTGGTTGAATGCAGTGGCATAAGAAAACATAGAATCCATGTTTGTAACAGCGCTCGTATTCCATGTACCAATGGACTGGTTGAATGCAGTGGTAGAAGAAAACATGCTCATCATGTTTGTAACAGCCCCCGTGTTCCATGCACCAATGGGCTGGTTGAATGCAGTGGCACTGCCAAACATTGCGTACATGTTCGTAACCGCTGCCGTGTTCCATGCACCAATGGGTTGATTGAATGCAGTGGCATTCCAAAACATATGATCCATGTTCGTAACAGCGCCCGTGTCCCATGAAGCAATCTCACCATTGAAACCTGATTTGCTAATAAACAAGTCACTCATGTCGGTCATCAGGGTCGTCACGATATTTTTCCATTCAACGGCCACCGACTGTCCGGGTGGGATAAATGGCCCGCTGGTGCCGCTGGCATAGCTGGAAATCGCCGCCTTCATGCCTTGTTTCACCACCGCGAACCATTCCTGATAACCTCGGGGGTTGGCTTGAATGAACAGGGGTGCCGACGTTGGAACAGTTGCGGCACTGCCCATGTATTTAATGGTTGTGCCATTAGCGTCCTGCACGATGGGAAACCAAACCGGGGTGTTTAGTGCCGTGAGAGCCGATCCATTGCTGAAATTGCTGGGAGGTTTGGTTACCACTGCACCCACGTTCCATCCACTGATGTTTTGGTTGAACGCGATTGCGTTATAAAACATGAAGTTCATGTTCGTAACCGCCCCCGTATTCCATGTGCCAATGGGCTGGTTGAATGCAGTGGCGTTATAAAACATGTAACTCATGCCCGTAACAGCACTCGTATTCCATGTGCCAATCACTTGGTTGAATGCAGTGGCGCTATAAAACATGTAACTCATGTTTGTAACAGCGCTCGTATTCCATGTGCCAATCGCTTGGTTGAAATTAGTGGCATTGACAAACATGTTATCCATGGTTATAACCGCTCCCGTGTTCCATGAGCCAATGGGTTGGTTGAATGCACTGGCACCATAAAACATCTGGGCCATGTTCGTAACCGCGCCCGTGTCCCATGAAGCAATCTCACCATTGAAACCTGATTTGCTAATAAACAAGCCACTCATCTCTGTCATGAGGGTTGTGACAATATTTTTCCATTCAACGGCCACCGACTGTCCGGGTGGGATAAATGGCCCGCTGGTGCCGCTGGCATAGCTGGAAATCGCCGACTTCATGCCTTGTTTCACCACCGCGAACCATTCCTGATAACCTCGGGGGTTGGCTTGAACGAACAGGGGTTCCGATGTTGGAACAGCTGCGGCACTGCCCACGTATTTAATGGTTGTGCCAACCAATGCTATGGAGGAAAACCAATTTGGGGTGTTTTGTGCCGTGAGAGCTGTGTTGTTAGGGTTGACGAAGTTGGTGGGAGGTTTGGTTACCACTGAACTGACGTTCCATCCGCTGATATTTTGGTTGAATGCAGTGGCATTGTATTCAGTGGTATGGTAAAACATCATATTCATGTTCGTAACAGCGCTCGTGTTCCATGTGTCAATGGGCTGATTGAATGCAATGGCATCTTTAAACATGCGTTCCATGCTCGTAACAGCCGCCGTGTTCCATGACCCAAGTGGTTTATTGAATGCGGTAGCAAGGGCAAACGTGCCGCTCATGTTCGTAACAGCCGCCGTGTTCCATGTATCAATCGGTTGGTTGAAAAATGTGTTCTCAATAAACATGAAGCTCATGTCAGTGACAGCCGATGTGTTCCATGCGCCAATGGGCTGGTTGATTACGCTGCGAGAAAACATTTCTCTCATGTTCGTAACAGCGGCCGTGTTCCATGCGCCAATTGGTTGGTTGAACGCGAATGTAAAAGCAAACATTTCGGACATGTTCGTAACAGCGCTCGTGTCCCATGAGCCAATCGGCGAATTGAATCCGGATTTGCCACGAAATAAGTTACTCATGTCGGTCATCAGGGTCGTCACGATGTTGTTGAACGGCACGGCCACCGACTGTCCGGGTGGGATAAATGGCCCGCTGGTGCCGCTGGCATAGCTGGAAATCGCCGACTTCATGTCTTGTTTCACCACCGCAAACAATTCTGGGCCGGTGCCTCGGGGGTTGGCTTGAACGAACAGGGGTGCCGATGTTGGAACAGCTGCCGCGTTGCCCACGTATTTAATGGTTGTGCCATTAGCGTCTTGCACTACATCCGTGGACAATGGCAATGACAACGCCTGCGTGGCTGATGCCGCGCTTTCCCGACCGACCGCATTGGCCAGCGCCACAACCACAATGCTGACGTTTTCAGTGAGTGCAATTGAAATGGATGCGGTTGTTCCGCTTACGGAAGCGGTCACCCCCGTTGTGATTGTGCTACCATCGGACACCTTTCGCACCTGCACCGTAGTAACTCCGGAGGCCACGGCGTACGTCATGCTTGCCGTGTTGC